TATGATGAGGAATTATATACTTTGAAAGAATATTACGGAGATTCTTGTGTTATCTATAATGGTAAGATGAATTCCAAGCAAAAGGATGCGGCTATTGCCTCTTTTTATAACGATAGTAACATTAAAGTATTCATAGGTAATATAATGGCTGCTGGAGTAGGAATAAACCTCGTAAACGCAAGATATATGGTTTTTAATAATATGTCTTATGTTTATGCAGATAATCAACAGATGGAAGATAGAATCTTTAGAATAACACAAAAGAGAGATTGTCATATTTATTATCAGATATTCAAGGATACTCAATATGAGCATATGTGGGAGACCGTATTGAAGAAGAAGACAATATCTGATGCTATAATTAAAAAAGAAAGTGAGAAGTAATTATGGATGAACAATATACATTGATTGATAATTATGATGATTCATTGAGTTTTGATAATACAGGAACTAATAGTGGCGAATTTGATGAAGAAAATGACTTCAAAGATGAAGATTTAGCATTAGGTTTTGTTAGATACGTAGGAAGAGAAACTGGTGGATATAATGTTTATGAATTTATTTTTACAATAGATATTGATACGTTCTTTGGGGATGGTTTTGAATATAAACCTGCTGGAATTAGCAATGGATTAGAGCCTTTCCCTAATTACATTCAAAAAGTAGTTAGAGTTAAGACAAGATTGCTTTTTGACTTAATTCAAGATTCAGGATGTTTTTCAATGCAAGATGCTATGGATGGTATTGTAAGCATTGCATGGGAAAATATTGATGATTATGACAAATATCCAGATGAAGGACGGTTGTATTTGAGATTTGGTGATAGTTATGAGGAAGTTGAGAGGAAATTGGCTGTAAAGCATATAATTCTTGAACTTTAATTTCATTTAAAAATGATTACATATATTAGTTATTTCGATGATAAACAAATTGAAGAATATAATTTAAAAGCTGATAATAATACCATATTGTTCAAGGCAAATGATGAATCCATATCAGGAGATTCAATCAATAGGTTAAATACTTTCTATTGTGAATTAACCACATTGTATTGGATTTGGAAGAATGATAAGTCTAATGATATGATTTGTCACAAACAATATAGGAGACCGTTTAATCCTTCTATATTACCTAAAAACAATGAAGTAGTAACATACGCTCCATTCGTAATGAATGAATCAATAGAAGAACAATTTACCTATACACATGGCAAGAAACGAAATAACGATATATGTAATATTTTAATCAAACTGTTTGGGCCTACATCTGCTGAAGTAAAGTATTGGAAGAAATGTAAAATACTATTAACAAATAATACTTTCATAATGAATCGTGATGATTTCAATATGATGTGTGAATTTGTTTTTAGTGTTTTATTTGAATTAGATAAAAAGTATAGATTAGACTTTAATGGTGATAGATATATTGAAAATTCAATGATATATACAGAAGATGATAGATACGATTACCAGCAGCATTTTATGGCTTATATTGGTGAAAGATTAACTTCAATGTATATTTATCTACATTTGTTTCCTAAATTTGAAAAGAGAACTGGAGATATTGGTTTTATGACACCTTATGGTAAATCATAATTGTTGAAATTTGAATATTTATAATTATAATATTTAGGTGAATAATGAAGAAAAAGAGATTGATATCAGAAACAATCAATATATATCCTGGGTCTATTTTAAAGAATGATGGAACGAAATTAAATGTTATATATTTGAGAGGTGATGATTTAGATGCTTATACACTATACAATCTATATAAAACTAATCAATTACAAAAATATGGAGTTACAAGTTTAAAAAGATTTGTAAATGGTAATTGGTATTATGCTTATGGATGGTGGGCACCTAAAGATAAGGAGAAGTTAGATATTTTATATCAAGAAAAAATTAAGCCTTGCCTTGATTTTATTGTTAATATAGAAGATACTGGAAATGGTGTTGGTAATGGAGATAGAAAAGACAAAGTTTTAGAGATATTAGATGAATTGATTGCCACATTTGACCCAGAAAACAATCCTATATTTGGTGGTGATGCATATATACAGGAGTTGAATGTAAAACTGAAAAAATTCAAGTTAGAACTTGCAACAGCTGTATCAGAACAAGAATTTAAGACAAAAATGACTAAAGTTCTTGATTTGAATAGAATTGAGGGCCATCAATTTTCTGTTAAAAATGCATTACTTCTTTATCTACAAGACCCAACAGCAAAGCTTGTAAAGTCTGTTAGCAATTGGTATCAATTAAATAGATGGGTTTCTGATAGGTCTCATCCCATTTACTTATATACACCAAATAGTAAAGGATTAACACCACAGCAACAAGTTGAGGTAGAGGAGACTTATCTGAAAAGTTTAGGCGTAAAAGACGTAAAAGAATTAACGCCAGGTCAAAAGGAAGAACTTAGAGTATTGCAAAGAGGTTATGCTTTAAGGGATGGAGTTAGCAAATGTTATGTATCGCCTTATTATGATATTAGATTTACTTCTCCTATTGATGGTAAAGAAGATTTAGCTGCTGTTTATGTTGATAAGCCTGAAAAGCCTAATTGGTATGATACATCAACTGAGACAAGTAAGGAGCTTGAATTATTTATAAAGGCTGCTATTCAGATGGCAGAAGATGCCAATTTAAAGATTAACTATAAGACATCGGCTGAGTTAGGAGGTGCAAGAGGTGAAGCAACAAGCTTAGGAACTATAAATCTTTTAAAAGACACTGGATATGTTAAGAATCTTGCAAGTACCATTTGTCATGAATATGCCCATCAAGTGATGCATCTTCATTTTGTAGAAAATCAAAAGGATGATTATATTACAAAAGTTTGGAAGAAGTATTGTAAAGGTACAGATAAGGGAAGGGGCTTTATTGAACAGCAAGCTGAGATTTGCGCTTGGATTACTTTAAAATTTTTTGGAATTGATGTTACTCAATCTGCTGTCACTTATGCTAAATGTTGGGGTATGATGACTCCAAAGGATTCATTTACAGTATTTGATTCTGTTGCAGCATTAGCAAATGAAATGGCAGAGAAAATCAAGCATAATATTTATATATTAAAAAAAGAAGAAGAAAATGAAATACAAGAAGATTAATGAGAATGGAGAACCTATGATTACTGGAGAGGATGTTGCAGAATTAGTAGGTTGTGGTGATTTATATCGCCAAGGTGAAGCTGAATTTGAAAAAAGAAAATCAGATGCGAGAAAGTGTACAGAAGCAATTCTACAATATGTTTAATCGTATCAATGAGGTTGAGAAGAAGAATCGCCCTGATATAATTGACTGATATATTATAATCAATTTTATTTTGAATCCAAATGGACTATGTGGTAATAGTTTATTTGGATTTTTGTTTTATAGATATTTATAAGGTAAGATAAATAAGCTATTCAATGTCAAACGTAGAGTTTAAGACAAATCAACAAAGACGAGTTCCAATTAAGAGGAATGGATTATTCTATGGCAGAGAAGAATTCAATTTTGATATGGAAATGGGGAAAGAATATGTGGAAGGAGACTTGGGACAGACCATAGTTCTTTATAGAGTTGATTTATCAAAGACCAATCAAGATGAATTATATGGTGAAACAAGAGCTGATAGTATTGTTTATATGCCTCCTGTTGAATTACCGTGTATGTATGAGATTGAAGAGCCAGAATTGAAAGCTTATGATAAGACGAAAAACCTTGGAACTTATCAAAAAATGGGTAAATTGAAGTTTTCCGTGTATATATCTACGCTTATTGATAATGATGTTGACATTAAAATAGGTGACTATGTAGGTGTACAGGTTAATGAGAGAGAAATGACCTATTTTATGGTAGAGAATGACGGTAGAAACAATTATAATAATGCAAATATGCTCTTTGGAACGGTTGCAGTTGTTAGAAATTGTGTGGCATCACCTGTTGAAAAGAGTGTATTTAATGGTTAATATCAAAAATAAGAGAAAATGCAGTCACCAAAACATATAAATAAGCCATTTTATTTCAGAAATAAGTCAGATGGTGGTGTTAGAAGAGCAAATTACACAAAAATCACTTGTGTAAAACAGCCTCATTTTCCAAAAACAGTTCAATATGAGGATATTGATAAGGCTGTTTATGATTTTGTTGATAAAGAGCTTGAAATAACTTATAATGAGTTCAGATTTCCAACATTTAAGCTGTTTTCAAATCAAAGAATAGCTGAATATAAGCAGGAATGGAAAAAGATTGATGAAAAAGGTAATCTTGAAATCAATTTTAAGACGTTAACAAGAGAGATGAATCCTCAAAAGGGAGAATTATATGGAAATAGTTATAATATCCCCGGTGATAGATTCTATCCAGTATTTCAAGTTCCTGTATTGGAGGAAAATGGTGATGAAGTGATGGAAATATACTCAATGAGGCAACCTTATTGCGTTAATTTGATATATTCTTTCACCATTTATACTGTTTCTATCAATTGTATCAATAGAATGAATGAAATGGTACAGAAAGCATTTAGCGCATTGCAACATTATGTATTTCCTAATGGTTTTGCTATGCCTATGATGCTTAATTCAGTGAGTGATGAGAGTGAAACATTGATTGATGATAGAAAATATTATAGTCAAACCTTTCAATTCAAGGTATTGGCCTTTATTATTAGAGATGAAGACTATCAAGTAACAAAAATGCGTTCAAGGCATAGAAATATACTCTATGTAGGAACTAAAAACTCTGATAGAAGGCATCAAAAGAAAGAAAAGTACAATATAGACCAATTATCTGAGTCAGAGAACAAATTACAAGTTGAAATCATAGGAAATACTTGTTCTGGAGATACAAAACTAAAAATTGAACAACAAGAAGTTGATTATGATTCAATTTATAATGATGGAGATTATTCAGATGTTGATATTGACGATGTATTAGGTGTTCAATCATGTTGGCAAGGAACTGAGGATGAAATATATGTAAATAAGAAGGTTATTATCAATGCTTCATTCGAAGGATGCAAGCATTATGTAGAATTTGAAATGGATTCGATTATTCAATTAGAATCTATTGATATTACAAATGTGAAGCATTATGATATTTATATAAATGGAGATAAGGTTGAATTAAATGGTTCAGATATTATATTTTATGAATGTGATACTGTAAAGATTGAATGTGAGCCAAAGAATGAGAAAGAAAAGGCTTTTGTTAGGCTTATTTGCTTTGATACAACGACAATTATTGATACTGAAACAGATGATAATCAAATAGATGAAAAGAACATATAATTACTGATTGATATATACTAAACCATGAGAGGATGATATCATAATTTTTAATGAATTATGGTATCATTTTTGTATTTTTGAAGTTTATTTGATATTTATATTTAAAGGCTTATAAATATAGCCTTATTGAATTTAAGATTTAAATAATTTATATAATAATTTATAACAATGGCAGAAATTAATCGCGTACATGTGTCTCCTGGTATTTATACTTCGGAAACAGTGGATATGAAAACTGCTTCATCAAGTTTGGGTGTAACTAAGTTAGCCCTTATTGGTGAAACGCTTAAAGGCGCGGCTTTTCAGGCTACTTGGGTATCAAGTCCTTCTGAATATAGAAGCACTTTCGGTGGAACTAGTACAAAGAAGTTCAAGGGTTCTAACTATCCTCAGTATGAATTGCCCTATATTGCGCAGGAGTATTTGAAAGAGTCAACTCAACTTTGTGTGGTTAGAACATTGGGTTTCAGTGGTTATAACGCTGGACCTGCATGGTTAATCACTGGTACAGATTCAACTGGAGCTAAGAAATACGTTATTGCTGTTCTTCGTGCAAGAGGTAGCTATGGTTATCGTGCTGAATATGCAAGCACTACGGATGGTGAATGTAGCTGTCAGTCAGCTTACGATTCAATGACTTTCAATGTTGGCGAATTGAAGACTGTTATTGATTGCTCTGCTCCTAAGTCTTATAATATGAGCGCTGTTTCTATTTCTGAATATTATTCAATCAATTCAGACGGTACACAGTGTACATCATATTCTCTCTCAAAGGGTGAAACCAATGGTTTTAGTGCATCTTATGGAGACCTTGGTAGATTTACTATTAACTGCATTGTTGGTACATCAGATGATGGTGATGTTCCTGTTGCTGGTGCTGATAATGTGGAAAGCATTCCTGTATCTTTGAATAAGGCTGATAAGGATTATATCTTGAAGGTTCTTGGCACATCAAATGATGATGGCGATATGCCTCTTTACGTTGAATCTCTCTATGATGTAGCATGGGAAGACCTTGTTCTTAATGAAGGTTTTGATAGAATTTCAGATAAGCTTACGGCTTATAACGTTGGCTATGTTGCTGATTATTGTGGCTTGGATGCTGTAACTGGTATTCTTACAAAGAATCAGGTTGAGTTGAAGAAGAAGGATATTGGTAAGAGATATCTTTACGCTTCAAATTTAACTGATGGTAGTCCTGAAAGCATTGAATATTATGTTTTCGATTATAAGACGAATACAGTTAAGAAGGATAGTGATTCTAAGTTTATTACTAAGACTTGTAAGGATGGTTACATTTATACTGTAGCAAAGGTTACTGATTCAACTGGTTCTTCTAAGTATGTTTATAAGGCTTATGATGAGGTAGATTTAAACAATGCTACAGGATTGACTGAGAGTGAACTTAGAAGCTTTAGAGATAGGGTTATTACCTCTGTAGAGGCAAATAGATTATCAAAGAAGTCTTCTATTGTTTATAATTATGAAGATGGTTTGTATTATAAGAATAGTGGAATCCCTGCTGATGAGTTAGATTCCTCAAAGACTGGTAGCAATGGTACATTTAATTTTACAGGAAAGTCTGGTAATGTCTATGTAAGAAATTCAGAGTATTATGTTCTTGAAAACTATAGTACTTCAGAAGAGATTAAGAAGAATCTTGATGGTACATGGACTGTTTCAGCTTCAACTACTTATTGCTTGCATGATGCAAGTAAGAGTGATGCTATTGTATCTGGCGCAAGTGTTATCTTGTTAAGCAATGATGAAAATGGTACCACAAAGTACAATGATGAAGTTGTTCCTGTGACTTGTGATTTGAGTAATTATAAGTCAGCATATAGATATTCATCAACTCCTTGGGTTGTTTCCAACGCTAAGGGTGACGCAAGTCATATAAAGTTGAATAAGATGTTTAGATTCCATACCATTTCTGATGGTGCATCTTCAATTGAAGAGGTTAAGGTTTCTATTGAGAATATTCGCCCTGATACTGGCCAGTTTGATGTTGTAGTACGCTCTTATGATGATACTGATTCATCTCCTGTTGTATTGGAATCTTTCTCTAAGTGTACAATGGAGAAGGGCACTAAGTTCATTGGTTATGTAATTGGTACATTGGATGGTTTATATGAATCTAAGTCTAAGTATATTACTGTTGAGGTTGCTGAAGGTAGTGCGGCTAAGAATTCTGTTCCTGCTGGTTTCTTAGGTTATCCTATTCCTGTTTACAATGGTGCTACTATTGCAGGTGATGCACATAGTAATGTATTTATGGCTCCCATTAAGTATAATACGACTTATAATGAGAGTGTAAATAAGAAGAAGCAATACTTTGGTATTTCTGATAGAGTTGGATATGATTATGATTATTTCTCGTTCAAGGGAAATATGGCAACTCTTGAAGACCCGGAATTTTTGTCACATGGATTCCACTTGGATTGTAGATTGGATGAGACAATTTATAGTGGTGATGAAATTCCTACCATTACTGTTGATGGTGTATCTGGATTTATTTTCGATACTATAAGTGTTAATGCAAGAACGAGCAACTTAACCAATACTCCTATTATTGCAAGTGAGGATGATATGTCAGGTAGTATCTTTGAAGATGTTAAGCTTCGTAAGTTCACTATGACATTTGCACAGGGCTTCGATGGTTGGGATGTTTATCGTGATAAGAGAACTAATACGGATGAATATTCTTATGCTAATTATAAGGGTTATGTAGATAAGTCTAATGGTATAGGTTACGCATTTGATACATTCTCAACTTCAAATGATGCATCTACATACAATATTGAAGGTGGTGCTTTGACTTCTGATTATTATAGTACTTTAGCTGCTATTTCATTATTGAAGAATCCTGAAGAGGTTGATATTAACTTGCTTGCTTTGCCAGGTATTGATACAATCAACAATACTTCACTCATGAATGAGGTATTTGATATTCTTGAAGATAGAGCTGATACTTTTGCCATTGTAACTACGCCTGATAAGGAAAGCGGTGCTGGTGATTTTGCAGATGAAATTTCTGACGCAGATGATGTTGTATCTGACCTTACCGATACAGAGCTTCATTCAAGCTATGCCGCTACTTATTATCCTTGGTGTAAGTATGAAGACGATGGTGAATATATTTGGTTGCCTCCGACAAGAGATATTGTAAGAAATATTGCTGAATCTGACAATAGAAATACTACTACGAATTTGGCTCCTGCTGGTATTTCAAGAGGTAAGATTAGTTCTGCTATTAGAGCAAGAAAGAACTTGAAGCTTGCTGAATCTGATACGTTGTATGAGGCAAATATCAATCCTATTAGAACATTTGCTCAGGAAGGTATTGTGGCATTTGGCCAGAAGACTTTAAGAGAGGAAGATGATTTGTTGAATAGAATTGACGTAAGACGTTGCGTTCTTAGACTTAGAAAGCTCATTGCTATTGGTACATTGAGCCTTGTATTTGAGCCTAATGACGCAGGTACAATTAAGAATTTCAAGTCAATTGTTAATGGTATTCTTGACCAGTTTGTTACCAACAGAGCCATTGAGAAATATAAGCTTGTTGTTGATGAATCTGAGGAAGCTAAGGATAGACATGAAATAAATGCAACATTGTATATCAAGCCTATTGGTGCTGTTGAATATATCAACATTGGCTTCGTAGTTACCAACAATGGTGCTTACTTTGACGATTAATTTTCTGTAAATTAGTTATATTGAGAAAGATTTGAGGTTGGAATATACTTCAAATCTTTTTTGTTTTGATATTTATATTTAAATGATTATATTTTATATATGAAAGATTATAATAAGTATATAAAGAAATGGCAAGATTCAACCATTAAGATGAATGAGGCAATTCAGAAGGATAACTTTGAGTTGGCTGATAAACTCTTAAAGGAATCAATCAATGCTTATTCAAGATATAAAGAATGCTGTGAATACCCTTCTTCAAACAGAGAGAAAACTTTTGGTGAGTTGAATTATATGTTTGAATCTGAACTTCCGAGATTGTATAAGGAAGATAGAAAAGCATTAAAGGAATGTACCAATTTTGTGTTAGCTGATAATAATTTGCGTTCTCAGTTTAATTTCTTGGATTCACTTAGAAATTATAATTGTGAGGGAGATTCAGCAAGATATGTAACAGAATCGGTTAAATTAGCCAGTGAGAAAATCAATAGAAAGTCACTTAAAGAATCAATTAAGAAATATGCTGATTTATTGTCAAAGCATGAGATTGGTGGATATACTCTTGATGAAGATACTGTAAAGTTCTATAAGGATTGTGAGAGAGTATTATGTGAACAAAAGAATCTTTCAAATTTAACAAATTATACGAATTCAATTAACTCCATTGCTTCTTATATTGAGAATCATAAGGCTCCTGTTATTGAGAGCAAGGATAAGGTGAAAACCATGTCTGAGGAATTAAATAAGAAGATTGCAAATCTTTCTGAAGAGGAACAATCACTTGTTAAAGATATTATTGATTTCAAGGCTCCAATGGTTGAGGCAAAGAGAGAGAAGTTATTCAATTCATTAAAGAATGAGTGCTTAAATACGATTAGCAAGCTGAAGAATGAATCCTCTAATAAAGATGAGATTGATGGTTTAAATACTATTAAGGAACAGATTGAAAGTAGAATCTATTGTAAGGAAACAATTGTTCAAGATGTCGCAAAACTTTTAGAAATTAGAGACATATTAAATGATAAGTGATATGGCACATGGTGTAATGAGATTGAATGAGGCTCAATTTAAGCAAGTTATTCGTGAAAGTGCTCAGAGAGTTGTTAATCAAATTCTTGAAAGTTTTGACGATGATTTTGAGTGGCAATTGAGAGATGGAAAAGATAATTTGAAAGATTTATCAGACATCTTAAATGATTCATATCCAGGTAAGAACTATTCTTGCAGAATTAATGATGATGGTGATGTAGAAGCCATTGATGATGAAGGAAATCCTTATTATGGAAGTATTGAGCAATAAAAAATTTTAATATTTTTTGATTTATCTATTGTATTTCTCTTAAAAAACATTATATTTTAAATAAGAATTAAGATATAATGAATAAGAAAAGAAGTACAGTATATTCATCTAATGATTTAAATATATCAGACAATGTTATTGTTAAGGTTAAGACAATGAATGTGAATAATCCAACGGTAATTGAGGTTGTACTTTCATTTATTGCAATACCTAATGATAAAAGATTTCCAAGCGAATATATACGTTCAATTAACGAGATAAAGAAAACCTATTTCAAGGCTTGCTATGAATATAATCATTCTCGTGGAGAAATTTATAGAAGTGATTATATTATTGATTTCAATTTTACATCTGCAAATTTGAAAAAAGACTATAATAAGAGCGTTAGCATGTCTTTATATTTAAGGCAAAAAAGCCATTTACAAATTAACGAATTAGAATCTGATATCGTGGAGACTTTTCGTTCTTTGGTTGACAAAATGATAGATAAGTGTAATTGTGAGAATTTTAAGTGTAGTAAAGTCAAACTAAAGAAGAATAGTCAAGAGAATGAGAGTCGTAATTGATTCTCATTTTTTTATTTTATAGTAATTATATTATTTAATATTCAAAAATCATCTTTTGCTATATTTATATTATATAATAATTTATAGAGATATAATGAAGAAGAAGCTAAACACTTTAAGTGAGGCCATCAATAATTTCAATTTAGCAAAAAATATATTGAGAGAAGATTATGGTGTTGGGCCTCGTGAAGAATATGAGGATGAAGAAGGTGGATACCCTGAGCAAGGCCCTGATTTAGCTCATTATAGAGGTGGTAATGACCATATGCAGCAACAGCAAGGTCAAAATCAGCAACAATGTGGTGATGAAGAAAACACTGATATGAATTTATCAAAGAGTGATGAGCGAATTGCTCAAATTAGAGAGATTGCTCTTGATGGATTACAGGATTATGCACAAGATGTAGATTGTGAAGCATATCAATTTTATAAGAAAATTTGGTTGATGTGTGATAAGGCAGTTTCTGAAAAAGATAGTGCATCTGGTGCTGGTGGTGTATAAAAAATTACATTACAACTATTTATTAAGTGAATATAATTACTAGTAAAATATATAAAAATGGCAGATTTGCTTTTAAATGCACCAATTCAATATGAACCGCAAAAGCAAAATAGATTCATATTTAGATTTCCCTCTGATTTGGGAATTCAGGAATGGTGGGTTTCAACTGGAGCAAGACCCAAAATTCAAATAGAGACTACTCCTATACCATTCTTGAATACAAAGACTTATGTTGCTGCTAAGTACGAATGGCAAGCAATTCCGATTACTCTCAAAGACCCTATTGGCCCTTCAGCTTCTCAGGCAGTTATGGAATGGGTGCGTCTTATTGCGGAATCTGTAACTGGACGTATGGGCTATGCGGCTGGTTATATGAGAGATGTTGAGCTTGATATGCTTGACCCTACGGGAGCTGTGATTAGCAAGTGGATTTTGAAGAATTGTTTCTTAGCTGATAATGTGGATTTTGGTCAGTTGTCATATGATTCTACGAATATGGCTGAAATTACACTTTCGCTTCGTCCACAATATTGCATATTGGCATATTGATTTATCAACAATAAAAATTTATTCCTTTTTTATTATTTTCTTGTGCTGTGCCCTTTGTGAAAAGTGTACAGCATTTTTTATATTGGCTTGAATTATTTGATAAAAACGTTATATTTTAAATAACGTGATAGTTATATGAAACAGGTAACGAGAGATAGAATAAAACCTATTGACAATGGGTCTAAAAAGCAAGTAAAGAAAAAGAAACAAACGGATGATTTAAGACTTCCTAAGTTTCAAAAGAAAACAAGAGCAAAGAGAACACATCCTGCTTTCGGTACTTCTAAGTTAGAACAAGATTTTGCAACAGATTTCTTAGATAAATTAGGAGTGAGATATACTTGGCAATTTGAGGCAAAGGAAATAAAGAGGTTTTTCGATTATTATTTACCTGATTCAAATCTTATTATTGAAATAAATGGTTCATATTGGCATGGTGATTCAAGAATATATGAGCAAACAGAGTTAAATAGAACACAGAAAAGGAATATTAAGGTTGATGAATATAAAAAAGAATGGGCATTATTGCATGGGATTCCAATCATGTATATATGGGAAAAAGATATTAGAGAGAACCCAAAGAAAGTAATGCAAGATTTAAAAGAGAGATTATTTATCGAAGATAAAAAAGTTGAGATAAAGAAAGAGAAAAATAAGAGGCATAAAAATAATTTAAATAATCTATGAATTTCAATATATATTTACCTTATTCATCATATGAACAAAGTAATGTGGATTTAAGTAATTATTATAAGAATCCACAAGACTATATGAATGCATTGCAACATGAAGACGATATGTATTCGATGGCAATCAATTCAGCAATGGCTGGTGGGATGATGAATCACAATAATGCTTATTATAATGGTGGAAATTATTCAAATAATCAGCAACATAATGTTGATAATGGAAATATAGCTTATGGAAAAGCTGTGTGCACATTATATTCTCCAAATGGGGCGATGCCTGAAACTGTTGATAGTATGATTGATAAATTTGCCGCTCAGAAAGAATTCCTTGTGATGGTAAATTTATTGGAATCTCAAATGGATACAGAATTTTATGAGGAATTTAAGCAATGGCAGGTTGAAACAAAGAATATATTGGATTTGGGAAAAACAAAAGGAGTGGATTTTGTTGAACAATTTATTCCAAGACGTACTATGAGGATTAGTTTTCTTAATAAATCCAATAAAGAGGTTAGATTTACGTTTGAGGATACTGAAATTGAAGAGAGAGTTTCAAAAACGAGATATATATTATATGTAAAAAGAATGCAAATATTAAAATAACATGGCAAATAATATAAAATTGAGTGAAGATGACCAGAAAAAGCTTTTAATGTTGAAAGCTTCTTTTGAAATGCATCTCAATACAAAAGAAGAATGTGTTTTAAGAGGGAAAAAAGAGAATGTTGATAGAATCAACATTATGTTAAAAGATATATACAATCAAATGTATCAAATTTCTCCTTCTTTTGCTGAAAAATGTTCTGAAAAAGCAAAAAAACAGCAGAATCAAATGTCCCATGAAGATTTGATAGTGAATTTTGATGATAATTCAAATGTTTTTGATTCATTGAATAAGTTGGATGATGAAAAAGTAGTTGAAAATAAGGTAGAAAATAAAGATTTGTCATCTGTTAACGTAGATGATGATAATATTGACTTATATACGTTGTCAGATAACATTCAAGAGGAACAAATTGTGAAAACAATTCCTGAAGAGTATAAAACAGCTGAAAAAGAGGTACAAGCAGAGGAATCAATCTATAATGATGTTGATATTTCAGCTCAATATGATTTAATTCCACTTCCAAGTAAGGGAGAATGTTATAAAAATAAGACAACAAGAATCCCAGTTGGATATTTGACAGCTGCTGATGAAAACTTGATTACATCTCCGAATCTTTATGAGTCTGGCTCAATTATGAATGTATTATTGAAGAGAAAGATTCTTAATAAGAGTGTAAATGTAGATGAATTGATATCAGGTGATGTTGATGCTATTACAGTATTCCTTAGAGGAACAAGTTATGGTAATGATTTCCCGATTATCGCTAATGACCCAAAGACAGGACAGAAGATTGAAGCAAATATAGACCTTTCAAAGCTTAAATATAAGTCTTTTTCATTGAAGGGTGATGAGAATGGATATTTTGACTTTACTTTACCTAAAACAAAGAGAAAGTTGAAGTTTAAGTTTTTAACCAAGAAAGAGGAAAGATTGCTTCAAAAGCTTAATAAGAACGAAAATATGGGCATTGCTGCGTTTGACCTTAATGATGCAATTGCAAAGATAAAAACGGCATTACAGAACGATAAATCACTTACAGATGCAGAGAAGAACATTATTATTGATGCAAATAGTAAGCTTGAAAAGTGGTCAAAGAATTTGAATGAAGGAAAGAATGTTACGCCTTATTCAAAGACGATTACAAATACTATGGAGATGCAGATTGTTAGTATTGACGGTAATACGGAAAGACAGTTTATCCATGATACTGTAATGAATATGCCTGCAAGTGATTCATTGGCGTTTAGAAGATATGTATTTGATAATCAGCCAGGAGTTGATTTTGAAGTTGAAGTAGAACGTCCTGAGTCAATGGGAGGTGGCTCATTCAAATGCTTTCTTGAATGGGATGATGCTATTTTCTGGCATATCGCCTAACTTTAATCAATTATTGAGAGAAGAATTATTCGGATGTTTCAAATATATTCATATTCCTTATTCTGAACTAATGAAAATGCCTACGAGGGATAGAAAATTCTATATTCAAAAGCATAATGAGGTTACTGCTGCTGAAAATAAGAAGAGTGGTAATACGATGGAAATTAGTGGAGAAGCAATGAATAATGTAAGTGATGGAACTTTAAATAGAGGATTCTAAATAAGAATATCCTACTTGTAATTAAATACAGGTAGGATATTTCCTTTTTATTTGACTATTGTCTTGGGATATATAAATATAATATTTTAATCCATGGGAAGTTCGCCTATTGTTCCGTATTCAATATACGCTCCAATTACAATAGTAAGGATAATCAATACAATTATGACTCCAGTTGCTATAACGAATGGGTCTTTGAGGAATCCATCAGCAAGGTGTTCATACTCATCAAGTGACATTCCCATGTAATCATCTGTTCCAGGGATTCTTTTATAGTATTTCATAATTCTTTAATTTTATGGTTATTTCTTCTTTTGTTTTGCAAATGTAAAACCTTATATTTTATAATGCAAGTATTTCGTAGTTAAAAATACTAAAATCAATATTTATTGTAATAAAAGGCTCATCATAAATGGCAAAAACAAGAGAAGAAGCGATTGAAGAATTGCTTAAATTCAATAACGACAAATACGACAAAGATACTGATACGCTTGATAAAATCAAAAATATTCTTGAAAGAATACGAGAAGGTAAAGAAAAGCATTCATCAGAGTATGTAGGCAATTTATTGAATCAAAAAACAAACATTGAGGAGTCAATTTCTCTTCAGAATGACCGTATTACTCGATTTTTGGATGAGATGTCTGCTAAATATAATGCAGATGATTTAGATACCAATATGCTTCAAGACCTCTTGAAATATAGAGAAGCTTATTCTACACTTGCCAATAAAATTGATGAACTTAATGCAATTCTTGCTGAAAGACAAGCAGACCCTAATGCAAATCCCGCTGAAATAGCGAGAATTAAGAAAGCCATTGATGAGAATGAAACAAGACAGATTGATGAACGTGTAAAACTTCAAGTTAAATATGGTGTTCATAGTATTGCAGATTTAGAAGCTGAAGCTTTTGAAAGTAATCCAGATGCTGTTAAGGAGGTTTATGAATATTATAAGAAGATTAAAGAGCTTCAAACTGAATTAACACGAAAGGAACTTAGAGAGCTGAAAGAAGCTGAGAGAAGATTTCAAGAAGCCGAAAAGAAAGCACAAGAGAAAAGAAATACCATATTAAATGCTATTAAGGCTGGGGTTAATGGTATTATTACTCAAGTAAAGAGTGGTGGTGATTTATGGATGAAATATAATGCTCAAGCTATTGCCGATGCAAAGAGGCTTGGAATGACTTCTAAAGAGTCAGCAAGAGCATATATGGATACCATGATGGAGAGTTCAAAAGAGCTATCCAGAAATTTTGCATTGACGGCTGAACAAGCTATGAAAATGCAAGAAACCTTCACAAAGGTAACAGGTAGGTCTGTAGTTCTTACGTTGAATCAAATGGAAGATATTACCGCAGCATCTAAGTTGATGGGTGATGAGGTTGTATCAAGCACCATTGAGGCAATGGATAATATGGGCGCATCATCTCAAACGGCTGCTGAATTGCTTGATAAGAATTATGCAAGAGCTGTAAATAATGGACTTGACGTTGTTAAGACAAGTGAGGCTTTTGCTAAGAATCTTTCTCTTGCAAATAAATTAACATTCAAGAATGGTGTTGACGGTATCTCTAAGATGACTATTCTTTCTCAAAAGCTGAGAATGAATCTTCAGGAAGTTGCTAATGTTGCTGAAAAATTTAGTACAATAGAAGGTGCTATTGAAGGCTCAGCACAATTACAAATGCTTGGCGGCGCTGGTGCTATGTATGGTGGAAATCCAATGCAAATGCTTTATGAATCATTATCTGACCCTGAAGCATTGTTTAAGAGAATGACTGATGTATTTGCAGAACAAGCAAGATTTGATAGAAGAACTGGAGAATCTGTTATTGCTCCTTTGCAACAGGCAATTATTAAAGAACAGGCAAAAGCATTGGGTATGAGTTCTGATGAAGCCATTCAATCAGCAAAACAACAAGCAAGAGTTAGAGATATTGAAGCAAGTGTTCCGTGGTTGTTAAATCAATATGGAAGAAATTCCGAAGAGATGTCAACCATTGCAAATAAAGCACAATATAATAAAGAAAAACAAGCTTGGGAGGTTAGTTATTTTACTAAGGAAGGGGAGAAAAAAACCGTTGGCGTTAATTCAGAGGATTTAACTCCTGACGTGATGGCTGATATTATGAAAGATAGTATTGAGCCAGTTGAAGATATTAGATTAAGAGTTAGAGAGATTGCATCCAATTTGATTGGAACAAAAGAAAGAAAAGATTCCATGGTAGACCAATGGAAGACAGGAATTTCACAGTTGATAAATGGTGTCATGTGGAAATTTGATAGTCTTCTTACATGGTTAAATAAGTCCGGATTGTGGAAATGGATTGTTGGTGGTGGAGTTGGTACAGCCGCAGGATTGCTTGGTTATGGCGCTTATAAGGGTGTTGGCTCATTTATGCATTATACTTTTGCAAAATGGGAAAGAAATTATATTAAGGATGGTAAAATGCCATTTAGAAATGGAAATGGTACAACTCCTGTTCCAGCTACTCCTAATAATGGCCATTCTCCAACGCCTAATAACCCAAATCCGACACCAACGCAGCCTGGAAATCCTAATAATCCAACTCCGACGCCAAACAATGCACCAAGAGCAAAAGGAAAGTGGTGGAAAAATGCTATAAATAAAAGAAATATGGCAAGCGTTGCTGGAAAAACTTTAACAACAGCTGCTATGGTATATGAAGTATATAGTCTTGGAAAAGAATTGGAGGCAACAAATAAAAATTATGATGATAGAATAAAAGAAGCTAAAACATATGCTACAACTCGTGAAAGAGCTGAAAAAATAAGACAGGCAGCGAAAGATAGAAATGAAGACGCAGGAAAATCAGTTGGTAGCACTATCGGTGGGATTGGAGGTGCTTTAGCTGGAGCTGCAATCGGAACGGCAATAGGTGGTCCAGTAGGAACTGTTGTTGGTTTTGCTGCTGGTGCGTTATTAGGTGTAGCTGGTGATAAAATTGGTGGTAATGTTGGCAAGTCATTAGGTGGAATAATGGGAGGTGGAAGCAATGATGAAGCAGTTGTAACTTATCTTGAAAGTATAGATGATAATGTTAATACAATTGTTCGTGGCCGTGGACTTGCTCAGAATAATATTAACCCAACATTCGATGTTGAATATGATGCTGTTCAAGATGGAAATTTTGTTCATAATTATGTAAATCCAACACCATCTAATGATTCTTATCAACCAAGAAATGTTTCAGGGAATCTTGCATTGAATGTTGGAGGAACAATCAATTTAAATCTTGGTGGAAATAATGTAAGCCAAGTTACAGCACAAGAAATATCAAAGATGATTGCTTCAAATCAACAATTAAGAAATGAAATTGTTACTTTGGTTACAAAGACGCAATTGAGTAATGTAAATGCTGGTAGAAACGAAGGTGAAACCGCAAGAGCAATGAGGGGTACACCTGTTGGAATTGTATAATAATAGTAATTACAAAATAAGATATGTCAAAGTTTTCAGATATAGTAAAAGAATTAGGATATGAACTTGATGATTATTGGAATTCATCATGGTCAAAATTTTGGAACCAAGCATTAGCAGAAATGTCTGGTTTAAGTAATTACTATGTATTAGGAGAAAAGAAAGCAGGTATTCTTAACAACGACCTTGAATATATTAAGAATTCAAATAATATAGTTAAGGGGACTGATAAGACAATTACAGATAAAGCCAGTTTTACTTATTATACAAATTATGGCATTGAGACTTCATTAAACAATACTAAGCCATTACTTGCTGACCCATCGAATGATAAAAGAAGTGATATAAATGACATTGAATTTGAAAGTGGTGTATCTACATTTATTAATGATTCAAAGAATACTAGTAATGGGCAATATAATGAATACGAAAGTAGTAAGTCGGGCGAAAGTAGCGGTAATGAAGATGGTTTATCTGATAATCATATTATAGAAAATATATATGGCGGAAGAACATTAGTTGAAAGAACTAATAATTGGTTTGCTAAAAGCAAGGATGATTATATTACAAATAGATTTCAAACAATTATATCAAGATTTCATACTGGTGAAAATATTGAAGAATTAAAAGATTCAATTGGAAATTCTGTAATAAGTAACAAATATGGGATGTCTCGTGGTAGAAATCTACTAAAAGAAGAAAAAGATAGTTCTTATGGCTATGAGAATCCTTATTGTCGTGTATGGACTTGGCACCATCAATATAATAAATTAAATGATTTAATCAGGCCATTCACAGATGATGATGGTAATTTCGTTACGCAAGATAAATTGGAGGGTGCATATAAATGGCATAATTTTAGAACTAAGGCAACAGAAAGTGCTGGTTTTGGTACTGGTGGAGATAGACTTGCTGAGTATGGGTCAATGTATGATAATGGTGGAAAAACAAATGGATTTGTTAATATAACACCATCATGGGTTGAAGGAAACTATGATGACTCAAATAATGTTTCCTTAAAGCATTGTATGTTCTCCATTGAAAATCTTGCCTGGCAAGGTATATTTAAGAATTATAATGATAGTCTTGAGGAATTTGGCTTATCAAGGGAGCAGAAAGGCCCTCTTGGTGGTAGAATTATGTGGTTTCCACCTTATGATTTGCAATTCAACGAAGGAACATCTGCAAATTGGGAAGAAAATGTATTCATTGGAAGAGGTGAGCCAATTTATACATATTCTAATTCAAAAAGAAATGGTCATTTGAGCTTTAAACTTCTTATTGACCATCCTGCAATTCTTGATTATTGGGAAAGAAGGGATGAAATTGGTAATCCTGCTGCAAGTGGTGTTGATGATATTGATAGCAAAGAACAAGAAATGCTAAGATTTTTTGCTGGTTGCTCAATATTAAAAGCAGGAGATATAGTTGATAATATTCATGTTCCAACAAATGATAGTAATGATTCTGAAGATTCAGATGAAAATGATACTGAAGTAAATGATGGAAGTAAGTCATTTACTTTCTATGTGTTCTACCCTAATAATTACTCTGGTAAAGATGATAGAGATGCAAGTAAACCTGTTTATGCGATAGATTATCTTATAAATGGTGTTGGCGCTCAATATCGTTATGATTTTGATGATGACGACGACAATTTTGAATTTGGCGTCAACACAAAACAGAATTACATTTTTAATAAAAATACTATTGTTGGTGGATATGAAATGCGTGGCAATGGTATTAGTATAGAAAAAAAGATATTAGAAGAAGATTTAACAACATATGTTACTATTGGAAATGATACAATATATTTATGTAAACAAAAAGACGAATCTACTGGTGAAAATAAGTGGGCATATAGAGTTGATGGATATACTTCACCACAAAAGTTAGATAAAACTAATTATGCAGATATTAAAAGTTTTAAATTAAATTCAATTGGTTATGTAGATGCAAAAACTAAATTAGGAACAACTGGAACTGTTTATAGTTTAGCTGATGTTTATGTTGCTGTAAATGATGATGCCAAAAATATATTGAATGGCTTATATAGTGATGATAATGTTTCGGTAATTAAAAATATTATTAATGGTAATTGTGGTGAAATAACAAGTATTATTTGTGATGGTATGGCGTCATTGCAAGGTAAAAATATAAGTGAAAATGTCAATAATGAAAGAAACGAAAAATTAGCTAAGGATAGAGCAGAAACTATCAAAGAATGGATTAAATCAACATGGAAACTTGAAGACAATGATATAATAGAGACAGGAATATATACTGTTGATAGTGGCTCGGTTTCGACAAATAGAGATGATGTTAATGATGAATATACAAAGATGAGCCGTCATGCAAAGGTAACTGTTAAGTATGGTGGTTCTGTCAGTGAAGATTCAAACGCAGCAAATATTATTGTATCTACAGATGGTAGTGTAGCTAATAAATCAAGTGTTATTAGTAATTCTGTGGAGAATTCAAACACAGATAATAGTGAAGAGGAAATTATTAATAATACATTTACTAAACCTGATTTAGGTGCTGTTAGATATGATAATGAGGCAATTTTCTTTAATAGATTAACTAAAGAAGACCCATTTATGACTAAGTTGCTTAGTGATAGAATTAAGTATTTTAATCCTGTATTTCATTCAATGAGTCCTGAAGGATTTAATGCAAGATTAACATTCTTGAATCAGTGTATGCATCAAGGTCCAACATATAGTGGTAGTGATACAAATAATACTAATGCAAATAACTTAGCCTTTGGTAAAGCTCCAGTTTGTGTGTTAAGAATTGGTGATTTCTATAATACAAAGATAATCATCAATAATCTTCAGATAAATTATGACCCATTGACATGGGACATGAATCAAGAAGGAATTGGTGTAATGCCTATGATTGCAACAGTTTCTCTTGACTTTAACTTCATTGGTGGAAGTGACCTTGGTGGCCCAATTCAAAGACTTCAAAATGCTATATCGTTTAATTATTATGCTAATACAAGTGTATATGATAATAGGTCTGAAGAGATTGAATATAATGGATTAGGGAATGTTAAAGCATTTAAGGCTAATACATCAACAGGTAATATAATATATGATAATAATTAATCAGAATAATGGCAACGGTTTACAATAGATATAATTCATTTATTGGTGATGATGGTTCTATACAAATAGTGCCATTTATCTCCATACCTAAAAGAAGTACAGATAAATACACTTATTGGGAATTAGGTAAATCAAGAATGGATTTATTATCATATAAGTATTATGGCGATGCAAGTTATGGGTGGCTTATATTGCAAGCAAATCCTGAATTACCAAGTATTGAGTTTTTGATAGATAATGATGAGAAGATAAGAATACCTTATCCATTGGAAAGTGTGATAACTCAATACGAGAATGATATTAAGGTTTATAAGGAAATAAATGGTGAAAATTGATGGCAAATATTATACAGAACAATCAGGTTATATACGTTGAGCCAAACGCAATGGATGATATTACCACATACAAAGATTCTGTATCTGGTAGGAGTGTACGTAAGTCTGTAAGTAGTGAAGATTTATGTATTAGTGTTGAATTGGAAGTAGAAGTAAAAGGTAGAACATCTTATGGAACGGATGATGGTAATTCAGCGATTAAATTGACTTGGCAAAGCACAACAACAGGTCAATCAGTTAATTTCATGTCTGGTAGTAAAATTCATTTTGATAATGGTAATGGTGGATGGATAAATTCATTGACTACAAACTATACTGAAAATACAACAATCAATGATATTGCCAATAAGGGAACTGCTGAAATGTTTGGAATTAAATCAATTGATATTTCCTATAATAATTTCATGGTTCCACAAGTAACTATTCAATTTACTGATGTAAGAGGAACATCTTTATTTGCACAAGAAGAATTAAGACATAATCTTGTAAGTAATGGAGTTCAATATTCAGCAAATAATGATATTGAAGGCTCTTTCTTTAAAGCGTTTTTTATATTTCCTCATCCAAAGTTTACATTAAAGGTTAAAGGTTTCTATGGCGAGCCTGTTTCTTATGAATTATGTTGTAATGATGTAAGAAGTGCTTTTGATGCAAATTCTGGAAGTTATAATGTAACAGCAAATTTTATTGGATTTGCTTTTTCATTCTTAGGTGATATTACAACCAATGTATTGTTGAGTGCTCCTTATAGTTCATATATTGGAAAGGCATATTGGGATGAAAAGATAAATAATGAATTTAAGGTTAAAGATGAGAATGGGCAATATGTATCTATGGAAAGACTTGGGGAAATTTGTAAGAAATACAAGAGTATTCAAGAATCTGTTGATAAGCAATTGTCCGAGAATAGTTTTCCTGATTTGTTAAGGAGAGAAGGGTATGATGAGAGAACAATAAAGCAAGCTGAAAGTATTGATTTAAGCGAAATCATAAATCAATATAATACTTGTATCAATACATTAAAACAAGCAATACAACAAAATCCCGATAAAGAACTTGGAGAAGGCGATTGTGTTATTTCAGCAGGAACAAGTAGAGCGATTTTCAGAAATTCATCTGTTGAAGATTTTGAAAAGGATGGAAAGGTGGCTCAATCTTTTAATAGACTTAAACTTTTATTGTCTGATTTAGCGAAAAATAATGAGAAAAATACCCATGTAAACACATTGGTTAATTGGTATAATAGTCAATCAGGAAACGTGGAATTGAAAATTTATCATGACTGTGATTATGCATTTGATAATGATTATATTCCAAATAGAACAAGTGCTTTTACGGATTCAGATTTAAGTAATGCTGTTCAGGAAAAAGGAAGAAGTTATCTTAATGATAAACAGACATATTTTGATGCTTGGGAATCTGGGCTTAATTCAAAATTGTATATATACAATGACTGTGGGCTATCTACAATTATAGGTTCAATTGATACTAATTCTTATGCTGATAATGATGTGGATAGTACGAAGACTGAATTGGTTAATAAATTAACAAATGAAGAATTTCGTAAAGTGTTTAGTTTCTTACCAACAGTTGAGAATATCACAAAAATCATTATGGCACATTTGGAGACATATATTTATATGATTTCTCATTGTGCTAATAGTATAATTCAATCAGGTGCAGCAAGAAATGTAGATGCTTTGGGTGTATCATTAGATGATTTTAGCGATGTAAATAGTAAACAAATTGCACCATTCCCAGGTTTTACAAGAGTTGTAGATGAGAATGGTGTAAAGAGAAGAGAAAATGCGTGGATTGGGAATACGTCACATCCAGAAAAGTTTGAAGAGATAAATTTAGTAAATGGGTTACTTGAAGGTATAGAAGGCGTATCAAGTGATATGCAATACGCTGCTATTAGTACAAGTAACGAATCGCCATTTAAATGGGAAAGAAGCTCAGCATTAAAACCTACATCATTTTTGGATTTATTTGTCTCATCAACAAGTGGTGGTAATGTATTCGGACTTAATGAAGATGGTGGGCAATTAGACTTAGATAATGTAGATTATTTGTATAAAGTTTTTGTCAATAGAGGTATAACCACATTATATACACAGGGTAAATCGAATGATAATAAATTTGCTATAGCAGCAGGTAAAGCTGATGCTGAAAATTTTTATACATATTATAGCAAGAGTGATTTAACTAAGTTAAAAAACGCTATTAAAAAATTGGATATTGACAATTCACTCATTATTAAATCAAATCTTGTAAGGGAGGATGGAGATTCTTATGTGTATGTTGGCTATAATATATCTTCAACAAATAATGATACAGTTTATATTTTACCAGTTAACAATTATGCTTATGATAGTAGTGTATCAAAATATGGAACTTTTGTTGCTGCATCTAAAAAAATGACTAATTGTGATACAATTCGTTATAGACGTGAATATTCTGGTGAAGATGTGAATATAATCATAAGTAAAAATGAGTATCTTGATTATATAGACCGTTCTTTGTCATCTATAGATGATAATGATTTAAAATCGTTGTTTGTAGATAATGGTGCATCTTTCGATAACAATAAAATATTTAATAATTTATTATATGCCACGTATATAGATGGCAATGGAACCTCTAAAATGGTTAAAGATGTAATAGGGTTTAATGAAAATGGCTCTGTAAGTAATCCAGATTCTATATCTATTGATTTTTCGTGCATATTTGATGGAAGAGGTGATTTAGTGAAAACACATCATTTTTATGGTGATTATTCAAATACTAATGATAAAAACGCTAATTATAAAAAAGCTTGTGATTTCTTATTGAATTTTGTTGAATTTTCAGATGTGGATAATAGATGCTCTATATTCTTTAATCAAAGAAATAATAAACCATGCATTATATATATACCAAAGGGTATGTTCTTGCAAGAATGTGCTAAGTGTTATTCATATAGAAAACTTCGAAATCAAACATATAAATCTTTAGTGACTGGTATTAGCTATGCTGTTTCAAATTATATGGTTGGATATTTTGAGGATTGGGTAGATAATGTATTTATCAAATTCTTTAAACCATTTGAGCCAGTATATAAAGATGGTTGTAATGAAACTACTTTTCTTAATTTAATTAACTCATCAAATAAAACTGATGGTGAATTAAATACAATCTTAGATAATACATTTGAAAATGTATCTCAGTTAAATGGTGTATATAGTTTCAAGTTTACAAACAATATTTTTGCTATTGATACGAAAATAGGCTCACCTGCAATGAAGTGGCTCGTTAATGAAATGTATCAAGTTGAAACTGTTTCATTAAAAACAATTATTACTAATAGTGATGTTGTTAAGGTTAAGAAATCTGTCTTAAAATCATATCTACTCAATATTACAAGCAAATTAAAAGAATTATTAGATGGTAGTTCAACAGAAAGTACTGTTTCTGTTTCAATTGATTATGAAGATAATGAGGATATAAAGGTTGGCGTATATAATTACATCAAAATGTTATATGATAAGTGGATTGCATCTGGAGAAAATTCATTCCTATATAATATGAATGCAATGTTTGAGGGTGATGATAAAATGTTTCATTTTATTGATTCTGCTTATAATCATATTGGTGATTCAATGTATGTTAACTTAGGAATGTTTGTTGATTGTCTTGTAAGTTCTCAAACAAAAGCAGGTTATCCATTATTGTCATTATTATCAACACTTTATTCACAGAATAAATTCCAATTCTTATGTGTTCAGAATTTTATGGATTTCAGTGACCCGGATATGCTTGAAAAGATGTTTAAGCCAATATCATATATCAATGCAAAAGAGCCAAAGAATCATCAAAATTTCATTGTATTATATCCTTATGAAGCATCTTCAAAATTAGATATTCCAGATTCGGATTATCAAGATGATGGATTCTATTTGAATGATGCAACCACATATCCGATTATGATTAGTGGAAAACAACCTGATGATTATGTTGTTCCTTCATTTGGTGTTAGATATGGTCAACAATATCAGAATTACTTTAAGAATGTTCAGGTTGATATGAGTAATCCATTATCAACAGAACAATCTATTATGGCTAAATTCTTAGTGAGTGGTGCTGGAACAGGAACGGAGAATAATGGTCCAAGGCAAATAACTATTGGCCAGGATTTATATTCAATATATTCTAATAATTCATATACATGTACTGTAACTATGCTTGGATGTGCATGGGTACAGCCGTTGATGTATTTTGTGTTGTTAAATGTTCCTTTCTTTAGAGGTAGTTATATGATTGTTAAGGTTACACATCAGATTGAAGCTGGTAACATGACTACGACATTTACAGGAGTTCGTATGGCAAGAACAGCAACAAGAGCGGTAAGAAACTTTATATATTCAAATACATTGTATTCAAGAAATGGGTTTGTTTCATTGGAAGAGCAACAATCTAATAGTGTTGCCAATATATATAATACTTGCGATTATGCTTATTATTCTCCGTTAGAAAACATATATGAAAGTGAGATTGATTTGAATCAAGTTGAATCAATTAAGATTGGCGTTAATAATGGCGGAGTTTCATTAACTCATGAACAACAGAAGAATGTTAAGAATTTCTTAACAACTATCAAATCAGCGGCAAAACAACATATAACTGATGGTGTTGTTGATTGGTTTGTTGTTGCAAATATCTGTGAGATTGAAAGTTCATGGCGAGATATAATTATTACTGGTGGTACAAGAACAAGTGGTTCAAGTGCAAAAGGTATAGGACAATTCTTGTATAATACAGCCCAAGATACAAAATATAGTGCCTATTTTCATACAATTACAAATGATGATAATGCAGATGATAGATGTAATGCAGTGAAATCTATCAATTGTATTGCTATCTATGTAAATGAGCTTATAAAATATTTGAAAAAGGACCAAACCATAAAGAAAGATGGCAATGTAGTTGTATCATATACTTTTGATGAAACTCTAATAAATAATAAAGAAAAATTAGGTGTAATTGTATGTGCTGGATATACAAGTGGTTATGCTGAAATGCTTAAAGTTGCTAATGCCTTAAAGAATGATACTGTTGATACTATTATTGATAATGGTAATGTAGGTAATGAGCAAACAAGAGATTATATTAAGAAAACATATAGAAGCGGTAATGGTTATTCAAGATATAATTTAGTTGATACAAATTTTGAATCTGCTAATGAAGAAATTGATAATGATAAGATTGGAGAATCATTAGTTCAATCCATTCAAAAATCATTGAGTGCTTCGAGTGTATATCGTAATGTATCTATTGAAAGCGGAATAAGTCAATATGATAGTGCTACAACATTTGTTACTATGACAAGTAGTAACGATAAGGATAATATATATGCTATCTATGATTGTGCGATTTCTACTTATGCTTCATTTATTGATAAGATTGATTGGCAAATAGGTAGTAGTATTTCAGATACGCCTGATAGTATTAACATTATGATTAAAACAAGTAATACAGATAAAAATTCAATTGTTTGTAGAATTGTTGACGGAAATCATGAAGCAAAACAATTACAAAATAGTGATGAACTTAATGGTGTACTTAGAAATATAATTGTTAAGTATATTAAAAATAACAATTTAACAAAATCGAGTGAGGTTACAAGTGTGTTCAAATTCTTGACAGATAGTATTTCTACGGAATTGCTTTCTCTTGCTGATGGTAATGATACTATAAGTGATTGTAGCTCATTATTAGGTAATATGAGTATTAGTAATAATTTAAGCAATATTGGAACAGAGGATAATCTCGTGAAAAATATTACTAATGAGAAAATGAAAAAGATATTACTTAGATGTAATACATTTCAAAGTGCAAATTGGGGAACAATTTATAAAGGAAATGGTGGAATACCACAGATGTATAATGGTGAATATGTAATTTTACAATATAGTCCTGACCCCAATACATTCTGTGGATGTTGTACAAGTGGCCCTAAGACATGGTATAAGAGAGCAGGAATCGATTTAACATTCTGGGCTGGAGGCACAAAACCATATACATATCAAAATTCTAAGCAATTCTTAATGAATAGTGGTATGGTTCCTGTTTATCATTGCACATTAGAAACACTTGATACATTAAATGGTGATAGTGAAATATTTGCTTTAAGAGCTGGTGACATTTGTACGTTGTATCAAGGCGAAAATGGTGAAGGAAGTCAACATGGAATGATGTGGGATGGATATAATTGGAGAAGTGATTGCATTCAAACACATGGTAATTGTTATACAAAGACAGGCTCATCATTAGGAGATTATGCTGCTGTTATTTGGAGGCATCCTGATGTTCAAGAAGAAGGAAATACGGTAGTAAAAATGTGAAAATGCTTAAGATTTTTGTTGTTTAGTTCAAATTTAATTAGTATATTTGCAGCGAAGTTTAATTTTTAATTTTCTGCAAACGTATGCTTTTGTTTGGATATATACTTTCAGATGTTAAATATAATGATATGACTGATGACGTTATTAAGGTGGTTAATAACGAAGAAGACTGTACAAAGCAGGTTCCAAAATTAGTTGTCGGATTGGATAAAGCTAAGGAATATGCTAAAACTCATGGATTTGAATTTGATATATTAGAGCATACATATCCTAATGGAGATATGTGGACGTTTAAGAAAACGGAAAAGAGAGAATTTTACGAGGAAGATATAAAGAAATTTAAGGAAAAACTGATTACCTTAATATCTAATCAAGTTGAATACTATTATATAAATGTATATAACCTTAGATATAGCAAGATGAAAAAGTTATATTATATGCTATGTAATAATTCATTCAAGCGATATAAGAATTATATTTTCATTGATAAAGATATGCTTTATTATCCTTTGGAATGTGGTAAGGTAATAGGAATTTCATTCAATATATTAAAGTATATTCATATTGATAAAGAAAAGGTTATTTCAAAGTGTAGAAAGAATTATTCTAATAGAGTTATATTTTCATCTAATAAGAAACTATGGCAATTAAATAAATGGTTTAAAGGAAAGGAATATGTAATAGCAAGTTTATTAGTAAACAATGTGGAATAATATTCAACATTTTCCCAAAAAATTAAAATAATAGATATTTATATATTATAATATATGTAAGATAATGAAGAATTTACCTATTCATAGAGGCTTAAAGCAAATTAAGATGATTCATAAGCCTATCGCACCTAAATTAGTTGAAATAGATGAGTCTATCGAGGAATCTATTGTTGAAGAAATTAAGGAAGAAGAAGCAGTAGCTGAAACAGTTTCAAAGAAATCTACAAAGAAACAGAAAGAAGATAAGGTTGAAACTGTAGAAGAAAATAATGAAATTAAAACGGAAGAGTAATTATGGATACTAAGGAGAAGATTGAATTAGCAAATCAGATTTTGAATAATTCTGCGCAGCAGGATGTTAAGATGTTAAAGACTGATAATAGCATTATTGAGCGTAAGATGAGTTCTATTATTCTTACAGAAGACAATAGAGAATTACTTCGTGACTAATATTTATATATTGTAATATACTATATAGTACAATGAATAAGAGAAATATTACAGAACAAAGAAATAAAAGAATCCAACAGCATTTTGCAAGAATGGTGAATGAGGGTTATCTTTCAACGTCTTTGGAAGAAGCTGAAGACGATGACAATGATAACAATCAACCTGGTGGTGCTTCTGATATGGGTGGTGGTATGCCTCCTATGGGTGGCCAACAGCCAGGTGGCCCAGGTCAAGATGCTGGTGGTATGAATCCCGGAGGTGGACCTGATGTAGGAGGTCCAAGTGGTATGCCACAAATGGATAATCAACAAGGCGGTGGTAATGCACAAGGCCCTGATTTTGGAAATGGTGGTGACAACATGCCTGACTTAGGCGGTCAAGATGATGAAATTGGCGGTGATATGCCTGATTTCGGTGGTGATGATGATTTAGATGATGAGGTAGAGGACGATGATGATGTTCTTGACCTTGATGATTTAACTGACGCACAGGAAAAACTTAATACTAAGCAAAATAGTTTAGGAAAAGATTTTGGCCAGTTAGACGGTAGAATTGAAAAGTTATTGTCTGCTGTTGAAACTATGAAAGACACTATTGACCATAATAATGCTGATATTACAGCATTAAAGGCTGAGTTACAAAAGAGAGTTCCAACAAATACGGAAAGATTAAATATGAGAAGTCTTGATTCTTATCCTTTTAATGTTAATCCTGTTGATTATTGGAAAAGAAAAGAGGCAGAAGGTATTTATAGTACAGGCTCTGATGAAGTTGATAAGCCAAAAGAATATACTATCACGAAAGATGATGTAGATAATTATAATGATAGTGAGATTGCAAATTCATTAGACCCGAATTTAAGACAAACAATGAAGGATATATTTAAAGGTTTTTAACTAAGAAATTAGTTGAGTAATTTAAAGGTTAATTATCCAGTAAATAATTTTTAATTTTTGCTTGAATGCAAGCAATTAAACAAGTATATTTGCACTGGAAATTTAAAAAGAGAACAAAAAAAAAGGTTAGCCTTATTATAAGGCATTTAATATTAGGTATAATTAAATTTATTTGAAAGGTTATGATTAACATTAGTGCTGAGACGATTATTGCTCAGAAGGTTGCTAAGGAGCTTGCTGCAAAGGAAGCTGAGGAGAAGAGAAAACAGTTTAAGGACAAGGTTGAGTTTGATGCAAGTCATTATTTGAATGACAGACTGGAAAAGGGTCAGGACACTAAGAAGATGAAGATTCGTCTGTTGCCGTTCGCGCCTGAAGCTGGCGAAATGTCACCATTTTTCAAGGTTCATGTTCATGTAACTAAGATTAACGAGAACGGCGAGAAGAAGTGGAAGCGTTATATGTGTCCTGTTGGAATGGGCAAATCTGATAAGTGCCCATTCTGTGAAGGTGCTGCTGAGGCACATAAGAAGAAGTATTCTTGTGATGATGAAGCACTGAGAAAGCAGTATGGAGATATTGAGTTCTCTAATAAGTCTAAGGATTATTGGTTGGTACGTTGTATTGACCGTGCCCATGAAGAAGATGGTGTTAAGTTCTGGCGTTTCCCTGATAATAAGAAGGGTAAGGGTATTTATGATGAGGCTTATGCCTTGTTCCAGACTCGTAATGAAGGTGGTACCAATATATTTGACCTAATGCAGGGTAAGGATTTGATTGTGACCATGACACGTCAGAAGGAATCAGGTAAGGATACTACTGCTTATCATATTTCGGATGATGAGAATCGTACACCTCTTGCAAGTACTGAAGAGCAGATGAATGCTTGGATTTATGACAAGCTTACATGGGAAGATGTTTATCCTGTTAAGGATTATGACTATCTCTTTATTGCTGCACAGGGCGAATCACCGATTTATTCCAAGGAATTGGGACGTTGGTCTTCAAAGGCCGAGATTGATAAGGTGAATGCTGAAATCAACGCTAAGGAGTTCGCCGCAAAGGTTACTCCGCAGCCGCAAGATTTCTCTCAGTATGTTGTCAATACTGGTGCCACACAAGCTTTTAATTCTCAGAATGTAGCTGTTAATAATAGTGCAAATCCTACTTCTATGTTTGAGCAGACTACGGTAAAAGTTCCGATTAGTGAATTGCCAACAATGGGTATGCAAACACCTACTTACAACAGTGCAAGTAGCTACAGTAATTCAAGTGATGATGACCTTCCGTTCTAAGGAGTTCACGAGACTTTAACTATGATATTTTTCAAGGAGATAGTTAATAAACTGGCTATCTCCACCTTTTTACTAATTTAAAAATTAGAGAAAATGGCTGTTAAACAAGCAATTAAAAAAGGAACAGGCATCCATAAGAATGGGTTAAATGCTTGGAAAGAACGAACAGGAATGATTGTTGATAAGCCAAAGGACGGCGAAGTCATAAAATCAAAGGATTTAGCAACAAGTAACGCAAATAAAGAGCAGGGTTGGATTCTTATGCCAAAGGCTTTTCAAGAGGTTACAAAGTTGCCAGGTATTCCAACAGGAACGGTTATTAGTGCTATTGGATGTACCAATGTTGGAAAAAGTTTGTTGATGAATTGTGCGATTGCATCAGCACAGAAACAAGGAATTATCCCAGTTATTATTGACACGGAAAATGCATTTTCATTTAAGTTTGCAACAACTGTAGGCCTTGAAGCAGAGCCTGTTTATGGAGATGTAGAAATTGAAGATGTTGATGATGAAACTGGAGAAGTAACAAAGCGAGTTGAGAATCAGATTATCTATTGGGATGGTAATTTTATTTATTACAACAATAGAATTCTTGCTGAACGATTTGGAGATTGGGATTATTCTCAGGGAAAGAAGGTTACAAAGAAGCGTACAACTGCTGTTCTTGAGGATGTGGCAATGGCAATCAATGAATTGTTGGACGTTCAGGAATCAGGAGAAATTGACCAAGATTTGCTTTTCTGTTGGGACTCTGTAGGTTCTATTGGATGTTTCAAGGAATTTGCAAGTGGAAAGATTTCCAATAATATGTGGGCAGCAGGAGCTATTTCACAAGCGTTTAGTGGCATTGTGAATGATAGAATTCCTGGTTCAAAGAAGATTTCAAGCAAACATACAAATACAATGCTTTATGTCAATAAGGTATGGTTGAATAATACAGTATCGCCTGTTGGCCCTCCGATTATGGAAACAAAGGGAGGAAAGTCATTGAAGTATGCGACACGACTTGAAATTTTAATGGGTGGTCAGTTAACTTCAGGAACTAAGCGTCTTACAGCAAGTTCAAAGGGAGTTAATTATTCTTATGGTATTCAAACTAAGATTAAGATTTTGAAGAATCATTTGGATGCACCATATAATCTTACATATGAAGGACCAATTATTGCAGCTAATACAGGTTTTGTTAGTGTAGATGATTTGGAAGAATATAAGAAGACTCATGTTAGTCAGATTCTTTCAGAACTTACAAAATTGGCTGATGGTAAGGTAGAAATCACAGAATCGGATATTAGCTTTGAGGAGAGTGATGTAGAAGATATGAATTAAAAAATGTTTGATGAGTGCTATCATGAACAATGATAGCGAAGATGTGGCCCGTTGTGAAATGTGCCACATTTTTTATTTATATTACTTTAAGATATTTATATAATATAGATATCTTATATTTCAATGGTTATTACAGATGAATTAAAAGAACTTTTTGAGGATGTTCGTTCTTATTTGGGTGCCCCAATTAGAAGTGTTCCTTTGACAGATGATGATATGTGTAGATTATTAAAGATTGCTGTCGGAGACTATACAGAGGTGACACAGAACTTTATAATTCAAAGTAATTGGTTGAATATGCTTGGGCAAGATAAGACCAAATTTGTTAATTCTGTTGAAGACTTAACCTATGCTCTTACAACAAGAGCTATGGATTGGACTTTATCTTACGCTCAGTGGTGTTCTAAGGAAGTTGGATTACAAGGTAGAGGTACTAATCCAAAGTATGAATTGAAGAAAGACTTTATTCAAATTGAAGCAGGAAAGCAAGTCTATGTAATACCAGCAGGACGAGAAGTGAATAGAGTGATGTGGATTACACCAAGTACTACAAAGGCATCTATGTTTATGCAAAATGGTGGGCTTGGTTATGCTTTCAATGGTGGATTAGGATTTGGTGGTGCTCAAATTGGTGGTGCTGTTGGATTTAATGGATTCTATGGTTGTTTTGGTAGCGCCTATGATACAGCTCTTATGGCTTCAGATTTGAAATATAAGAATAAGTTCTTTATGAATGATTTGGCTTATAAGATAACTCTTGGCCCTGATGGAACACATTTATTGCATTTGCTTTCAGTTCCTGGGCCGAGAAATCCAAATACATTTGGAAATATATCAATTGATGATAAATCATGGGGAAGATTCAAGGATTGCTATGTTTGGTATGATTATTATGAAACAGATGGTTCACAAGAACAAATTGATGAATGTAGATTGGAACATAGAGATACGGTGATTTTATCTCCGAGTGATGTTCCTTTGGAGGCAATGAAATTTGAATTGATGAACTATCAAGCACAGCAAACAGTAAGACAATTATTAACAGCTCATGCAATGATAAAGTTGTCTTATGTATTTGGTAGATATTCAGGTGCAATCAAGATACCTCAGAGTGAGGCAACAATCAATTGGAATGTTTATCATGATGATGGTCAAAAGGAAAGAGATAGAGTACTTGGAGAATTAAAAGAGAGATATACAAATATGCTTCCGTGGACGATGGCAGAGAATCAACAGAAATTGGTTCAAGCAAATTTGGAGATTCAAAAGACGAAACCATTTATCAATATTTATATCCGTTGATTTTGTTAATTTTTGTAAATAATTATATATTATAAGGTTGGTAATGTTGCTATTATCAACCTTAATTATTATATTTGCAGTAGAAATAGGAAATGAAACAGGTAATAAGAAATAACGTTGCAATGGCTAATAACATTGATACACAAGAAAAGATATATCATCTATTGGTAGATGGAAATTCTGTACTTAAATCTTCATTGGTTAAGAAAGATGCAATTAACAGTAAGGGTGAAGAATATGGTGGTATATTGAATTTCTTATATAGAGTTGGAAATTTGTTAATGAAACGAGATTTTAATCATTGTACGGTTGTATGGGATGGTTTTAATTCAGGTTCATTAAGATGGAAATTGTATGCTGATTATAAGGCAAATAGAGATAAGAATTATGAGGAAGCAACAGCAATAGCAAATCCTCAATCAGATTATGATGCTTATATCAATGCCTATTGCAAGAAAGTTTATGATTGGAAAACAAAGAGCAGAAAGCAACAAGGAAAGAAAGAAACTGATGAAGAGAATTTTCAACGTCAGAGAGCCATTCTTCAAGATATATTGGATGAATTGTTTGTAAGACAATATATGTATGAGAATGTTGAGGGAGATGACCTTATATCTTATTATTGTAAGAACAAGAAAAAGAATGATTATATTGTAATTGTGTCTGAGGATAGAGATATATCTCAACTTATTCAAAATGATATTTGTTTATATATTCCAAGTATAAAAACATTTGTTTCACCTAAGAATGACGTTGAACAATTGGGAGTACCATCATATAATATTGTTCTTAGAAAGATTATATGTGGAGATGTTTCAGATAATATTAAAGGAGTTAAGGGTATTGGAGAAACAACACTTGAAAAATACTTTCCAAAGATAAAGTCCGAAAAAGCTAATTTAAATGAGTTTTTAGACACTTGTAAGCAAATACTAGATGAACGTAAGGCAGAGAAGAAAAAACCCATTAAATGTCTTGAAAATGCTTTAAATAAGGTAACTGATGGCTGTCAAGGAGATAAGATATATGAAATAAACGAACAGATTATAGATTTATCGACTCCTTTATTAACTGATGAAGCAAAAGAAGAATTGGATAGTATATATGGCGCACCCATTGACCCTGAATCAAGAAATATAAAGAATGTTTATAAAATAGTTGAAGCCAATGGTATGTCTATGTTAACTGATGTAACAAAGTTCGGAAATTTATTTGGAATGTATGAACGAATAAGAAAAAAGGAAATCGAATTTTTCAAGCAAAAATAATAATTTTTTATCTTGAAATTAAAAAAATATAGTAGTATGTTTGCACCGTATTTCAGAGATGAAGTATAAAGTGAGTTATTAAATTTGGTTGTTTAACTTTTTAATTCGTAAATAATGAATCTTGACGAATTTAAAGAAAATGTTGCACCATCATTAAAGGTTAATGATAATGGTGATGTTGCACAAAAGAGAAAGGATTGTAGATTTGAGTTTGCGTTGTATGCAAATGAATATCTTGTATGTAAACGGAATTTTTCAATTAACGGATATATTGAAGGTTCCATGGTAACAGAAAACTTCAAAAATAAGGTTGATGAAATTGTTGAAATCATTAACGATGATTTGAAGGCTAAGACTCGTACTTATTTGTGGTACCACAATTTCCCTGAGAATCCCGAATGGGACCCTGAAGTTATGACAGACCCATTGATTGATGAGGGACAATTTGTATTGCGTTTTGCTGTAAGTGATAATGGTAAGGAAGTAATTTCAAAGACGTTGGATGCTCGCTATTATCCTAATTACATTCGTAACAATATTGATATTACGAATAAGTTGGTAAAGCTTACCAAGGGTGAAAACACATATGTTTATAATCGTGATAGATTCTTTGGTGATAATGATTCACCTCTTTCAGGCGATTTGTATGTACTGAAGCATATGATTTCAGAGAGAGAGGATTTGATTCCTATTATCCAGAAGATTATTTATGAGGTATGCTCTTCCTATGATGGTTATTTTGATAGCATTAGCCAATATAATACCGTGCTTGAATATAAGACAACTAAGGTTCGTAAAACAAAGAATGGTGAAGTTGTAACTAAGAATAAGACTTATATCAATGCTGAAGGCAAGGAGTGTTTTGAGTATAACCATGACGGTACTATTAAGCAGGTTCCTGTTTATGATACCATTAAGGGTGGAACAAAGACTTATCATACCAATATTGCATGGTATAATCGCAAGGTAGAGCGAGGTTGGGCTGAAGCTACTAAGGAGAAGACAGATAAATATTTCGATGATTTGTATCATCGGAAGAAAAAAGAAAAATAACGTCCTGCATATTGTATTGTAATTTATTTACGGTTGGAGATGGTAGAAATACCATCTCCTTTTGTAAGAATATAATTTGATTTAAATATTTTTGTTAAAACAAGATATATATTTAACACTTAAAGTTGCTAATTAAATGGGAACAGAAATAGATAAAACATCTTTAAAGTATCTTGGAGAAGAATATCAATATAAACTTGTAAAAGAGTTTATGGAGGATAAGAGTTGCTTTAAAGACTTAGCTCCTATTATTGACCAGAATATGTTTACTGGGCAATATTTGAAAATGTATGTTGGAACAATGTTGGAGTACTTGAAGAAGCATAATAGTGTTCCTTCATATTCATCTATGTCAGTGGCATTGCGTCAAAAGGCGCATACACAAGCTGATTTAGAGATATGTGATGCTATTATCAATAAGGTACGAAACACAAGTTCTGATGGTTCTGAGCAAACAAGAGAATTAGCAACAAAGTTCTTTAAACAACAGAATATCATTAAGGCAGCTAATGAAATGCTTAGATTGGCTGGTAATGGTGATATTGAAAATTTTGATAAGTGTGAAGAGCTTTTGAAAAATGCTCTTGTTGTAGGAAATCATGAGGATTATGAGGAAACAGGATTGTTTGATAATATTGATGAAGTATTATCAAAGGATTCTCGTATTGTTATTCCAACTGGTATTGGTAAGATTGATGAGGTATTGAATGGTGGTATTGGTAGAGGTGAATTGGGTTGTATTGTAGGCCCAAGTGGTTTCGGTAAAGCTCTTGATACCAATGAGCCTGTTGTGACTCCAATTGGATATGTTCGTATTGGTGATATTAAGGTAGGTGATAAGGTATTTGGTAGAGATGGTAAATTACATACTGTATTGGGCGTTTATCCACAGGGTGTAATGGATATTTATAAGGTTAAATTTAATGATGAGTCTGAATCTTATTGTACATTAGACCATTTATGGAATGTCAGTGATATTGATACACGAAACAAGAATGGTGTGTCTTATAAGACAATGAAACTAAAAGACATTCTTAATGAAGGATTATTCTACAATGGCAGTTATAGATTTATGATTCCAATGGCTAAGCCTGTAGAATTTGAGCATAAATCTACAAGTGAAAGACCTTATGACTATGGACGTCTTTTATTTAGGAATTCAGATAGAATACCGTCTGAATATCTAATAAATGATATTAAATCAAGAGTTGAATTATTGAATGGCATCATGGATACATATGGCATGATAGGTTCTAATGGTTCATGTAGTCTTGGCCTAATCTTTGAAGAACAAAGAGATGATATTAAATTTTTGATTGAATCGTTGGGTGGTAGTGTGGTTGATATTCCAATTACACATTCAAGTCATGAATTGCTTTTCTATTTTTATGATGAATCAATTAAGCCGTTCACTGACAATTCAAAACAGAAATATGTTAAGTATCTTGATGAGTATAATTCAAGAAGAATTACAAGTGCAGAAAAAGTATATGAGCATGAAGCTGTATGTATTAAGGTTGATGCAGAAGACTCATTGTATCTTACAAGAGATTTTATTGTAACGCATAATACATCTCTTACAACTGCTATGGCTCTTTATGCCGCTACAGCTAAGACTGAACAGAATAATGAAGAAGGGTTTAAAGTAATTCAATTTGTATTTGAGGACACATTGAATCAAGTTAAGAGAAAGCATTTTTCAAAGATTACACAAGTTGAGGCCTGTTATTTGTCTAAAGACGAATATGAGCAACATATCAGAGAGATATTGGATAATTACCCGGATAGAGAGTTAGCTACGAAGAATTTAAGGATTATTCGATTACGTTCAGGAGAGAAATCAATTGATTTTATTCAACAGATTATTAAGCATCATATCAATTCTGGATTTAGACCTGATATGGTTATCATTGACTACTTTGAGTGTATTAAGTTAACTGGTTCATCACAAGCAACAAAGTGGGAAAAGGAATCAGGTATTATGCGTAAGATTGAATCTATGGCAAATGAATTAAATATTGCTTTTTGGGTTCCTGTTCAGGGAAATAGAGATTCAATCAATGCTGAGCTTGTAACCATGGATAATGCAGGTGGTTCTTTGGGCAAGATTCAGATTTCACATATTATTATGTCAATTACAAGAAGTCTTGATGATATTGCTAATAATGTGGCTACCATTTCTATCTTAAAGAATCGTGCTGGTAGTAGTGGTAAGGTAATTGAAGGTGTATTATTTAATAATGGTACATGCACAATTTCAACTGATAATGTTACTGAATTTGGTAATAGTGTTGAGTTTGGAAAACATAGAGAAGAAGTAAAAGAGAAGGAACAAGATGATTTGAAGAAACAAATTTTTTTAGAGATGAAGAAAAAGAAGCAAGATGCTAACTCTGATGTAGCATTTTAAAAATTATTTTCATTCAAGTTAGAATTACATGTGATTTTTTGAAATGTTTAACTATATATAATTTACCACCTCTGAAAAATGAGATGGTAAGTAGTTTATAAATGATTTAAAAAATAATAATAATTTATGTTCGTACTAAAGCGAAATAAAAAAGAACAAGCTTTTCAATTCGAAAAGATTAAGAAAGCTATTGGAAAGGCTTTTGATTCGGTCAGAAAAAATCTTGACCCTGAGAATGATTCTGAACGTCTTGCTGAATTGGATGAAAATTACAAGAGCACAATTGCTTGTATGGAATCAAGATATGATGATATTCTTGATGACGCTGTGATTGATGTTGAAGACATTCAAGATGATGTTAAGGAATGTTTGATGGCAAATGACCCAAAGGTCGCTGAAGCCTATGTTATTTGGGCGTATGTTCACAAGATACGCAAGAATGATGAAACAAAGGTTTTTAGAGAGTTCAAAATGAAGTTGATGGCTCTCGATGTGGTCAATCAAAATGCAAATGTTGATGAATATAGTTTTGGCGGACGCATTGGAGAAGCTGGTAGAGTTTTGACAAAGGATGATGCTTTGATGAATTGTATGTCAAAGAAATCACGTCTAAATCATTTGAACAATGAAATCTATATTCATGACCTGGATAGTTATTCAAGTGGTCAACATAATTGTTTGACTGTTCCTATTGATAATTTGTTGAAGAATGGATTTAAGGTACGTCAGACAGACGTAAGACCTGCAAATAGTGTCAATACAGCTTTTCAGTTGGTTGCTGTTATTTTCCAGGTTCAATCACTTCAACAATTCGGTGGGGTTGCTTGTAATCATTTGGATTGGACCATGGTTCCTTACGTTAGAAAATCATTCACAAAACACCTTGAAGTAGGGTTGGTTTATATTGAAAGTAAGGAGGAATATAAGAATCATGGATTTAGAAATTGGTGCAAAGAGAATAAGGAAGATGGTGTTATTAAGTTTGATGATGTAGAATTTAAGAATGAACATCCTGAAGCTTGGGACTATGCAATGTATATGACTATTTCAGAGTTGAATCAAGCTGTTGAAGGAATGTTCCATAACTTAAATACATTGCAATCAAGAAGTGGTAATCAACTTCCTTTTAGTTCAATCAATTTTGGTACATGCACACTTCCTGAAGGTAGAATTGTTATTAAGGCTCTTCTTGAAGGTTCTATCAATGGAACAGGTAGGTATCATAGAACGGCTATCTTCCCTTGTAGCATATTCCAATATATGAAGGGTGTTAATGATAGAGAAGGTACACCAAACTATGATTTGTATCGTTTGGCATTGCAGTCAACTGCAAAGAGAATTTATCCAAATTATGCAAATGTGGATTGGAGTGGAAATGCTGGTTATGATGTAAATGACCCAAGAACGTACTTTAGTACAATGGGGTGCCGTACTGCAAATGGTTGGGATATTAACGGATTTGGCCAATTAAAGGACGGTAGAGGCAATATTTGCCCTGTGACGATAATCTTACCAACATTAGCAATGGAAGCCAAGGAAACCACCTTAAAATCGCTCTCAGAGGGTGATGAGAATTTTGAGGCAGAACATAAGGCTAACTTTATCAAACTTCTTACAAAGAAGATTGGTGAAGCAAAGGATATGCTTATTGAGAGATTCAATTGGATTGCAGCACAGAGACCATCATCTGCAAAGTTTATGTGGGAAAACAATACAATGGCTGGTTATAATCCAAAAGAAGGTGTTATTTCTGCATTAAAGCACGGAACACTCGCTGTTGGAAATCTTGGTTTGGCAGAATGTTTACAGATAATTCTTCATACAGACCATACAACTGATAATGGTATGGAATTTGCAAAGGAAATATATACTTTATTCCAGAAGAAGTGTAAGCAATATAAGGAGAAATATAAATTGAATTTTGGTGTTTATAATACACCTGCTGAAAGCCTTTGTCACACAGCATTGAAACGATTTAAGAATAAGTATGGTATTATCAAGAATGTTTCAGATAGAGAGTATTTTACCAATTCAATGCATGTTCCTGTTTGGCATAAGATTACTCCATTCGAGAAGATTGATATTGAATCAGAATTAACAGGATTTAGTTCTGCTGGCTGTATCACTTATGTTGAATTGGATAGCAGTGTTAAGAATAATCTTGATGCACTTGAAACCGTAGTTAATTATGCAATGGATAAGGATATTCCTTATTTCGCAATCAACATCCCAATTGATAATTGTATGGATTGTGGATATAGTGATGAGATGAATGACACATGTCCTGAATGTGGAGGTCATAATATTCAACATTTGAGACGAGTAACAGGTTATTTAACAGGTGACTACAAGACAGCATTTAACGCTGGTAAGGTAGATGAAACAGAAGATAGAGTGAAACACATTAAGGAATTATGATGCTATGAATATCAAGAGCATAACATATCCAGATATGAACAATGGTTTAGGGTGTCGTGTTACATTATGGGTAACAGGGTGCCCTCACCATTGCCCATTTTGCCACAATGAAGAGCTGTGGGATAATGAAACTGGAAGAAAATTTACAGAGGAAGATGAAGAAAAGATATATGAAATATTGAAGCTTCCTTACATGAAAGGACTTACTGTATCAGGTGGAGACCCATTGGCTCCGTATAATCGAAATGATGTAATGAAATTCTGCTCAAAGGTCAAGACATTCTTTCCTGATAAGGATATTTGGCTTTATACTGGATATCAATTGGAAGAAATTAAAGAAAAGCCTTCTATGAGACCGATACTATATTTTGTAGATTATATTGTAGATGGTTTATATGATAATAATCTGAGAGATATATCATTGAAGTTTAGAGGGTCAGTAAATCAAACCATTTGGGAAAAATGTGATATTGCAACCTTTAAAGTGAGTGATTTGAACAATTAAACAGATAATAGCAAGAGAAAATTAGATAATATGAAAATATTTTTCGAAATTCTCTTGTTTTTAAAAAAATATAGTGGTATATTTGCAGCAGTTATTTTGAAGTTTAACTTTTAAATTTAATGTTACAATGAGTAAATTCAAGGTTAATGAGAGAGTTGTCTCAGTAGATGGTGGAAAGATTGGTGTTATTAAGGCACGAGAGACTGTGCATGATGGAAAGAATACTACCATAAAATATATGGTATCTTTCGGAGAAGGCATGGATAATTGGAAGATTATGACTAAGAATCAGATTTCTAAGATTCATAAGCCTAAGAAAGAACAGTGTTACACTAAGGTTGTTAAGTTGAGTGATGGTAAGGTTCTTACATTTGTTGCAACAACATTCAAGATTCAGTATGATGCTGAAGTGAGTGTTCCTGAAGAGTTCCTTATTGATACTGAATATGAGGATTCACCTGAATCCGTTAAGATGCCTATCACTAAGAAAGGTAAGGTGTTGAATATCGGATTCTCAATCTATAATGGTTCTGATGAATATGATGAGAAGATTGGATATAAGTACGCAAAGGCTCGTTGCAAGAAGAAGCCTTATGTATCTATGATGTCAACTTTCGGTGGTGAGTTTAACCAGTTGACCGTTGATAAGATTATTGAAGCTAAGGCTGATTACATCGAGAATCATCTTAGTAAAATGAAGTTTAAGTAAATATCAGTGCTCCCTTTAATACGAAGGGCTTAAAAAAAAATTAAAAAATATTTTCATATGATTGTGAGTCATCGTTGTGAAACGCTGGCTCATTTTTTTTATTTGTATTATTGGCGTTGAAAAACTATATTTTAATATAATTATAGGTAATAATAGATAGCTTATAAATGGCAAGAAAACAATATTTTGGGATTAAATATCCATTTACAAATAGTAGTTTTGAAAATTATGAATTTGACCTAAATAGGAATCAAAAAGATAGAGTTGCAAGTGAGTTATTACACTTGTTATTTACTCCTAAAGGTCAAAGATTGAGAATGCCTGAATATGGTACAGATTTAATTCAGTATATATTTGAGCCTAATGATACAACTGTTTGGGATGGAGTCAAGAAAGAAATTCAAAATGTTGTTTCTGTATGGATAGAAGGTGTTACATTGAATGATATTCAAGTAATGGCACAAGAAGATGGTAGAGAAATCTATGTTAGAATTGACTATTCAGTAAAAGAAGGAAATAATACCTATAAAAACAGCATTGCTGTTGAACTTTAAATTAAATAATAGTAAGAAATGGCATCAAAACATATCAATTACTTAAATAGAGACTTTGACAGCATTAAAGAAGAGCTGATTAACTATAGTCAAGAGAATTATCCTCAATTATCTGATAACTTTGGTAATGATTCAAGTATTAGTTCTTGGATTATTGATTTGCTTAGTGATTGTGTAGATTCATTGAACTATCATATTGATAGAACATTTCAAGATACTCAGTTAGATTCAGCAAATTCACGTTCTTCATTGCTAAATATGGCAAGGTTGAATGGGTTGAAGATACCTGGCCCAAAGGCAGGAACTGTTGAGGTTAAATTTTCTTGTTTATTACCTGCTGGATATACGACAAGTGATGGAAATACAGATATTTCTCAACCAAATTGGAATTATGCTCCTTTAATTCAAAGGAATTGTGTTGTTGCTGCTGGTAGTTTATCATATACCATTGATGAAAACGTGGATTTTTCTCAACAATTCAATAAATATGCTTATTCTAATCGTTCTTATAGTCCAAAGAGAAATAGTAATGGTGATATTACAGGATATACAGTCACAAAAACAGTTTTAGCAACAGCTGGAACGAGAAAAGTATATAAAAAGATACTTTCAAGTAATGACGTTGAGCCATTCATGGAAATATTGCTTCCTGATAAGGATGTAATGAATATTGAATCTATTATTTTTAAAGCTTCATCAAATATCAACGTTTCTCCTGAAATATCAGAATATTATGTTGATGAAGAGGAATATCAATTCAAGGATAGTGCTATTACAACCTATAGATTTTTTGAAACTGATTCATTTGTAGACCAATGGAGATGGGGAACATATATGTCTAATATGGATAATGAAATTATTGAGGATAAATTCAATCCTGAAGCATATGTTGATTATACAGAGAGTGGTGGGACATCAAGTCAAAGAATTACACGAATATACAAGGGGCAATGGAAGCCATTGAGACAGAAATTTATTACAGAATACACTGATAATGGATATATGAAGATTATATTTGGTCCTGGTGTAGATTATCAAGAATTTGAAAAAGGTATTACTAATTATAGCCAATATAGAATGGCTAATATCATCAATAATGATATGTTGGGTGTATTACCTAAGATTGGTTGGACTATGTATGTTCTTTATAACGTTGGTGGTGGTATTGAAACTAATGTAACGAAGGGCGCAATCAAGACTATTCAAACCATGCAAGTTGATTTTCCAAAAGCTACTGATAGTGGTTTTACATCAACGATTCAATCACAGATTTTACGTTCTATGAGTGTTATCAATACAAGTGATGGATTAACAGGTAAAGATGCACCTTCTACAAATGAAATAAAGTATTACATCAAGTATAATACAGGTGCTCAGGATAGATGTGTTACTGTAAAGGACTATCAATTAAGGTTGATGCAAATGCCTCCTAAATATGGTGCTCCATTTAGATGTTCTGCAATGGAAGAAAACAATAAGATTGTTCTTAGTTTATTAGAATTAGGGCCTGATGGAACATTGAGAAATAGTATTCCTAATACACTTGTTGAGAATATTGAATCTTACTTATCTCATTATAAGAATCTTTGTGATTATATTGAAATTAAGTCTGGGAAGATTTATAATGTTGGATTCTTGATTGACTTATTCATTGACAAGTCTTATAATTCTGCCGATGTACAATCAAGTGTTGTAAGTACTGTTCAAGATTATATGGATGTGAATAATCATGATATGGGAGAGGATATTTTCTTAGGCGATTTAAATAAAGAAATATCAGCATTGGATGGTGTTGTTGGATTGATTGCGTTGAGTGTATATAAGATAAGTGGTGGTTCTTATAGTTCAGATAAATGCCCACTTCCTTCTGTAGATGATACAAATACATCGAATTGTAATACAACAACAAATACAGCATACAATATTGGTGGTGGTGCAATAAGTGAAAAGATTGATTTAGATAATTTGGATTCAGTTTTAGTAGGGGATAATCTTGCTATGTATGAAATTAAGAATCCTAATTATGATATTCAATTAAGAGTTAAATTGGTTTAATATAAGATGGCTAATAAGAGTTATAGAATAAAAACAGGTATCAATGAAGATAAATATGTAAGTGTAAACTTGAAACAAGGTGTACACATGCTGAACATATTATCATTGAATATCAATACGGAAGATGGTTATTATGTACATAATTCTAATTATGGTGTAATTGTTGGTAGAGTATTAGCTAATGATTCATTTGGTGTGCCTAATGTGAAAGTATCTGTTTTTATTCCAATAACTGAAGACGATTATAATGATGATATTTTATCAAATATATATCCTTTTACTACATTACAATCAATAGATAATGATGGTGTAAGATATAATCTTGTTCAAAACAAGGATAGTGATTCTATTGGTACGTTTCCTAATAAGAGATTTGTATTGGATAATGATGGAGAGGTTGAGATATTTGATAAGTATTGGAAATATACAACAGTAACAAATCAGAGCGGCGACTATATGTTATTTGGAATCCCAACTGGAAATTGTCAAGTACATTATGATTGTGACCTTTCTGATATTGGTATGATTTCCCAAAAACCTTATGACTTTATCAATAAAGGGTATAGTGCATCGTTATTTAAATCACCAACAGAGTTCTTAGATGATGATTTGAATAGTGCAATACATATTTTATCACAAGATAAATCTGTATATGTATGGCCTTTCTGGGGAGATGAAAGTAATAATGATACAAGTGATACAAACAATGTAATTGGTATTACAAGAAATGATATCAATTTGGATTATACATTTGAGCCTTCTTGTATTTTTATGGGAAGTAGTATCACTGACTCAGACGGTACATATATTGGTATTTATGGAAACCCTAATGGTAACACAGGTAAATTTAATTCATTATCAACAAGTACTGGAGATATTGAAATAATTAGAAAAACTATTGATGGTAGAGTTGAAGCATTAAAAGAGAATGTTCAAGGTATTATTGATGGAAATGGTGTGTGGTGTTATCAGATTCCAATGAATTTGGATAGAATTGGAATGGACGAAGAAGGTAATATTATAGCTATCAATAATCCTAATAAGGGTATTCCTACGAGAGCGAGAGTTAGATTTAGAATTACACTTACAAGTGCAAATAACGAATCAACAGGAGAATATGCTGTTAAGATGCTTGTTCCTAATAACCCTAAATTAAAAGGTGTAAATAATAGTAGTAGTGTTAGTCAACCAATGATTGATTCAAGCTATGTTACTGATAGTGATTGGGATAAATTTTACGAATTTGGAACTGAAACACCTGATTGCTGCTTTAGGGATTTATATTACGGGAAAATATATAGTGTAAAAGAATATTATCCGAGATTTCAATATGGACTAAGAAGTCCTTATCATACAACTAAGGACGAATATTCTTATTCTTATAAGGGATATCCTTATGGCTATGCTATGCCGTTTTCATGTATTTCATCTATTGATAGAGGTGGCTCTACAAATGCTTTTCCTTATAATACTATGTATTCTGGAGCTGAGCATAAGAACGACTCAAAAACAAAGGAATGGTTTGATGAAAATCTTGTTTATGATTCATTGGTAGAGAGTTATCCGAGTAAGGGATTGCAATTCTGTTTTGAGAATGATTGGATAAACGGTTGTTTATATTTTCCGAGAGTTCTTATTAAATATAGCACCACAGATGGTACATATAGATTTTTCGGAAGTGAAGATAGCTATAGCGATGGTAGTGTTTATATTTCAGGAAGGCACAACATAAAATATGAAAATGGTATTTTTGGTGTTAAAGATATAGAATCAAATAAATGGGATAAAGATGAAGAAAAAGGAACTGAATCAGGTTCATCTAATGTAAACACAACTTATTATTCTGTCATCAAATTGAATACAGGCATAGTAAAAATGACTAAGAATCGTCTTGGTTCTAATGTATTTTACTATAGCTGTGGTGGCAAAACTTTATCAAGTGAAGTATTTCAAAGATTGTACGCAACAGATATTATTCTTCTTGGCAATATTGATAACATATATGATAATTTACCTAATTTAGCTGATAAGTTGCCTTCTACTACTTGTATTTTCCCTCCTATTGGCGTTCCTGACACATTTAATGAGGCTGGGATGAATATGTGTTCTACACACGAGCAATTGAAGCAGATGTATCATAAAGAATCAGATAACGATAATGTTGATATATTTGCGAGTGTAGATAAAATAGAAGAGGATAATTATAAAAAGAGCAAGGACGCGGAAAAATTCTATAAGTATTGTTGTGATTCATGGACTAATTCTGGTATTAAAGAAAATGAAAAGAATTGTAGAGCATCTTTGTTAAGAAGCTCATTGTTTTTTGGTTATAAGGTTAAAGAAGCGCAAGATTTCTTATGTTACTTCCCTGATTCATTTGCAAATTTATCAAGAATATGTGAATTGGATGTTCAAAATGACCATTCATTTTATAGGCATGGGGAGTTATATCCTATCAATGGTATTATTGATGGTTTTGATATTATAAATGATGAGAATCGTTCAATGTTTGCATCAATGAATTATAATATTACAGACTATTATATTGAAACTGGTACAAATAGACGAAAATACTTATTTACACCATTATATTTAACTTGTTTTGAAGGTAGATTAGGAAGTTATTGTTCAGATAATTATTTGAGCGGAGTTGGACCATATAAAGAATATACTGATAAAAGCTATGTTATGTTCAGGTATGGGAGAAACGGCACATTACAATACAATGGAATTACTTCAACAAATATAGAAGGTTGTAATTTCAGTAAGTACGGTGGGAAACTGTTTCTCACTGAAAATTCATTGTATTTTTATTTTGGTTTGAGGGCTGGTATGTCAGCTATTGATGTGTATAGAACGAAATATTATTCAAGCAATGATGAAAATGGAGAATCATCAACAGAATCAGATGAAGGTGCTAATATTATTAGTTATGAAATATTGAATTCTGATAGTTGTTATTCTGAAAAAGATGGTGTATTATATTCTATATGTTCATTCAATATTTCTTCTATATTAACAACACCTATTACATATTCATTAAGTGATTATTCTGGTAAGGTGGTTGCAACAGGAAAGACTGATAATGATTCTTATGATTTTACTGTTGATAATGTTCCAAGTGGGCAAATAACTATTTCTGTTAGTGGTGCTAATAATTATACTGCATCTCGTTCATTTTATATTTCATCTGATATTTTATCAATTGATTATAGCCTTGTTAGTGGCCAGTATAATGGATTTACAATTAATAAAATAAACGGATATTCAATAAAGAAGTGTGAGAGAATAGATAGTGTTGGTCAGAATTTTTCTGCAAGTGTTGAGAATGATACTTACACGATTATATTTGAAAATGCTCGTGCTGAGCAAGCAAGTAATGATGAAAGAACGTTTTATTTTCAATCTTTTGTTGATAGAGTTGATGTAAAAATATTATTAGGTAATTGTATTAAGTATTATAAAACAATATATTTGATTGTAAGTAGTGAAAGTAGTGGCTCACTTGATGAAATACGAGCAATCAATAAAATGCCATTAAAGTATATTGCTAATTATCCAAATTCAAGTGCAAATACGGAAGATATAAATGCTAATAGCTTGGTTTTCCCATCAGAATATGGGCAATTTATAACATATAGTGGTGATAACATTACTGTTGATGTGTATAATTTTTCAAGTGTTAATAAAGACCAAGGTATTCAGTATATGTCATATATGATGCAAGCTTTGTTCGGATATAGCGATATGAATGTTTCTACATTTTCAAATAGTGATGATTGTGAACCTGTTATTATATTTCCTTCAACTTTGTCATTTAGTGGAACTACACAAATGACAGCTGATGAAGCGTGGAATTTTCAAGCTAAGGCAGAAAATGTTCAAGTATTAAAACTTAGTTCAGATAAAACAAGTGTTGATGCTGAAAATGAAATTTATTTACCTCATTTAGTTGGCTCTAATTATCCTACTGGATATAATAAGAATTCAAACGTAAAAACACATAAAAGGGGTGATAATGAAAGTGGTTATATTGAAAATGAATCATTGAAAAATGTAAATGGTCAGAGCGCTGCTTATAATGCGGTTGCATTTATTAAAAAAAGTGAAAGTGGTGAAGATTCCCCTGTTGATGGTGTTTCTCCAAGAAAGACAGGTATGAGTTTCCAACCTAATGATGTTGTTAATTATTATAAAATTAAAACGGTTGATAAACGAATGGATTATGAATTTTGTTTATTAACGCCATTATTACTTCCAAGTGGATATGATAAGTATAATATTACGGATGGTAATTTAGCAATCAATAAAGGCTCTTATTCTATAGCAATATATGGCGGTATTCGATTCGATTATGATAGTAATGGAAAACAAACTTCATATGCTTATGATGAAAATACTGGAAAAATATATAATAGTCCAACACACCTTGCAGTATTATATAATTGGGATATAAATGAAAGTTATAATAAGATATCTGTTTCTGGAAAAAATATTCTTGAATATGGTGGTGTTAATGAAGAAACTTTAAGTGTAGGAAGTATCAATAGAAACCCAAATGTTAATGGAGAAGGAATTGATGTAGTTTCTTATAATATTTCAAATGCTTTGAGTGGGAATGACGCATTTCATGTTAGTTTAACAGATTGTTCTCCAGTTCTTATGTCATTTAATGATGTTGTTACACCTGGAAATAGTTTGAATTTTAATATAAGCTATAAATCTGGTATTAAAATAAAAGATAAATCAGATACAATTTCTTATGATATTTTATATACATATAATGAATCAGATAATTCTTATTATGGGTCATTTGAAGGCTCATCATTAGAATTTAATATTGCAAACGATGAATTGTATAGTGGTAAAACTTATACAGATGTATATTATAAAGGTAGCCATTATTCATCTAATGAAAGTGATACTGAGTATCCGTATATGTTTAATATATTTGCGAATAGAGAAAGGAAAAATGAAATATCTATTTTAAGATATGGCGCTAGTGGTAAAACGGTTGGTATTTATCAAGAATATTCTGTTTATCCACGTATAACTAATAGTAATGTAAACATTGATGCTAATGAGGATTCAAAATATTATGTATATAATAATAATGGTGATTTCGTACCTGATTCTCCTATATCAGGTATTGGTTTCGCTTTGAATTCTAATTCTAATAAATTTGGTGCATATGATTATATAACAATCCCAACAAGAAAGTTATATCAAGAGGAAACATATAATCAATTAAAACAAGGAATGGTATTTAATAGTGGGTATATATATTACGCATCTAAAATAACTACAACTCTAAGCCATAATTGTTTATATGTTCAATTGACGTCTCCAATTGTTGATAATAGTAAATATAATACAGATGGAACTGTTACAATAAGCAGTCTTACAAAAGATGCCTACCAAATTCACCAAATTGGTGAAATTGAAAAATGTTGGCTACCAAATGATTCGAGAGGTGATTACATGATAATATTTAGATATAGTAATTGTAGGTTTGTTATTTCTCCAGTATCTGATGAAAAATCAATTCAAGATTTATTAGATGAGTATGGCGAAAATGAATTTCCGTTCTATTTTAAGATTAAGAATGGTATGCAATATAAAGTAAATATTGAGCTTAATAGATTAAAGGCATAATATGGAAGTTAAGTTAAATCAATCAAAATATATTGGTTCAGAAAAGAAAAATCAAACAATAAAAGTTGATTTAAGCAACGATAAGCATAATATCTTAAATGATAGTTATAATTTATCAATTGATAAATATGGTGTTTATTTGAATGAAAGATATGCTTGCCATAAGATAAGACTTACTGCTCAGGTAAATCTTATTGCTTCCAATATATTATTTAATTCAATTACAGAAATTACAAAGGATGAAGATTCAAATGATTGTTCTTGTTTGAATTTTTATCCAACAACTATATCAGGAACAATAGGCAAAGATAAGTATTCTTATGAATGGGGAGGCACTAATATTATAGATTGTGTTAGAGACACACAAATTACTTATGATGGTGATGATAGCAAGAATTATACATATCATTGTGGGATTGATATATTAAACAATCATATATTAAGGTCAAAGTTACCATACCCTATATATAAATTGAATGGTGCAACAAATCTTCCATCGGAATTTAATACTATTCAAGATTATTTGAGAGATTCTGTTGAGCAAAAGAGCTATATAGATAGTGTAATTCAAAACAATATAACGAAAAGCGACGAAAGAGAAAAGCCAAAAGCATCACATATCTATAATAAAAATAACATATTATCATTTCAAGAAACTTTATCGAAAAAGATTGAAGATAGAAATGGTTGGCTTGGGTTTGTAAATGAAAATAAGATGATGACTCTTACATCTATGAATAAAGATTTAGGTGTATCAAGAGTAATCAATAATAAGCCTAATCATTCATTCATTGAGTTTTACCCGGATAGTTCTTGTTATAGCTTAATACCTTATTATAACAAATCACGATATAGAAAAGAGAAGAATTGGGAATATTGTTTATGTTACCCTTATTCTTCAACAACAGAAGGTATATCATGTATCAATGAAAAAATAGATACATTAAAGATTGCTTATATTGATGAAAATTTCGCTGATTCAGATGGCAAAGAGAAGACTTGTATTTATAGTGTTTCAAAGCATGGGCTACAAGTTGGTGACTTAGTGAATATATATAGGTCATCAGATAATGATTCTGTTAATGAATTAGCTTATGAAAATGTTGAAGTGAACGGAGTTGTAGATGATTACTGTTTTTACGTAAAACTTGAATCATTTATTTGTGATGATTGGGTAAAAATATATGATACCGAATTATTAGAATCAAAAGGAATATCAATTAGTAATACAGGTGAATATAAATATAGAAGTGTGGTTGTAACTCCTATAAACGATTATTTGAATGTTGATTTCTTTGAAGATGAGGATAATTTAGGTTCTCAAAACTTATCATTTGCAAAGGTTGTAAATGATATTCAATGCAAGTATTATGTAAGAATATTTTCAAGATTTCCTAACTTTGAAAGTATGACTGGAGAAGTTAATGAAGATACAATCTACGGTCAATATGATAGCGATACAAAGAACATTGAAGAATACTCAAAGATAAAATATGAAAAACAAAGCAATCAAATTAAATTAGGTTTTTCAAAGAATATATATGGTGATGATTTATCTCAAATTGTCTATCTTGATGATATTGATATAGATAATATCAAGGATAATTTAGGTAGACCGTTAACATCATTATATTTAATGTTCTTTAAAACCAATTATGGGTATAGAGAATGGTACAATGGTAATGTCAAAGATAAGAACGTAGAACATTCCCATTGTTTTGGTAAATTAAATTGTGGATTAAAATATTCAGATTATATTGATGATACTAAATTCGAAGATGGCAATATAAGTTATATGCACAACTGCGTTGGTGGAAAACAAGGCTTTTCATTGAAACCATTAACAGGAAATGATGACGATGAGATAGTTTATAGTGCTCAGACTTATTTTTATGGGGATTTAGTTGAATACTCTGATTACAACTGTAAGGAAACTGTATTGCAGAAGATTTGTCATAGATTTAATACAGTACAGAGAGAATTAAGAAATAATTCAGAATTATCTAAACGAAATCAATTTAATACATCATCAGTAAATTATGATGAAATAGTTAGAGATGATAATGATAAAGATGGGTTTATGATTCAGACATTTGAATATGATAAATATCCTACAAATCATCCTGAAGGATATTATTATGAATCCAATTATGAAATACCCATAAGAACATTTTCAAGGTTTGTAAAAGAGTCTATTCCCACATATTTATCCATATTATCTATTATTGAAGATAATACAAGGGAATATGTATTTACAACAGGAGAAGAAAACCATATAAACAAGGATGATAATGTTTATTTATATGATTCAGATAAGGATGAATTATATAAGTGCGAAGTTGTAAATGTATTATCAACAACAAAGATTAAGTTGAAAGTATATAGTGATGATGATAATGAGAATTGTGTTGGATTAACAAAGAATAAGAATGGTATATTAAAAAACAATTATAAATTATATATTCGTTATGATAATATTCCATATTACGCTACTTATTTAGGAAATAGTGGCGGTATATATAGATGGAGAGATGTAATTCAGAACGGATTTGAAGATATATCTGATTTGGTAGAAGAATATCCATTTACGAATGGTTGTTTGTATGTTAACTCACAAATCAATATATTTTTAAGAAGGCAAGACCCTGATGGAACAAGAGGATTATTTGTTCAGCCAAACTTAAATACATCTATTTTACTTGGCACAATCAATCCTATTGAAAATGGTACATCAACAAGTGCAGATTATTCAATAAGTGAGAGTGAAGCATCATGTTAAAATATAAATATAGATTAAGAGTTGATGATAGTTCAGAAGAGATTAAGTTAGATGATTTTTATATCTCTTCTGACTTATCGTATATAAGTGGTACAACCAATGACAAGTATGCCATATCTAAAGGAGATAAAGTATCAATTTCATCAGCATATTTTCCAAAGTTAATTACACTTCCTGTTACTTATATTGAATCAGTGAAGAGAAATGGGTATATTGGAGTAAAGAAAGAATTAGACATATATACTCTGTATTATAAGGATAAAAGCTGGGAAGAAATAAAAGATTATGTGGTAAAATATGTTGAATATAATGGTAACGTATATTATCAAGATACATCAAATAAATTATTACTTTCTTTCTATATTGATGGTGTTGTATATCAAGAACAAAATGATGCATTAAAGCTTTCAATTATTGAAAAAGCGTATATTGAAAATAATAAGGTAACTATTGATGATATTGAATATGATGTTATTTTGGATAAAAACAATAATAATGTTCTTTTCATTGATAGTGCTGGTTATTCATTTAAGAAATTAGATTCATGGGATATATCTCATGTTTCCTATCAATTTGAATTTGTAAAGAAGATTGCTATTGGTAACAATAATGATTTAATCATTGATTATACATCATTAACAAGATATGGATATAAACCATATATTAGTTATAAGGGATATAGAAAGCCATTGAAACCATTGATAGATTCAAATGGTGAATTTGAAGGAATTGGTGTAGTGGCTGGTGGAACAAATTATTTTTGCAATTGCATTGAAGAAACAGAATCTTATGATGATGATACAAATGGATATTTGAACAATATCTATGATAAAAATGCTTACATGAAAAATGATAATGGTTATGCTACAATGGAAATAAATGGAGCAGAGCATATCATATCATTTGAACCAATGAAGGTAAATAATGGTAAGATTATTTGCATTGAATCAAAGCAAGAGAATTTACCTATATTGATTGGTGATACCATTATTGCTGATTGCAACAACGCAAATCAAAAATTGATTGTAAAAACAGATGGTGATGAAAGATATGTCGTATTTAATGGAGTTAGATATAAAGAGATTGACAACTTATTAGATACTGTCATAATCAATGATAATGAATATCAAATTTCATATAGTGGAGATAGTGAATATCCATATGTAGGCATGATTGCTACTTGTACATTGGATGATGATAGTGTTATGTATTTTAAAGTAACCAATGTAGATGATAATTATCATGCAACAAGTGTAAAGAAGGTTGATTATAATGACGGTAAGTTTAGTGATTCATATACAGTTAAATATGAAGATTCAACACTTGTATATGATATTGCTCCTGAATATAAGGTAACAAATTACAGTGGATTTATCATCAATAATAGAAAATGTAAGATAAATCAGGTTTATACCAATAAATTAGTTGATAGTGAAAATAATACAGAAGAAGAGGTATTATCTTATGAGTATGTATTATTGGTTCAAAGCTATAAGTATAAGTTAAATGTAATTGATACGGTTGGCAATAATAAGATATTATGTAATGTTGAAATAAATCCTAATATATATGAAAAAACAGAATATAGAAATTTGATTGATGAAGCAATTACATTATTATCAACAAATGATTGTATTTTAACGAAGAAGGAAAATGCTTTTGGCACAACTGATTTAGAACCAATTTCATGGTGTGTTAACGCAATAAATGCATCAGGATATAGCTCTACCTATGAATTAAGTGATATACAAAATAACATACAAATATTAAAAACTGGGGTATATTTAACTTTTCCTATCACATTATCAAATAACAATGACTATTCGCATAATCAGGATGATTTAGTAACTCTGTATCATTATAATGAAAAAGAGGATGAATATATCAATGAGTTAGTTGATATGGAGAAAGATATGTATATGCCTGTTATTATGGATTCTAATAATAGTCCTAAGATGATAAATTCAATTGAATTTAATTTACATTTTAGAACAAGAGATTTAGATAATAATTGGCAAATCTATCAAGATGGTGAAACTAATGATAGTGGTGTGAATAGTTCTATCAATCATAAAATGTCTAATTGGTTTATTACTGATTATTATTCATATAATAGAAAAAAGGATATATTTGAATTTAATAAATTAGTGAAACTATCTGATTTATTAGGCTTCTTATATTTTACAACAGATGATGTTAAGTATCAGCAAAAGAAATTAACCAATTCATTTTTGAGATTGACTTATTATGATTCAAAGAATCCTAATACACAAAATATGTTAGGAACATCAACTATATTCTTTGATACTGAGAAATATTATAATGTAATTTATGGGAATAAACCATCATATTGTTTCTTTGAAGATGTATCTCAATATGATAATGAAGATTCTGATTGGATTGTAAATTATGATTACGGAGCAACAGTTTTGAGTGAAAGGTACACAGGAATATTTGATGTAGATACAATATCAAGCTCATTCTTGGGGAATAATGTTTACTTTGATTATGATTATACGGGAGATAGATTGGATAGCAAATTAGTGGCAAATAATCCTTATATTGTAAATTCAGGTTCTAATGAAAGTTTTAATGCTTATATATTAAAATATTTTGCAAATAAGGAAAAGAAACAGACAATCTATCTAATGTTTGAATTTTTCCATGCTGGAAAAGGAAGCAGATTACCGTTTATTATTCCAACAGATGAAAATAATAAAGCAATATCAAATTGGACTCAATCAAATTTGGATAAATTTAAAGAAGGATATGCTTTAAATGATATTTATCGTAGATTATATGTTCCAATTGAAATATCATATAATAATGATTTAAGAAGATTTGTATATAATATTTCTGATGATAATAATTATGCTAAAGCGATTGTCAATGGAGATAAATTGGTATTCAATCTTTTTGAATTGAAAACTAAAACAAGTTATACATCTTAGATAAGCCATGCATAAGATTCAAAAGACAATATCTTTAGATACATATAAGGCAAAGGTTCCTTTAATCTATCCTTCTATTAAGGATGGAAAGATTAACTATATAGATAAATCTTCAATATCGGAGAATAAAAATGCAAATTATGGCTTAATTCCTTTATTGGTAAATGAAGCTATTTGTGGCGGATATTCATCATTTACTGAATCAATGGCTAATGTTTATAGTGAAAAAACATTATCATATAATACATTGAAAGAATGGTATGATGAATTTAATTCATACTATGATTTATTGTATTCAAATGTATGTAAAAAGGTATATGCCAATGCTATTGAATATTATGATGATTTATTAAGCAATTCATTTGAAGATAAGAATGAGTATGAAACATTAGATGCTACGTTTAATGAGCATGGTGGTAGCTTATTCTATAAGTGGTTAAATGATTGTTATTTTGGGTTGCTTGATTTAAGACATGAATATAATGAGGCGATAACTTTCTATACGAATTCACCATTTCACATAAGTAGAACTATCAATGAATGGATTGAATGTATTGATAAATTGGATTGTAATAAGTATTATTATCCTGATGCAATTGCATTATATGCAAAAGTATATTTGTTATATAAAAGATTTGGAAATAACACAGAAATCACTAATCAAGAAGATTGTTGTGACTTTGAATATTATAAATCAATAGGAGGATATGATTTGTATTTGATATTAAAGCAATGGATTGATAAAATATCATCAAAGATTGATACTATCAATAGTTATGTAAAATCAGAATGGGAAAATTTAATTCCAAACCTATCAATTATTACGAATTTACAGCAAAAAGTTGAAGATTTAGGGGATTATAGTATATTTTCTATAGATTTCATTCCTGGTAGAGAATATACGAAGGGAAATGTATGTACTTATGATGATAATGTGTATATATTAACTGGAAGTACATCAGGATATAAAAAATCTGATGATTCTGATGAAATAATTATTGATTTGAAGCAATGGGCGAAGTATTCATCCTATTATTTTAATAATAATCCAAGTGAACAGAACAAGTATTCGAATGATTATAAATTAACTGGAACGACTCGTTCATATTTGGAAGAATTTAAGAGAAATGTTCCATTTGTAGATTTAATGGGTAATGAAATGCCCGGATATTACGAATATCATCAATCAGATAGCATATTTTCTCCACCTGAAGGTGCATTATTGGATTTACCTTATAGAGTAGGTGATTATGTAAGAGAAACATTAGATGATTCTGATAATAATATCTATAGGGGAAATGTATTATATCAAGCTAATGTATATTTGAAAGATACAAGTGGAAACACAATTGAAGATACAATCATAGAAATTCTTCAAAACGATGGTGTATCATCTCATGATAGTGAGATAGAAGAAAATATTGAAGATTATTCTGATATGTATGATGGAAATTTATATATTGATTTCATGTATTATAAAGGATGTTTATTTACGGTTGATACGAGTGGAAATGTTCATGTAAAGAAAGCAGATAATTCTGATTATTATACAGGAATAAAGTACATTGAAACTTGTACATTAACAAAGAAGAATTGTTCTTATTATACATCAAATGATTCGAAATATCCGTTGAAATATTATGAATTGGATTATGTAAATAAGGAAGAGTTTTACTTTAAAACAGTTGGAATAAACAAGGAAATACCTTTGGCAACATGGTATATGAATCCAAGTTCTTTTGATTCAAATGATGAGGTTGTTGCTCCTGCATTTAGAAAGGAAGAACTATTAGGATTTACATCACCAGAGATATTAAAAACACCTGAAAATGGTATTTATATCAATAGAGGGTATTTAACTGCATTGGATAAACATATAAGAATTGGTGAAATATCTTCAATAGAAACGTTGGAAAGCTATGGAAATGGCTTGTTCACGATGTTAAATAAGGAAACAGAAAGTAGTTTATAAGATTATGGCAAATGGTTTATATGGAGCTAATATTCCAGCACTAATAAATGATAATGATATTACAAAATATGTTGATATATATTACAACTATTCTGAAACGAGAAATAGTAGTGATGTAGAATCCTCTTATTTTACCAAGTTAGATGCTGAGAATTTGAAAAATGTTGCTCTTACGACAGATGATGATACAACAGATACAATTGTTGAAGGCTTATATAATTTGAAATTGCCTTCAAATGTATTTGGTTCAAAAGGATTTTATACAATCTATATAAAGCCGAAAGAAGTTGCTGTGACCATTGCTGATGTAGCTACATTAAAGGATTTTCCAAGTGTAAGAGGAATTGTAATTGATACTAAAAGCGTAGATAGTGATATATTAACTCAATGTAAAACTAATAATGGATTGGTTGGATATAGAATTATTTACAAGAATGATGATGGTTCACGTTCAAGTGATATAAGAATCGTTACATCTAATAATAGATGCGAGCCAGTTACGGTATCAACACAAACAACATCTTCTAATTCTTATGCTTATCAATTCAACGATAATGCTTCATATACATTCTTAACTGTTTCTCCTTCACTTCCTTTAAGTTTTAAGGCAAGTTCAGCTCCATTCATAGGTAAAAGTAGCCAAGATGTTTATCTTGTAAACACATTGTTTGAGCCTATTTGCATTGAGTTGGAGATGGTTGATAATGACGCAGATACAATAACTAATTTGATTACTGGTTCGCAATTAAGAGATTTGAGTAGAGGATTGATTACAACATTTGATACAAGTGGTAATATTATTGCCCAACATGAGTTGTCTACACTTAGAACAGATGATTCAGATGGTGCTCAATATGAATTGAAGTACAATAGAAGCAATAATATTGATTCAACACAAACATTAGAAGATAAAGTATCTGATTAACCATGGCGAAATACACAAAATCACATTCCAATTATAGACTCACACAAAAACACCAAGAGATAAACAATGGTACAATTCTTGAAAGAGATATTAGTACCATTGGTGGTGTTGATTCATTTGCAACAGGTCAGACACCTATTTATCAGAGTGGTAATTTTGTTATTACCGTTAATGATACTGTAACAGCAACAAAACATATCATTAAAAAAGGATGGCATCAGAATAGTGAGAGTGGCGATACATGGAATAAGCAAATATTAGAGAATTATGCAAGTGATGTAAATGGTTCTGTTGAATCATCAATTACTTTAAAGAATGATTTTGTTGATTTACGTTCATTTGCTTGTTATGGTTCTTTATATAGTCTTGTTGAAATATCTATTAGTGGTATTATTCAAAAATATCCTTATGAAATTTATATTCCAAAGAGAGATATTAGTGAAAAAATAACAACGTTATTAGATGGCCATAGTTTATTTGAATTAAGTAATCCAGCTTTAATTGATTTTTATACTGAGAATCCTACAAATTATGATGATTCAAATGAATTACATTATTTGCTTAATGGTGGATATAAGAATTATGAAGTAATTGATTCAGATGATAATAGATATGATTTAAGCCTATTAAGTGTAAATTCCGCTAAACTTTCTGATATTGTTGTTTCAAAGAGTGTAGATGTGCGAGTTAATGTATTAACATTGCCTGATAGTTCATATATAAATAATAGTACTTATTTTCATATTACAGAATCTGGAACAACTTTTACTTCAATTGTGTGGAATAGAACAAAATATAGTGTAAAATTCTATAATAAGGATAAGAATAATTTCAAGCTTGGCGCTAAATACTTTTTAAGATATATCAATGGTTCATTCATTGTTTTGGATGAAATGTGCCAAGAAGATGGAGATTTCTTAGGCTCTGTTAGCCTTATGTACAATAATGGAAAAGGATTGATAAATCTCTATGCTTTTGCTGACAAGAATGTAGGCGTTAAGTGTTGTAGTGAAACATATAGTGAAGAATTACATATAAGACCGAAAGAATCTGAAGGGTTTTATGATGAATTCTTAGATGGAATGAATCAATTTCAGAAATGCTTATTAGGCGAATATAGTAATACAAAATTCGTTGCTAACTTTGAGATATTAACTGAAACTGATAGTGGATTAAGAAAATCAACAGAGAGATTTGAATTACCAACAGATGATGGTGGGTATAATATTGATTCAAGCAGTATTGCTATGGAATCTTATGTTAAGAGATTAGCAAAAATTGCATTGAGATATGATGAAATATTCACTGATAATATGTATCGTCTTATGACGCATGAATCATTAAAGAATTTCGATTGGACGAGAAACTTTAATGGGCATGATAATGATACAGATAATGAATATGTTGATAATGGAGAAAAATTCAAGTCAATTATAAGAATCATTGGATTTGCATTTGATAATGAGAAATCATATATTGATACCATTGGAAATGTGAATAGTATTTCTTATGACAATCGTTCAAATATTCCTGATTATTTTTTAACTGATGCATTATCTTTAGATGGTTGGGAAACTACTACCATATATCCATTTGAATTGAAATTTACAGATTCTGAAGGAAATGAAGTAAAAGAAAATAAGGATGCAAGCATTGGTAGTGATGAAAGATATCAATGGGATGAATTACAAACAGGGAATACATATACACGTTCATTCTATGAAAATAATCAAGATATAATTTATCCTTATGGTTATAGTGAAGGTGAATTCTATCAGGCTTGTGTGAATGGAAAACCAACATTATTATCTGTACCAGAAGATAATGATAGTTCGGAATATTACGTTGAAAATGGTAGTGTAAAAAACATTATTAAGGATTATAGCAATCAAACTGAATATACCATTCCTAATATTAACAATGAGTTCATGAAGAGATTAAAAATGAATTCTCGTTATATATTAAGAAAGAAAGGAACAATTGATTCTATTGAATCATTATTATCATTATTTGGCTATAGAAGTAAGAGATGGTTTGACGCTTTAAACACAACAAGAGTTGGTGAGAAGTATTATAGCAAATATTATAACATTGAAGATAAAGCGCCATACGATTTTGATATAACTGAATATACAGCTTTTGTTGAACCTATCAAGGAGTCATGGGATGGCGTTCATGATATGTATAGTATTGATTTTTATAATTCACAGAAGAAGATTTCTTACAATACACAAACATATATCAATGGTGAATATGTATCATACCAAGGATTACCGATAGCATATAGAGATGTTGATGATAGTTACATTGATGATGATAATAAAGTCAATGAAAGACGATTATATCCTAACTTTGATAGTGATAGTATCTATGATGGTGGAATGTATTATCAAATGAATGGCGGTTGGCTTGATTATTGGCCTTATTCATTTGATGTTAGTTCAACTTTGATTCCTAATAGTATTGGAAAAACAAATAAGGAAACATATAGAAACGTAAAACAAGTAAAGAATCTATCTGAATTATTAAGTCAGAGAAGTTCAGTTCTTGAAGATAATGTTGTATTCTATGTCCTTGACTTATCAACAAATTATGCTGTTATTGGTGGTAGAATTTATGAATTGGCTCAGGAAGTAATAAATAATAATATTTATTATTATTTTAAGATTGTAGTCAAACTGTTTGGAACGAGTATTGGTGATTATTATTTCAATCAATATATAGACACAAAGAATTATAGTGGCGAAACTGTTACTTATGATTTAACTCAATGTGTTGATGGAACTATCATCAAGATATATTATCAGCCTGATGACACAGAACCATTCTATATTAGAGGATATAGTGAGAAAGGATTGGAGATAACTGTATGGGAAGGTGGTGCATTAAAGAAGAAAAGAGTATCAAAGGGTACATTAGGAGCACAAGAGGTAAATGAAAGTGAAACTATTTTCTCTGGAACAAAGATATTCATTAGTGGAAGTTGTAATAGTGATAAGACTATTGCAACAAATTACTTCAAATTAGCTAATAAGGATTATTCAAGAAGATTGAATTCTAATGGATGGGTTCAATTAACAAAGAATAATTCTGAATATATTAGATTAAATACAATTGTTGATAACTATAAAGGTAATAATCCTCATAGTGGATGTTTCTCTTATGATAATGGTTATGAATATATATCAAGATTTGATAGATTGTTTAAATACGCTTATGATAATAATTTAATCAATACTAATTGTTTTACTACTCCAGATGATACAATGGAAGAAATAAATAGTATTGGTTTTAGTGGATTAACTTCATCAAATGGATATAATTACTTTAAATATTTGAATAAGGATGGTAAAGTACATTCATTTGTGACTACAATGGATGTAAATGGCAATGAGATAAAATATGATTTAGATTCAAGTAAATTTATTAGTAGAAATTCAAATTATGATTTTGTGAATCAAAAAGAAAATGCTGATGGTGTAACCAATCAGATTATCAATACTAAGGTAATTGAAATTGATTTTTATTTAAAAGGTGACGATTTCTATTCTACAGAGTTCCAAGAACAAGCTAAGTATATTCAGGATAAGGTAATGCCTTATGTTGAACAGTTAATCCCATCTACAGCTATCGTTAGAGTTAATTTAAATATGAATATATTCAATTGGGTATATGATTATGATACATTGAATGATAATGATGGTGATGAAGGTATTTGGCATAATTATTTCTATTGGAAAGATGAAGGTATATGGGAATCAGGTAGCACGAAATTCAGTAATTATATTGCGCAAGCACAACTGTTAAGAGCTGATATAGATGCAAATAAATCCACCTATGACGTTTCTACAAATACTGATATGGCAATGGCTCAATACATTAGAAGTAAGACATATACAGGAACGACGTGGACCATTGCTTGTGGAACATTAGATAGTACCTTCACATCATATCTTGATACAAAGTATAAGGATTTTGCAACACAATCAACTTTATCATTACCTAATGGAGAGGTTCTTGAATTGCCTCATTTCTGGGCTGCTGTAAATGGTTTATATAATGGTTTTGGAGACCTTTGTGGATGGGCTGGGGATTTGGTTGAATATGGTGCTGATTTACAATCTGATTCAACAATTACATTCCCAAATAGTGGTAGATTCAGTAAATCAGATTGGATTGCAGATGCAGACGCTTATAATATTTATCAATCATATAGTTCTAATATTGTAGAAGGTATGAAAAATTATTATACAAGAACATTATCAGAACAATATAGAATTAACAGTTTCATTACTGAAAAGACTATATATGAAAGATATACAAGCTCTAAAAATTCCATATATTTAAGTGCGCTTGTTATTCAGAAAGGAACAAGTACAACATATGTAAAGATGGCAGCTGAAAAGATGCAAGAATATTTAGATAACAACAAATAATATAACATAAAGAAGAATCCTGATAGAAATAAAATCTATCAGGATTTGTTTTTAATAATTATACTAAATCAAAGAAATTATCATCAATAAACTTTGAAAAATCACTATCCATTGGTTTAGTGTCTTTCAATATAGTTGAAACGAAATCATTAAGAATTTCTTTATCTTCTTTATGATTGGTTTCTTTTTCTTTAGTTGTTTCTTCAATCATTTTAGTAGTTGATTAAAACTTCCTTATTTTCTTTGATATCTTCAATAGATGTAATGGAGAAATCATAATATCCGAAATCAGATGGGATATCAATATATTCATGTGTCTTATTTTCAATATCCCATATAACATATCCATGTTGAGTGATTGATTCTCCGAAATTCTGTTGAATAGGAGAACCTGCATAAACAATCTCACAATCTCCAGCTTTCATTTCCTGTCTTTTGTGAATATGCCCAGCAAATACATAATCACATTCATTGAATGTAGTTGGGTCGTTACCAACATCAGAAATGAATCCATTATAAAGTTTTCCACCAACAATAGAGCCATGATATAAACCAATCACAATGTTATCTGGCTGTTCATTTCGAGCATATTCAATATCAGGTTTATTCATTTCATCATAAATTGAATATAAAGCCCATGTAATGTTATCATCGAACGCAGTTCCACTTTCATAATCAAATACCATATCAAGGAAAACAGCATTGGAAAATTCAGCTGTTTGGAAAATTGCTGTAAGTGTATCAGTTCTTGATGAATTTGATTCAATAAGGTCATGATTTCCTGCAATACATAATACCTTACAAATGGATGATAATTGTCTAATAAATGTAGAAACAAAGACAGACAATTCATTGGTAACAATGTTCTTGCTATGAACTAAATCACCGCAAATAACAATTCTAATCTCATCATTACTTAAATTGTTATTACTAACATCTTCCTTAATACTGTTTACTAATTTGTCTAATTGTTCAGCATAGATATCCAACTTTTGATAGGTTGGCACATGAACATCTGCAATTTGATATACTCTCTTAATCATTATTCTGTTGGTTTATAATATAAAACATGATTTTCATCTTCAATAATATTAACTGATTCATCAAATGAATCCATTTGCTCTGGTGTAAGCTCGGCTACATTGCTAATTGTTAAGTATGGAGAATTAAGTCTAAAAACAGGTCTTGTTATTCTTCCATTACAATCAAATTCATTTAATATGTAGCGATTTCTTGTTTTTAAATAATTTTTTATTAAGTTCATTATTTGTTATAGTTTTTGGGTTGAATTTATGAATTGAATAATACCTTTTCTACCATATAATTGAAAGATTTTTGATGGGTCAAGTTCTCTTTCATCTACAGGAATAAAGATGTATCTAATTCTATTTTTTAATCTTCCTTTATCTAACGTCTTGTATAAAGCTTTTGTTGTTTCAATTGCATCTCCATCAAGGAATATATTGATATGTGCATTTGCATTATCAAATAAGGCATGATATAGCTTAAAATCCTCGTTTAATGCTTTCCCCAATAAAGGAATTGAATTAGGAACGACAATGCTATCAAATGGACCTTCAACAAGAGTTATATCGGCATTCCATTGAACCTTATTTTCATTGAAAATAATAGTTTTTCTATCTGCTTTTGCATTATCATACCTTTGCCTCTTAGGATTCTTTGTAAAATCTCTTCCAGTCCAGTAATTAACATCTCCAAATTCATCATATGATGGCAAAATAATGCGATTTGAGAGCTTTTTATTGGTTTCATGGTAAGTTGTAAAGCCAATGTTAAAATCTTCGATTATAGGCCAATCTATAGCCCTTTCTTGAAGGTATTTAAATGCTTTAGTGTCTTGATGAAGTGACTTATCTAATTTAATATATTCATTTGGTAATACAATTTTATTTTCAATGATATCATCATCTTCTCCATAATCAAAAATTTGTTCATTTGAATTAGAATTTATTTTATATAAAGAACTTTTCTTAAATTCTCTAATGCAATTCTTATATTCAGCAAGTAACATAGGAGAACCATACATTCTAATTAGTTTGAAAATGGTACCATGCATTTTATTATCAATACTCGAACATTTCCAACAATTGAAGATTCCACTTGCTAAATTTACTTCAAGATGAAACTTATTCTTTTCTCCGATACCTTCTCTTGACTGGCATCGTGGACAAGAAAATTGTAGCTGATATGATTCATCTAATCCATTTTTTGACTTACCCAAAAAGCAAACTAGAATGTCATACATTTTTTGAATTTCAGGAGCAATCATAGCTGAATTAGAATATTAAATTGTATTACATCACGTTTTGATATTAAATATCGTGTGCAAACGTACATATATTTTTCTTAATAATCAAGGAAATCACGTGTTAAAAAATAAAAAAGCTGCAAATACCTAAGTAAATGCAGCAAGAAATAATATGCTGCTTGATATATTTTAATTTAAATATGTAATTCTATGTTCTGATTTATCCCAATAAATTGTATCATATTCAACACTGTCATCATGGATAGATATATTCTTTGACTCAGGTGTATATTCACCATATTTTTCTTTATTCATTTCAGCAATAGCGCAAACACAAGCATCAGAAGCGTCAAAATTCTCTTTTTTCAATTCGCCATTCTTATCATATATCCAAGGAATTTCTTGAAAAATATCACTTACCTTTTGTTGAATTACAGTCTTTTTATCAACAGTCCAAGGATATGAACCAAATAAAACATATTTTGAATCTTGAATTGCTTTAACAATCTTTTTTGGTTCATATTTTTCTCCATTCTTATTAAACTTACGAATAGCCATCAATTCAGGGAAAGAATACTTTCGCGCATCATAAGAAGATATATAAATAGGAACAACATTGAATGTATTATAGATAACATCACTAATCATTCCATTAAATCTTAATAATGTTGCTACGGTATTTTGATTATTGCTTGAAAGGAGCGGTTCTTCAATGACAACTTTTGTAATTCCAAATTCAATAAATTGTTGAACAAATTCTTCAAAGCACTTTTTCTTTAAGAATAACTCTTCTGTCTTATTTATCTTCTTTTTAGTTGCTTTTGGGTTTATATGAGTTAATTCAATGACTTTTCCGTAATCACTACCATCATTAAGTAAGATACATACACCAATGGTTGCAGTACTTACATCTAAACCCATAATTATTTCTCTATTATTTTGACTTTCTTCCATAACAAAATATCTCTATATAAAATATAATAATTTAAATGATAATTTCAAGTGGCTAATGTAAGAAAAATTAAGAGAAAAATAATTTTTCAATATTTTTTACTATTTTACTTGAAAATACAAAACTAAATGAGTATATTTGCATCAGAATTTTTAACTTTATGGTAAACAGAGCATTGTTAGAGAAAGAAATAAAGGAATACTGTGATATAAATGAGATAAAGGACATTGCAGGATTCATGACACAGTGTTTGTTAACCGGGTTTAATATTCAAAAATATGGTATATCACCAGGAGATAATATTAAAAGGGAATCAGGAGATATACAAATAAACAAAGAAAACAAATCAAAGAAAGAAAAGACGGATAGTCATAAACTTGAAGTAAAGAAACACAAAATTAAAGTCAGAGAAAATGATTGAAATAAGTAAAAAAGGAAAAGTAAAGTTACATTGGAAGGTAACTCCTTATGATTATTCTCCTGAAAAGGCTAAAGAAATCATTGCGCTATTTGCAAAGAAATATGGTCTTTTGAAAGAGAATATTAAATTGTGTGCTGATTTTATTGTAGTTGATGAGAACGGAGAGAATAAATCTATTACTAATGATGTAATAGATAATATTCAAGACCCTATATTCCAAGAAAAATTATTTCAGGAATATATTAAAGTGAATGATGTTAAGAATTATGATTTTGATTATATTCTTTCAATAGATAAGGAACTTAACTCAAAGGTTGACTATCAAGTTTATGATAAGTTTAGAAAGTTTTCTCTTAAATGGATTAAGTTTTCTAATTTCCAATCATACGGTGAATCTAATTACTTTGATTTTACAACCTTAAATGGTATTGTCTTATTAAATGGTGAACCTGCTAATCAAAGTGGTAAGACAACTTTTGCTGTAGACCTTTTGCATTTCTTATTGTTTGGTAAATCAACAAAGGTAGAAACACAAGATGAAATCTTTAATAAGAATCTTCCTGAAGCTACAAATGTAACTGTTGAAGGATGTATTGTTATTGAAGGTGAGAATTATATCATTAAGAGAACACTTTCAAGACCTAAATTGTCTAATAGAAGTGCTAAGAGTAAGGTAACTCAAAAGGTTGAATATTATAGATTAGTAGGGGAGAATCTTGAATCCCTTGAAGATTATGTTGAAGTTGAGAATGGTGTAGATACACGTCAAACAAATAAGATTATTAAGGAATCTATTGGTCGTGAAGAGGACTTTGACCTTATGATGTGTATTACTGGTAGTAATCTTGATTCTCTTATCAATGAAAAACCTACAGATAGAGGTAGATTATTCTCTCGTTGGATTGGCTTGCTCCCTCTTGAAGCAAAGGATACATTAGCAAGAGATTATTTTAATAGCTCTATTAAACCTCGTTTATTAACAAATCAATTCAATAGAGAAACATTAAAACAAGAAATTGAAGCCTATAATGTTGAAATTGAGAATTTGAAAGAAAGTACCATTAAGAGTGAAAACAATAATGCTGTCTTTGATAAGGAGATTAAAGAGCTTGAAAATCAAAAGACAGAGGCATTGGCGTCAAAATCAATCACAGATAAAGATTTATTGAAAATTGATATTACAACATTGAGAAACAACATTCAGGCAAAAAAGAATGAAGGTGTTCAAAAAAAGCAAATGCTTAATAATGTTATCAATGAAATAAACAACATTGGTGAGGTTGATTTTTCCATTGAAAAGTATGATAAACTGTTAGCCGATAAGATGTCTGCAATGTTAGAACAGCAGAACGCAAGAACTGAGGCCCATAGATTGATGAATCTGATAAATCAATTAAAAACAAGTGAATATTGCCCTACATGTGGCAAGAAGCTTGATAATGTCGATAATTCAAAGCAAATTAAGGAGAATCAGGATTCATTGGATAATTTGATTGAGGAAGGTAAGAAGATTACCGAAAATGTGAATAACATTGAGAATCAGATTACTTCAATGAAGGAGAATATGGAAAAATATAACAAACTTAATTCGTTGAACAATCAGAAACCAATTCTTGAATTAAGTCTTGAAAAATTAAGAGCTGAATATAAGGAGCTTATTGATAGGGAAGCAGAATACAATAAAAATGCTGACGCTATTGATAAGAATAATAATATTGATATTAAGGTAAGAAATATTGATACAGAAATCAATACGAAGCGAACACTTAGAGAGAATAATATCAGAGTTCTTGTTGGTAATAAGAACTTAACTGAGCAATATAATAATGAGATTGTAAAGAGAAATGATATTATCGATAAAATCAATCAAGAAGAAAAGGTGGTATTCAATTGGAAGTTATACCTTGAAATGGTTGGTAAGAATGGTATTTCTAAGATGGTAATGAGAAAAACATTGCCTATTATTAACGCAAGATTGGCTCAAATTCTTGAAGATGTTTGTGACTTTGATGTAAACGTATCAATCAATAACAAGAATGAAGTAGCATTTAACATTATTAAAAACGGCCAGTCTTCAAATATTAAGTCTGCAAGTGGTTTTGAGAGAACTGCAACAGCATTAGCATTAAGAAGTGTTCTTGCTGATATTAGTAATATTCCGAGATTGAATTTCTGTATCTATGATGAAATTTTGGGAAGAGTTGCTAAGGAGAATTATGACAAGATGAATATTCTTTTTGAACGTATTTCAAAGGATTATGATTTTGTATTCCAAATCACACATTTGGATGAAATTAAGGAATGGAGTAATCAAATTGTTACAGTAACAAAGAACAGTGACGGAATATCCTCCCTTAATGATGTTTATAATAGAGGAAAATTAAATGTTTAATGTTAAACGTTGATAGCCAGAATGTAGGTAATAACGATTTTACTGACAGCGTAAAAATGTATTTTAAGGATTTGCAGAAATGCAAACCACTTACAAGAGAAAAGGAGAAAGAATTGATGGCTTTGGCAAAGGAAGGTAATGTCGAAGCAAGAAATAAGATTCTCTCATCAAATTTGCGATTTGTTTTTAATATCGCAAAGAAATATAGAGGGAAAGGTGTTTCAATTGCTGATTTAATCTCAGAAGGGAATAAAGGATTGTTGAAGGCTTTCAATTTATTTGACCCATCCAAAGACATTAAATTCTTCTCTTACGCTGTATGGTGGATTAGACAGAAGATGATTAAAGCTATTGAGGATAAAAATATAATGAAAGAATCTGAAGTTAGCTTTGAAGAAATATTTCCAGTTTATGATGAAACTCCACAAGATGCCAGTGATGAGCTTTTACAAGTTGAGGATGATGGCTATAAGGTATCTATGATGGACGTTAAGGATGATATTTTGAATAATCTTGAAAGGGATGAAGAAGAAAAACAAAAGAAAGTTGTTGTTAAGGAATTACTTGCAAAACTTCCAAAGAGAGAGCGAATTGTCGTTGAAAAGTATTATGGGTTAGAAAAAGACGATGATGGCCAAAGTCTTGAAGAGATTAGTGTTGAATTAAATATAAGCACTGAGCGAGTAAGACAAATCAAAATGAGAGCATTAAATGAGATGAGAATGCAAGTTTTTGATATAGAAGAAGCTGAATTTCTATTCTCTTAATATTTATAATATGTATACATATAAATTTGATAATAACTATAATATATGGCTAAATCAAAAAACAAGGAAAATCTTGTAAAAGATGAAAATATAATTACAGAAGAAGCAAAAGACGTTGAAAATACAGAAAATATTGCTAAAGAATCTGTAGAAAATAAGGAAGAATCTAAAGTTATTGAGACTGAAACTAAGGCTGAAGAAGTTGTAGATACTAAGGTAGAGGAAACTGTTTCTGAAATCAAGGAAGAAGAAAAGATTGAAGAAGCTGTTGAATCTAAGACAGAAGAGATTGTTCCTGAAGTAGAGAAAGTTGAGGAAAAAATTGAAGAGGTTATTCCTGAACCACAGAAAGAAGAAAAACCTAAGAAGAACTATACTTATGTATGGTCTTGGAATGGCTCAAGTAGCATATAATCCATTAAAGTTTATTTGATATAATGGTAGAGCAAGATTATAGCAGAAAAATGTTGAACGAGATTCGTAAAAGGACTCGTTCAGCACTATCTGAATCTTTGGATGATATAAATGTTCATGAAAAAGACAATATTGTAAATCAATATAAGACTCTTATGAATGAGGCTGTTGATTTAGCGAATAAAGGCCAGTTAAACGAGGATGAACAATCACAAGGAGATAAAGATAAAGTTATTACGATAAAGAGAGGTGATGTACAATTTGGCAGTGTGCGCAATTCACAAGAAACAGCAATTAAGAAAGCTGTTGGGGATGTTAAATTAAAGGATGATGCATTAAAGTATTACTCAAAGCTTCAAGATTTGGTAATAAATGGAGAAATAAATGGGCTTGGTGTAACATTCCAATTCAGATATAAAGACCCATCTGGTGATGGATGTTATATCTGGTCACAAGGTCTACAACTTACCGACAGCAATTTAAGAACTATTCAAAAGATTAGAGATGCTTTTTTAAATTGGAAGCAATCTTTGGTTGAAGATGGTGATTTGCTGGAAAAGTTGGACAAAGAAGCAAATAAATTGTAATTAAATTAGAACTAACCAATGACCTCTTTTTATTCATATAGTTACTCAGATACTGCAACGCCTGTTATTAAGTCAAGTGCTACTCAGGAACAACAAGCAACTGATAATACTCAAAATGTTCAAATTGAACAAAATACAATTATAAATACAGTTCAAGATGAGCATATTCAACAGATTCTTGTTAAGAATGAATCTCAGGATAGTGTGATTGAATCATTAGGTAATAAGAATGAAGAGCAAGATGCTCGTATTCAGGAACTGGAGCATATTGTTGCTAATGGTGGTGTGTCTTCAGGGGGCACAATTAGTTCTAATCTTGATGCAGGTACATTTTAATAAGCAATAAGGAGGGCATTAGATGGAGAGAAAACATGTACTTTTCTATAGAAATGGTAAGCGAGCTGGAGAGCCAAGTGCAGAAAATATGGTTAAAGGTGAACTTGCATTAAATTTTACAGGTGGTTTTGAAAAGATATATTTAAAAAACTCAGACGATAAGATTATAAGTGTGTCATCTGACCATTTAATTCAAGATGTAATTGATAAACAAGATAAGAGTGTTTCAGATGCAATTGGATTAACTATTGATAGCACATCAAGTGATGATGTAACTTACGTATATACACCTAAGAATGAAATATTAACTGAATGTAAGACTGTTGATGATTCAATTGAAGAATTGGCTAAAAGATTGAAAGAAAGCCTTAATCTTCTAAATGAATTAAAGAGTAATGTATATATGTTAGTTACTAACTTAATCGTTGAATATGATAGAGATGCAAATACTCAAACCATATCATTTGATTTAAAGAATGGTGATAGTTCAACAGTTGCAAGTGAAGTAGTAATATATAAGTATTTTGGTGATGATGATGAGCCACAAAATTTATATGATGAAACATTAGTATCATCAGGTAGTGTTACAACATCTATAAGCCATAATAAAGAAATATATAGCATTACAGTTACACCAAACTTAGCAGGAGCGTTACCTATTAAATCTGAAACAACAAGATATCTATGCTATGTGTGTTCGTCGGAGAGAAGCGAATTTTCAAGTAGCGATTGGGTAAAACTTTGTACAAGTAACGCAAAGAGATATATGTCAGATGGTACAAATTTTACAGCTGATATTGAAACTGCTGATAATGAATATATCTATGTTGTAGTTCCAATAAGCATTAGAGTATTGTATATTACAAGTGAAGGGATTACAGTACCTATGATTAAATTAAATGGAACTTACGCTGATAATACTGGTGATTTCTTTGTATATAGAAATAGTACACCCCTTGTAGAAAATGCATGGTCTTTGAAAATTTATCATGTAATGTAAGAATATTCTGTTCCAATTATAATAATTTTATTTTGTTGCATTGGTTATGAAAATGGCCAATGTTTTTTTTTTTTGTTTTCATACAGATAAAAAAAATATCCTCATGATAAAAACCATGAGGATAATTCCTTTTCACTTAACTATTAAACTGCCCGATTTATCAAGCCCAAGTTCCGCAGTCATAGGTATCGCTAATTTCAAGACCGTTCTCACCAATTGAGAGCAAATCAGCGGTTGCGCCAGTTGTAGCAATAACAAGACCTACAGTAGTACCGTTTTCATCAGCCTTAACTTCTACGCCCTTATTAGCAGCGCTAAGCGAATTAGCGGTTTCTACAGCCTTAACGCTCTTTGCAATGCTTGAAATTTGCTCAGCAACAGTAGCACCAGTTACAGCAACAGTGGTATCACCAGAAGCGATAGAGGCAGCGGTTACACCAGAGGCGGCAACCTGAGCACGAGAAACACTAATCTTACCATCAGCCTCAGAAACTACGGTAACGAACTGGTCAGTTACAGCACTATCCTCAACATCAAGCTTAGCAATTTCCTCAGCAACACGAGCATTAACAAACGAGCCTACCTTATCAGCAATCTCTTTACCATCGACAAGAGTCTTTTCAGTACCAGCAATAGTAGTGTCAGCACCCTCAGCGGAGGTTACAGTGAGACCAGATACAGTAGCTGATACAGTTACCTTGTTATCAGCAGCAGAAGCGGCAACATAGTCATCACCTTCAGCACTTACGTTCTTATCACCTACAGCAGAATCAACATAAGCCTTAACGTCAGCAGCATCAGCAAGACCTGTAGCATCAGCCGTAGCAGCCGAAATAGCCTTAGTCTTAACATCAAGCACAAACTGACCTTCCTCAGCCTGAGTCGTAGAAGTTGTCAAATAATCTGTAGAACCAGAACCAATAACAACATCATCAAGGTCAAGCATTGCTTTGAGGTCAACCTCAACAGACTTGGCCTTGCCATCTGCCTGATTGAACGTCAATGTAAGTACACCAGTTGTAGAATCATAAGAGGTGCCACTCAAAACACCATTACCAATGATATCCGAAACATCTACAGTACCATGAACATTACCGTCACTATCAACCAACTTAATTGAAGCAGGTGCATCTTCAGAAGAAGCTACATACTTAATATCAAGGTTAGAAGATACGGTATATTCAACATGACCATCGTCCTTAGTCTCAGATTCAACCGTTGCGCCACTTACGCCAGCAACAACCGTTGTAGCCTTGTCTGAAGCCTTTTCAATAAGAGCTTCGACCTCACTACCATTGTAGAAAATAGTCTTACCAGTACTATCACCTACAGCGAGAATAGATAAGGTCTCTTCACCGGACTTGTAAAATGCTACAGCAGGTTCACCAGATACCAAAGTAAGACCAGCAAGAGCGGTCTTTGCAGCAGCCAAATCAGCATAGACTTGTGAACTTCTTAATAGTTGGAACGTTTTCTTTGTTACGTCAGCCATCTTTAAATTATTTTAATTTATTATTTTATTCAGCTTTCTTATTGAAAGCCTCATATAATAAATATCATAATGAATATGATTTGTTTTATCGAATGTATAAAATAATTGAATTATTTTTTCATTTCATTATTAAAATAACATGATATTTATATAATATATTATTCATATACAATGATTTTATCAGAAGAAGCATTAAAATCGGTTATAGAAGAAGAATTATCAAAAAATGATATTAGCTCTATGATTTCATCAAAATTGGATTCTCAATTAACTTCAAGAGAATTTAAAAAAGCTGTGAAATCATTGGCTGCTGATGTTGTATCAGAAGTATTTAAAATTCTATGGCAAAGAGAATCATTCTGGAAAAATTCTATTAAAAACTAATTGAGATTATGGCAACTATTATATTAAACGAATCACAATTAAGAATTATCAAGGAATTTGAAGATAAAAAGGAGGTTCTTTATTATCAATTTGAATCTCATGTAAGAGATTATTTAAAAGAATTGAGAAAAGATGCCATTCATCCAAAGTATGATGAATTCTTTGTAAAAAATAGTATTGGTGAACGAGATTTATTAAATAAGATGCTTGATTTAGGCTTAATTACAAAGAAAGAGAATATTACAGAGCCTGAAGATGCAAACGGAAAGAAACATTCTGTACATACAAAGCAATATATTTTTAATAATCGTAATTTTAATGATAACATGCATAAATTGTACGATTATTTCATTAGAAATTCTCAATTGATTTGAATTATAATACTAATAAAGTTATATATTACATATGACAAAGAAACAGATTATCAGAATTACAGAATCTGATGTTCAAAATATGGTTATGGAAGCCGTTAGAATAATCTTGAAAGAAGATGGTGAAATGGCAACTATGGGTGGGCCGAGTGCTGGTGGGGCAACTAATGCTTGCGGAACTGGTGAAATGGGTTCAGGCCAATATACCGTTCCTTTTGGTAAAATTCAAAGGCGTAAGATTGGAGCAAAGTCAACAGATGATATTACGAAGCAAGAATCTAATGTTGATATGACACCTGTATTGAATCGTAAAGATGGTAAGGGTGGTTCAATTTCAATTCCTAAACGTAGAAAGTAAAATGAATATTCTTGATTCTACTGGAACATTCAATGAAAATCTTGTTATTAAAGGAATGCAAGAAATTGAAGATATGATTAAAGAAGAATCTGAAAAAGAAGTTGTTGATGGTGATAAATTAACAAAACTGAGATTCGAACAAATGTTGAGAGGAATATATATGACACGTAATCCGTATCAACCTATGTATTAAAAAAAAATAAGAATAATAATATACAATATATATAATGAGAAGTTACAAGTTTGGCGATTTGAGAAAACAACTCCAGGAAAGCACCAATGAATTTAAGCCTAAGTTTGGTGATGGGGTGGAAAGTCAAAACAAGAAAATCAACGATAAGGCCTACAGTGACATCAAAAAGGAAACCAAAGCATATAATGGTGGGTTATCACAATCCAAAACTGTAAAGCATGGTTCTTCTATAATGTCTGATGTAAATAAGGGTTTGAGTGATTTGCAGTATGACGGTGAAGTAAGTGATGATTTTAAGGAAAGAGCTAAAGCTGGATATGAAGGCTATACAAGTGCTCTTGAAAAGAAAAATCATGGTAAGGAAGTACATGGTAATGCAACATTTGATGATGCGATTGCGAAGGAAGTTGAAAGAAAAGCAACTGATTTAAAGAAGATGCAAGATGCACAATCTGAGGTTGGTATTACAAATGCACAAAAACCAAAGGAAAAAACACATTTGCATGATGATGTTGTAGGAGAGTCAAAAAAGATTAGCTTATTAAAGTTTAAGCGAGTTCAATTCATTTCTGAGAGTCACATGTTATCTCATGTTCCTGATGAATATAAGGTGGAAGGAAAGAAATTCTATATGCAGGATTGCTATGGTGATAAGTATCTTGTTGAGTGGCATAAACAACCTGATGTAGAAAAACAATTGAACGAATCAAAAGTTAATTCTGAAATGGATAGGATTAAGTATCTATTCGATTACAAAGGTCAAAAATCAAAAACAACCAATGCTCTTAGAATGAATGAGGATAAGAATATTGGTGATATGCTTGGCCGTGTAAGAAAGTTAATGGAATAATCAAATTATTAACCAATAAACGAAATGACATTAGAAGCAGCAATTGTCCTATTCATTATATCCATGGCTGGTAACGTATATCAGTTTTGGGCAGGAAAGAAAGGCAGAGACTTAGATTCCATCAAGAAGGAATTAGAATTGTTACAAGAATTGCAGGTAACAAAAGATAAAGCTTATGAGGAAGCTTTGAATGTAAAGGATTTGCAAATCAAGCAATTGGGTGAGCAAGTTCTTGCACAGACAGCTCTCATTGAGAAAAACACATTAGAATTGAAACGAATGCAGAAAATAGTTACATTTCTTATTGCAAATGGTTGTCAGGATGCAAATACGTGTCCTGAACATTGCCCTTATTCAATGGAAGATTTAGAGAAGATTATCTCAGCCGATAACGAGAAATAATTAAAGTTCGAATATCATAAAATTTATTGTTTAATTTGTTGGTTGGCATCATTGCAAAATGGTGCCAATTTTTTTATTTATTTTTCTTTATTAAACTATTGAATTTTTAAAAGAAAATGTTATATTTTATAAAAAGATAATAATATATATGGCAAATAATAGTGCTGAATGTTTAGATATCTTCTTAGGAAATAACGGTAAAGCTATTATTTCAAAGAAAGTATCAAATAAGAATCAAATTAGTAAATTTAGACGAGAATTAAAGGAAGAAGAAATTCTTAGATTGATTACTTGGTACATTGATAATAAATGTAAGGAATTAGGTGTAAATGAATTTTCAATCAATATCAATGATAAGTCAAAGTATTTGTTGAAGATTGTTCAAGATGATAATAATGTTGAAAATAAGGAAGGATAATGAGCTTTGTTGAAATATGGTTTTATGCTTTAAACTGTGTTTGGTTGTTTGTTTTTATCTTATCTTGCTTATATACAGTAAAGCTTGTGTTTGAAACCATTATTGTTTATTTGTTAAAATCAGGAAAAGTTGATTTGGGGAAACATGGATTTCTTTACTTGGGATTAGCTTTATCCTATATTATAACTTATTTAATTAAAATTTAATTGATATATGATTTTATATAATCCACAAGAAAGAGTATGTGTAGACTTTGTTGATTTCACTGAGAGATATTTTAAAAGTCAAGGAATGGATTTATCATTCCAGCAAAAAGAACTTGTTAAATTTATCAATGAACATAATCAAGTTGCTATTAACAAATATAGATGTTCAGGAACAACAACCATATTGTGCTTAGCTATTGCTTGGGAAATATTATATGGTTATATCAGTGATAGAACTATAAATGTTGGTATTATTACTCATAATAAGGCGAATTTTTCACTTGAATTACGTAAAGTTCTTGAAAGTATTCCTGAAAAGATGATTCTTAAATTTGATGAATATAATTCTTCGAATTGTGATTTTAGTATCAACCCTTTAAATGGTCTTGTTGATAAGGTGCATGTATATTTTCTTACAAAACTCCATGATGGCATTAGTATTAAATTTGATGATATTGTAGTTGACGAATTTGATTTACAAGAAAAAATATTATGTGAATATCATGAACCATCTGGATATCAAATTATCAATTATGCGTTGTGTAGCATTCAAGATGTAACGCGAAGTCACATTTATATTTCATATAGTGATAATAAATATAGAAAAGTAATTAACCACTACTTAGAAAATGAAGATTGTGAGATTATATTGAAGCCTTATTTGGATGAAAGATATAAACCTGAAAAGTTAACATGGGTTAAGAATGATTGTCGGCATTATGCGGGAGAGTATAATTATACTCCAATGGAAGCAATTAACCTATTAGAGAAAGGATATAAGCCGAAATACATTGATTAAAATATGGTACAAGATAGATTAAGTAATATTAGAGAATATTTCCAGAGTTTAGAGCAATATGAAGGAAAATGGGTTGTTTGTGTGAATTTTAAACCTAAATGGTGTGCATATTCATCAGAGAATGGTAAAATCAATGCCATTCAGGATGAAAATGTAGCTTACAGATTTTGGTACATTGCAACAGATACTTCTGTTTCTTTGGATAATATTATTGATTTGATTGAAGAAACAATCAATACGAATATTGATGCATTTAAGAAAGCAGAATTATTCCAAAAGAAAGCAAGTGAATTAAAGGTATTATTTTCAAGTGAAGAATATACTTATAATGACTTATTAGCTTTGAAATTTGTTTTTGATTATCAAAAAGAAAGTAAGCCAACTGGTATTGTTGTTGAATCAGTAAAGCAAGATATTAAAAAGAAAGCTAAAGCAAAGACAAAGAAAGATGTTATTAAACAATTAAATTCTGATATTAGTAATAGTACAGATATTCCTGAAAGCGTGGTTAAAGCTACTAAGAACATGAATTCTCAGCCAAATGAAGAAAAATTAAATGTTCCTGTAAATGAGAAAATCAATGAGTTTCATGAAACACGCAATGCAAGCGATTTATCGAAAAGTGAAATTGATGATTTAAGGGGTTAATTTAATGATGAATTATCTTGTTTTCGTTATAGTGTATTCAATAATGGTCTATGGAATATCCAATGCCCTTGTATATTTCAATGGGCCATTTAATATTATTGATAGATTTAGAACGTGGATTAGCAACAAGAATAAAACATTTGAAGAATTGTTTTCTTGTATGTTTTGTTTACCAACTAATGTAGGAATTATTTTATCCATTGTTAGTATGACTTGTTGTACAATACCATTTACACCATTTTCAATTATGTTCTATGAACATTATGAATATTGGCCTTTAATTATTATATTTGATGCTTTCTTTAGCGGTGGAATCACTTATATAATCAATAATATTCAAAGCAAATATGAGAACTGAAATAAGCAGAGAATTAGATGGATTTAAAGCTGATAAAGAAATGACAAGAAGGGCTGTTGCAGCAGCTCAATATGAAATGTCTGAAAAGCTGAAAGGAGAATTGGGCAATGATATGATATCAGTGCTAAATGGTAAGAAAGAGGTTAAAATTTCAAAAATGAAACAGATAAAGTTTAAAGTGTTGAATAAGATACAAAAGTTTCTTAGTATATTTGTAAAAGAATAAAATTTTAAGCATAATATTATATGGATTTACAGTCGCAAGAATATGCTAAGAATGAAATCAAGAATAGAATTCAAGGCTTAAAAGAGGAATGTGATGCTAAAGTCGCCATATTTGAACGTGAATCAAATAAGCTGTTTGAGCATTATAAGAATTATGATGATGAAGGAATTGGGTATTTACATAGAGCCTGTGATATTCTTAACAATATAATTCAAGATATTGAAAATATATCTGATTTGTCTGAAAAAGAAACATCTTATGCTGATGTAATTATACTACATGAATATCAAATACATATGTATTATACATATTATCTTTTAAAAGATGGTTTTTGGTATAAAAATATACTTAAAGATTGTAGAAATTTAAAAGAGGATTAACAATATATTTGTTATAACAACTTATATAAAATATTGAATTATGGAAGAAAAGAATGATAATGTAGATTATTATAAAATGCTTTGTGATATTCAAGCAAATGAGACGAAAGAATTAAACAAGGTTATTTTCAAAACAAGAATCTTTCCTGTAATGGAGGCCACTATATTATATGAAAAACTTGAATCCGAAAAGGAAATACCTTGGGATAAGTATCGTTTAATTAGTAGAATTTATGGTAAATTCTATGATGTAATTGATGGAAAATTGAATGATGAATCACTACAACTATCATTGGTTGCATTTACAATTACATTATTTGTAATGGATTTGGATATTGGTAAGAAACAATTCGAATCTAAAGAAATTGTCAAGACTCTTATCTATAAAATAAATGATTTCTCTAAGATAGATGTTACAAAGATTGATACTAAAATCACTGAAAAGTATAAGAAATTTTTTGATGATATCTATGAAACTTATAAGATATTCTATCAACTTGATAGTCAAATAAAATAAATAATATATAAAATTAAAAATAAATGAAAAACAATGAAAATTGGATTGATGAATTTTTAGGCGTAATGAAAAATAATTGTAATATTTCTGTTGAGCATCTTAAAATGATGAGTGACATTTATTATAAATTATTCTTTGAATATGAAGATTATGATTATGATGATAGCAATTTAGCAGATAAACAACTTTATAATGAACTTGGAATAGCTTCCGGTGTTGTCGCAAAAATTGTTGCCGAACATTATGAAGATATTAAAGGAAAAGAAGATAAACTTGTTGAAGTAATTAAGCAATCTCTACATGAGTTTGACAATATTGATTTTGAACATCCTTCAGAACAAGATATAAAGTCTATTGTAGAATTATCAGAAAAGTTTTATAATAAAGTTATTGAATAATACTTTCTAATCTCTTGTGGTATTTTTCATTATCTTCCTATTATTCCAATTGGTTAATGATTTAATTTTATTATACCATATGTGGAATGAATAGGAAGATTTTTGTATATCGCCACCATATACCAAATATTTTATCTTTTTATTATCTGCTACCTCATGAATCTTATTATATAGTCTTACACTATCTTTATGGTTCTTACAGATAATCATATTAAATTCATCGTTTGAGTTAATCAATAGCTTATTTTTAAAAACGACCAATTCCTTAAAATAATATTTATTTTTTTCACTATATTGAATTAAATTATCAAATATAAAATTGAATGTTTTTCTTTGTCTCTTAGGATTATAGCCATATACCCAAAATGTTTCTTCAATTTGATATGGTAATTCATCAATAAAAATCCAATGTTCACTATCTGTTACACAATCAACATATTTGCCAAATTCATTTTTTACTTTACCTTCATATTCATTAGGCTCATCGGTTCTTTTCTTAATGAGGATTAGTTTATAATCACATTCAATAAATGTTTTCTCTTTCTTATTTGATATAAATCTAACAGGGAATACAATATCTTTATTGTATTCTTTTTGCAATTCCTTTAATTTGTTTAAAGCATATTCGATATTAACCCCTGAATATATATCTTTAATTTGCATCCCATTATTGGATGTGATAATATGGTATGGGCGTTTTAATCCAACGTATTTGTGAACAACAACTGGCTTTTTTTTCTTAGGGCCTCGCTTTTTCTTTCTACCTCTTTTCTTTGGCATAATATAAAATCAAATGATTATATATAAAATATAAATATATTGTCTTAAATAAGCAAATTGTTATCATTTTCGTCTGAAATCAACGTGAGTTAATATTTATATTATATAAAAATCAATTTATAATAATGGCTACAACGACTACTATTAAGCAGCTTAGTGATAAGTCAGGTGGGCTAATATCCCCTTTTACAGCTGAAGCTGCCGTGTATGACGCTAATGGTAAGAGGCTTAACGTTAAATTGGATGAGTTGCAGCAAGCTCATGATGATAATTTAGAAAAGATTGAAAAGTTGTTGGATTCAGTCTTTCCAATCAATGTTTCGTTTAGTGCATCAACAAATTCTTCTTGTGATACGGATACATTACAGTGGAGTGTTACTGAAAATGGTAAGACTTTTTCTCCTGATACTGTTTCTATTTTTAAAAATAGTGAAACAATTTATGATGGAAAAGAAAGTAGTGGAAAGATTACAACAGAGGTTGATTCTAACATTTTATCGTATAAGATTACTGCTGCTAAGGAAGGTAGAACAAGTGCATCTCGTTCTACAACTCGATATGTGGTTCATTACGGAGCTTCTGAATCAGAATCTGTTAATGATTCTACATTATCTGACTTGATTGTAGGTTTAACTCATACCATAACAACTGGCTCTTCTTTTAATGCTAAAATTAAGACCGGAACAGGACAATATATTTGGATTATTGTTCCAAGCAACTTAAATATTAGTAAGGTTACGAGTGATGGATTTGAAGTTACTTTGAGTAGTGATGTAAAGACTATTTCTTATGTTGGCGACAATTATAGTGGAAAATATAAGTGTTATAGAACTTTAAATGCTTTAAGTGAGAATACTTGGAATCTGGTTGTAAGTTAACCTTAATAATGTTATAAGAAAATAGAAATTAGTTTTAATAGAATTATGATAAATCTTGCAGATAAATTAACAGCAAAGACTGTTGAACATCTTGTGGCAGAATCAAATGAAATTGCTTATAAGGAAGGTGATACTTCAACAAGAGAAAATAAGGACACAGTAGCCGATAAATTAACCCAATTGATTAAATCTAAGGTTTATTTAACTGAAGAGGAATATGCAAAGTTGGGTGATAATGTTGACGAGGATGTCGAATATAATGTGTATGAAGAATGATATATCGTAATGGAAGTGAGCTTCAAGCAAGATATTATGGCAAGAAAGCTATTCTTTATATATATAAAGGAGCAAATTTAGTTTGGCAAGCCATTTCTTCTTGTTTTGGGGCAGGATATTGGCAAAATTCTTATCCTTGGAAAAATGACTCTCCTTGGAAGAATAATAATTGAGATAAATAGATAAATAATTATAGTAATATTATGGCGGTAAGAAAAACTAGCAATAATTCACTTACATCTTTTGAACAAGACTGGGGTTGTGATAAAGAAGATAATAGCCTTCCGTTTAGTGGTAAAGCTATCCAGGACTTTATCAAGCAAAAAATCAAAGATTGTAATAGTGCCCTTGACACAAAAGTTGGATATACTACAGTTACTAGTGGTGATACAGATAATAATATGTATCTTATTGGTTTTGCAGACCAAAAGAGTTATGAGGACTGGGTTTCAGATAAAGAGAGCTACAGCAACAATGCTTTGTTTAGCTGTGTGATTCCTGGGCTTGAAGCTGTTGCAACAGTCAATAAGGAATCTGCTTATTTATACACTAGTGGTAATACTACTGTTACAACAATTGACGGTAAGGTATATGCAACAATTAAACCTGTGTATTATTTGAAAACACCTGCTGATGCGGAAGCAAAGATTGTAGAAAAATCAGGTACACTTACAGTTTATACCGCATCTGAAGGAAGTTCTTATTTCACAAAAAAAAGAAGCGTTGCTTATGTATCGTCTATTGAAACAGCAGAAGATGCTGGTTTTAAGAAATATGATATTAGTGACTTTATATCTGTCGATACAACAACTCAGGTGCGTTTAACTTGGTCTGCTGATGATTCTAATGCATCAAACTCAGCTAAGTATACTGTAACATATACAACTCTTACTTTAGCATATAGTAATGACTCTATTAAGGTTATTCGTTATGAAAATAATCCTGGTGGCCTTTCATTTAACACTACTGGTGTGCTTTCAAAGACTTTATATGTTACAATAAATGAATTGGAAGACGGTGGAGAAAACCAATTTACCGTTTCTTATATTGATGGCATTCCATGTACACATTCACAAGGTAGTTTGGTCGGTACGAAAACAACAAATATTCCATTGGGTAGTACATTGCGCCCAGGAAACTACACAGGTACTGCATTTGCTTATGTAAATGAAACATTGCAAACAGATAAACTTGAATTTCAATTTTGTGTGTTAAAAGCTGATTCTACAGATTTAAAATTGTCTATAAACAATGCATCAAACACAATTTATAACTGGGCAGAAAATACATATTTTTCTTATGCGATTTATGGAAAAACAACAGCTGATATTAAGTTTATTTTATGGAATGAAGATTTTTCTGAAAAGTATGCTGAATATACTGAATCCGATGTTAAATCTGGTATTGTAAACAACTTTAAATCACAAACTGAAATTGAATTAAATGAAGGTGTGACTGGCGTTACAGCTATTATGAGGGCTTATGATGCTAATAGTACTGTGGCAATTGACAATAATACTGAATATTTGGCACAATCAACTTTCTTTATCAATTCTCAGGCAAATTATTCACCAACACAAATGGCTGGTGGCTTTATTTTCTCTCCAAAAGGACGTTCTAATATTGATGCGGACAAAGAAGTCATTTACAACAAATATAATGGCGATGCATTAACAGGAACAACTTGGACGAATATGGACTGGTTGAATGGCGGTTGGATTGCTGATAGTGATGGTTCTAAGTGCCTTAGAATTCTTGCTGGCTCAAAAGTAAATATTCCATATAATGTTTTTGAAGATAAAAATTTAAAATCACCTATAACAGTTGAAGTTGATTTTGCAATTAGAAATGTATCAGATGATTCAAATATTGTAATCAATTTAGCAACTAGCCATAGTGTTGATAGCGGTTCTACAATGGAAGGACTATCAATGTATCCTAATGTTGCTTACTTCTTACTGAATAATCAAAATGGTGTATTATTAACAAAGGAGGTTGAATATCAAGAAGACACACGAACACATTTAGCTTTGAATATTTTACCTGATTATACTCTTTCGATAAATGGTACGGATTATACTAAGAACATTGTTCGTATGTATATCAATGGTGTAATCAATAGAGAGTATTTGTATAACCCTGGCTCAAATAATATTCATTATGGTGTTAATAGTATTATTATTGGTTCAGATACAGCTGACGTTGATTTGTATGGTATTAGAATATATCAAAATACACGTCTTGATTCGGTTGAAATTCAAAAGGATTATCTATCTTCATTACCCTCATTAGCAAAAAAGCAAGATTTTAGTGATAGAAATGATATTACTTCAGTTGGTAATGAAATTTCTTATGCAGAAGCTTGTAAGAAATATAGAACTTTACTTTGGGAAGGTGATGCATATCCTTGCTATATCAATAAACTTGATGAAGAAAATGGAACAGAAGGTGATTTGACAGTAAGATATGTGAAATCAACTAAAGATGCTGATGGAAATTATGAAGTTGATACAGTTAATTCATGTATAATTAAAAAAGCCATTTGTAAGGGTCAAGGTTCCACAGCAAAAACATATTATAAGTGGAATGGTTCATGGAAGTTTGGTGATAATAGCTCTTATCTTGATATATATGGCCAAGAAATTCCAGACCATAATTATTATGTTTATTCTGAGGAAGATTCTTCAACTGGAGAATATGTGGCTGTAACACCAAAGGCAACAAAGCTTGTTGGCAAGCTTAATTATGCGTCTTCAATGCAAAGCCATAAACAAGGTTCATTGAGAATGTATGAGGATATACGTAATTTGTTAGGATTTAAGAGTGAAATTCAGCAAACTGAAGGACTTGAATTATCAAGAATGTCGGTAAGAGAGGATGAATTCTTATTCTTTGTTAAGACTCCTACAGATTCTGCTCCTGTGTTTTATGGCCTTATGACTTGGGGAGCTGGTAAGGGCGATAAAGCCACTTTCGGATATGATAAGAAGAAGACACCTGAAATGCTAATGGTTGGCGGTTCTAATCAGGAATGTCCTATTACACTTTGCCATAGCCCTTGGTTAACAGATGAAGTAAAATTTGATGGAAAAGAGGAATTTATATTCAATAGAAAGGATGATAATGGTGGAAGTACATCACAAGAAGCTTTTGACCTTGAATTAGGTAACGATGCTTCAATTGGATATGTACAAGATTATTTGAATTTTGTTTATTCATGCAGTCATAGACTTTCTGGATGCTCGGCTACTTCTAGCTCAGATTTTTCTAATCTTAAAAACCTTGATAAGACATATCAGTATTGGTATTATGATACGACAGATAGTAAGTATTATGCCATGCGCCATGATTATGTCAATTATGTATGGGTAGATGCTGGTACAACAAAAGATGAAGAAGGTAATACAATTTCAGCAAAATTAGACCTTATTGAAGACTTAGATGGGTATTTTACAGAAAACATCTTTAAAGAGAATGGTTCAATTCCTAATGTTTATTCTGGTTGTACAAGTGGCTTAACTGGTTCTATGGATGGTGATAGATTGACTGCCTTCAATCAATTAAGCACCGCCAACAAAACAACTATCTTTAGAAGAGCAAGAGCCGCTAAGTTACGTGCTAACATTAATGAATATGTAGATATAGAAGAAGTTCTTTTATGTTTCTGTTTTACATTATTTATTGCCGCATCTGATAATTTATCGAAAAATCAATATTTCTTAGTTGATAAAACAATAAATACTGTTGGTAGACCGAAAATTAGACCATGGCGTGATGATGATGATACGATTTTCCGTATCAATAATGAAGGTATGAAGGATAAACCTTATTGGGCTGAATATTATACAACACATAAGGATGATAAGGGTAATACTGTAAATTATTTTACTGCAAATAACAGTGGATACTATGGAACATTGCTTTATGTATATTTGCAAGACTTTATTGATAGAAATGTCAAAGACACTCCTTCAATTAGAACAATCATGAATAAAATGATTGGAGCAATGTCAAGCCTTGGTTCAAACTCTTCATATATTATTGACAACGATAGTATCATGGGATGTTTTAATAGATATTATTTCTCTGTTCAAAATTATTTCCCAGCTGTTGCTTATAATGAAACCGCAAGATTATTATATGAAGAGGCTGAAATATTAAATCAAAGTGGAGTTGAGGCATTTAACATTTCAAAGAACTCAAACCCTATAACAATGTCTATGGGTGATTGTTTGGAAGGAGAGAAGCAATATGTTAAGATGAGAGTTTTCTTTATGAAAACATTTGCAATGTATTCTAATGGTTTGAATAAATTCGGTTATGCATTGAGTGGTGGTAATAATAGTGTTACTGTAACAGCCGCAGCACATATGTATGCATATTCTTTGCAAGGCGAGAATAATTATCAGCAGAATCACCCAACATTGTTGAGTCCTGGTGGAAAGGTGGCATTAACATTGCCTAACAATGGTTCAACCGACACATCTACTATTGTTGGTATTGAATATATGTCAGATATGGGTGACTGGTCTAATAAGTTTATTAGTCCAAGTGTTGTTAATAAGTCATTAAAGTTTAATTCAAAACGTGTAACATCTTTCATTGGTGGTGGTACAAACCCAACATTTAATATTACTGATATTGAAACTTTACCACAAACAATTGAGAAACTTGATTTGTCAAATGTTACAACATTGTCTTCTACTGTTGATTTAACAAATTATTATAGATTAAAGACAGTTTATCTTGAGAATACCCATTCTTCTGAAGTTAAGCTTCCACAATCTAACTCTTTGAAGAATGTTACACTACCGTCATTATCTTCTTTGACTACGTTAACAATCAATAAGGCCCCTAATTGTAATATGCAACAGTTATTGTTGAAAAATTATGTAGGCCTTGAATCAATAACGATTGTATGTGATGGTAATCCTGATAATACAAATGATTATTTTGGATATAATTATCAATGGATTCTTGATTGGTATAATAATATTCAAAAGTATGCTACCTCAGCTACAACTTCAGGAAATACTTCCGGTAATACTGATACAAGTAAATATGAATTATCTGCAAAGACAATTTCTATTTCTAATATCTATTGGAGTATTGATTCTGATAAATTGAAAGAATTATATACTACTGTATTAGGTAAAGTAAGTTCTTTATCTTTGACTGGTTCAATCAATGTTACTGACTTTGAAGAGAATATTGCCGATAAGATAAATTCATTCTGGCCTGGTTATAATGAGATTGATGGATTAGCCTTTAACTTTATTAATCCTTATAATACAATTTTCGGTTCCGATGATTTGGAAGCAATGAAATCTGAAAAGTATTCTTTAGCAACTTATGCTATTGATATTGACGGAGATGTTTCATGGTCAGTTGATAATAATGCTTTTGTGGCATTAACTCCTGATAGTGATAGCACGAGTGCTGTTACATTAACTAATAGTGGTACCTATGGCATGACAGAAGATTGTGAGGTAACTCTTACTGCACAATTTATGGATAAGAGTGGTAACTATTATAATCCTTCGAAAAAAATTATTTTCCATGCGTTTAGAACACTTGATACTAATTCTACCTCTATTCAGGGTGAATTTATTTTGGATTCTATTACAACGGATTCGAAGGTTGATTATAAGTTAGCTATTAACTCATTAGTTAATAAACCTTATTATGTTGTTTGGTCAGTTGATGATGAGGATTATTTAACATCAGATATCTTAGGACAAACTATGGGTTATTATCAGAAGGATAATACTGATGAAGATTATCAATATGCTTCAATTAGATTAACTTGTGCTAAGTTCCCTGATGATATTAAGACGGTTAGACTTACAGCTACCATTTATGATTCTGTTTTAAGTGGCAGTGTTCCCGCAATGGGTGATGAATTGTTTACAGTTACAAGAGCCATTTACTTAGGCGAAAAAGCTTTGGATACTTTCGGATGGATTTATTGCTCTGATGGTTCTTTAGTTTCAACCATTGATGAAATCCCAACTGGTAAATTGCCTATCGGTGTTTGTGTTGTTCCTAAGCGTCATACTTTAAGATTATCGAATGAATCTTATAGCGGTACGGATAAGTCTTATGCTGGTACGGCTCGAATTATGTCACTCAACGAAATGAGTTACAACACACCTGACGCTGGCACAAGTGGTACTTCAAGATGTGGTATTATTTGGGGTGGATATGGTACACTTGATATTCCTGAACTTATTAATAAGAATAAAACACCAAGATTGTACAAGAAGTTAGGAGATTATAGCTCTCAGATGGGTAGCGAAACGAATTATAACGGAAATCTGACGTTCCACAATACGGAAGGAACGTATGCCGATAATTTGTATTACTACCGTGATTTTACTACCACTTCAATTTCAGGTGCTTGTCAAAATCCTTACCTTATAAAGGACGGAACGATGACGGATTATCCGAATCCATATTATTATACCAACGCATCCGCAGAGACAAGGGACGAGACGGACTTAGCGTCAGGAGCGTCAGGATATTACGATGCGAACACTACAAATAATTCTTGTGGCGATTTGGATGGCGCTGGTAATACGGAGAAGATTCTCAACTATGCGTTGTCGCAAATGTACTGGCATCTGGCTGAGACCATCAAGAACAGTTCGGGGGCAAACTATTATCCTGCCGCATGTTGTTGCTGGCGTTATCACGTGTCAGGTGATGAAGGCGTTGTCGGCACTCAACAGGGTGATTGGTATCTTCCCGCTATCGGAGAATTGGCATACATCATTCCAAGAATGGGTAGGCTGAATACCATACTGTCGGCGATTGCGAAGAAGTACCCGGCGTTGTCCGTTGTTACGTTGATTACAGGTAACCTTTACTGGTCAAGTTCCGAGCATTCGTCCAGCTATGCTTGGTACGTGCTTACTCTTAGTGGTTACGTCAACTACTTCGCCAATAAGTACACTAGCTATTATGTGCGAGCTTTCCTCGCCGTGTGAGGCGAGGGTTGTTTCCCGTTTTAGTTTCTATTATTAGTAGTTTGTTGTTTGTTTGGTTTAGGGGAGGGTCCCCCAGCTTTTCAGCTTAGCCACTTCATACCATCCCTGCTCCTTAACGGAGCGGGGATATTAGTTCTTATATAAAATTTCCTTAAATTATCCACACTTTATGTTAGAAAATCGTAGATTTACTTGAGATTGTGGATTTATTTTAGTACATTTGCAATGTCTCGTTGAGGCTTTAATACCCGATAAAATCGCGTAAATGTGCTAAATCTGTAAGCAAGAGCTGTAAAGTGCTAAAAATATTTTTGTAAAAGTTAGATATGCTTGTGTATTTTTACATAAGCATATTTTTTTGTTTTTATTGCGAAAATAAACGAATAAAACAAACATTGTAATAAATAATAAGCGAAATTACACCATTTAAAACATAAAATTCAGAAAAAATCTATTAAATAAGAAAAAAATTTTACTATAATTTCATTTTGTATATCATTGATATATAACACTTTATAAATTTATAATGATTTTAGATAGAAAAAAGTTTCATAAAATTAGCATTTTACACTTGAAAAATACTATTTATTTAGTATATTATATATAAAGGAATTTATAATGGAAAATAACAGTTCGTAATTGAAACAGATTACACAATAGATAATATAAAAATAGTATTATCTTCTGTAATATAAAAAAAATATTACATTTTATTTAAAAAATATCGCAATGTAGTTGAATTTTTTGAACATTGATGATATTTATTATTAGAGGTAAATAAAATGCCATATAGATTATAAAATAATAATTTTTAAATTTTTATAGATTATGATAAATAATCATAAATTAGCAGATATGAGTATTAACTCACTGCTTGAAAAGTTGGTGGGGACGAACTCATCATACAATAAGGATAGCAAGAAGCTTCCTGATGGAAATATTATTGCTAAGGCTGTTAGTAATGGTAATGATTCAGTAAAGAAGAATACTGAAGAGAAAATGAAAAATCTTTTTGATAAGAATTTTAAATCAGAAGATGAATATAATGAGATAAAGCGTAAGAATACTCGTAAGGCTTTTAATACGTTGATTTATGTTGATATTAAAGACACGATTAAATATGCTGCAATTATGCTTAATTCCATGAATCGTAATATGAAGGAAGCTTATGGCTATGATTTCTTGAAATTGCTTATGAAAGCTTTAAATCAGTACAGTTCTGTATATTATGAAGCAAATAAGCATAAGAAGCTCAGTAAGAGTGATGAAGCAATGGAAACCATGCGTGATATTGAAAATTATATTTGTATTTTTGATTTTATTAACGCTGCGCCTAAAAGTCACGTTATTGAATTAACTAAGAGAATTGGTTGTGTCTTAGGCCAGATTTATTCTTTTAGAAATTCGATTAAAGCAGAAATCGAAAAAGAGAATAATATTGCAAAAAAGATAGAAGGATAATAAAAAAAAGAGATTAGTTTACAATGTTGTTTGCAGTTTATATTGTCTATAAAAAATATAACTCGAAAAGTTATATAAGTCTCATGGGAAACGGATTTAATTGCTGCGGAAATGAGTCTTTGAGGTATAATCTGAAAAGGGTGCCACACACCTTATTTGATATGGTGTTAATAAATTATTTAGTTGGCACAACGTTGTCCGTTGTTACGTTGAATACAGGTAACAATTACTGGTCAAGTTCCGAGAATTCGTCCAACAATGCTTGGAACGTGAATACTAATAGTGGTAACGTCAACAACAACAATAAGAACAATAGCAATTATGTGCGAGCTTTCCTCGCCGTGTGAGGCGAGGGTTGTTTCCCGTTTTAGTTTCTATTATTAGTAGTTTGTTGTTTGTTTGGTTTAGGGGAGGGTCCCCCCAGCTCTTCGGAAATCCTCGAAGAAAATATAAATTGTAAATAAAATTGTAAGCTAATATCTTTTATTTAAAAAAAATACCCTATGTGGAAAAATTATAATAAACATTTAAATTCAATAGAATGTTATGAAAACATTTACCGAGGAATACGTGTCATTTGAAGAATTAGTGGCAGCATACCACGATTGTCAGAGGCATAAAAGAAAAACGGCAAATGCAATGAAATTTGAGATAGATGAATGTAATTTATTATATAAGTTATGGGTTGACTTGAATAGTAAAACCTATGAAATTGGTAAGAGTATTACATTTATTGTAACAAAGCCTGTTAAGAGAGAAGTATTTGCTGCTGATTTTCGAGACAGAATCGTGCATCATTTAATTATTGGTAGAACCAATGATTTGTTTGAAAATAATTTTATTGATGATTCATATTCTTGTAGGGATAATAAAGGAGTTGAATACGGTGTGCTTCAATGTAAGAGACAAATTGAGGAATGTACAGAGAATTATACAAAGAAAGCATATATTCTTAAATGTGATTTAAAATCATTCTTCATGTCTATTGATAAAAATATATTATTTGATAAATTAAAGAATTTCCTCACTAAATCAGGAAAATTCAACGAAAGAGATTTGGAATATAATTTATGGTTAATCAATAGAGTTGTTTTTAATAATCCAACAATGTCTTGTGTGTTCAAGCAGCCTAAATATATGTGGAAAGGATTACCAACGAATAAATCATTGTTTTATTGTGATGATTATCATGGTCTTCCTATCGGTAATTTAACTTCTCAAATATTTGCAAATTTTTATCTTTCTGATTTTGACCATTGGGTTAAGGAAGAGTTAGGTTGTAAATATTATGGAAGATACGTCGATGATTTCTTTATCATATCTCAAGATAAAGAATTTTTAAAAGATTGTAGAAAGAAAATAATGGAGAAAGTTAAAGAGTTTGGTGTCACATTACATCCAAATAAATGTTATATGCAAGATATAACGAAGGGCATTCAATTTATTGGCACAATTATCAAACCTAATCGAACATATATTATTAGTAGAACAGTTGGTAGCTTGTATAATAAATTGGATGAATATAAGGAAGAATTCGAGAAATATCCAAATGATATTGAACTTATTCATAAATTAGCTTCAACATTAAATTCGTATTTAGGATTTATGGTACATAGAAACTCATTTAATATAAGAGCGAAGATTTTCACCAAATGGAAAAACTCAGAATTCATTTTTAAATATTTATATATAGCAAATGATAATCTAAGCAAGGTATCAATCTATAAGGAATATTGCGATTCTGATGATAATTTAAGAAAACATAATTCAAAAGAGACATGCATTGCTAAGTTAAAAGCGAAAATAAATAAAGAATTGGTTCTAAAATCTAAAAATCTTGATATTTATATGAAGATATTAGGTAGAACCGTAAGCAATAAATAATAATTAATTTTTACATATATAATGTACACAATAAATGACAAAATATATGCTGAGCCTGGTAAATTCTTATTGAATGGGGCTAATGTAGGTTTAGAAATGCCTATTGATTTGAAAGATGGCACAATGGAATTGGATATTGATTTATCTGATTTGGCTGTTAGAAGCTTCAATGCTTATAAGGTTGCTGTTTGTTCAGAGGATAATGTTTCATTCCCGGTTGCAGAATTAAATACTTATGAAGATATTTTAGCTGCAATTATTGAGATGCGATATTCAGGAAATGACCAAGTATTGTTGATTCTTAATAAGGAAAATTCTGATGAAGATTATGAAGCTTATCAAAGAATGGCAAATTGGGTTGAATTTGCAGAGCAAGTCGCAACATCTATTTGTAAGCAATTGAACATTGATATTGATGAGACTGTCGAGAGTGAGAAGATTAAATTACTTAGAGCAATCAATAAATATGATTCAAGCGAAGAGGTTAATTCATTCTCGTTCAATGGCACAGATATGTGGTTGGATAAAGCAACAAGAGTTGGCCTTATGAACTCCACAACGATTGCAAAGTCAATGGGAAATGAAACAACTACATTATGGTTGGGTGATACTGGTATTGTTTTGAAGTGTGATGATGTAATTAAGATATTGAGTGAAATTGAGGTTTATGCACTTGAATGTTACAATGTCACAGCAAAGCATAAGACAGAAGTTAAGACTTTAACTACATTGGAAGCATTGAAGTCTTATGATTATACGGTAGGATATCCAAATAAATTGATTTTTAATTTGTAATTTTGTTTTTGGTTATATTCTCATGATTTTTTAACAAGTAATTATTGTTAAACATAATCAGATGATGGAAGTTGTAAAAAAAATACGATTTCCATCATTTTTATTGTAAAAAGACTTGAAATATGATTAAAAAACATTATATATTATATATAAAGCAATAAATTGTAGAATATATAATAATATATGGAAGAAAATAAGAAAATAAAGATGCTTGTCGTTCCTGATGATTATACAGGAGTATATAAATTCAGAGAGGGAGACCCACACATCTATATTCAAGAGCATTATAAGGACGAATTTGATATAGATATTGTTTATTTGCAGGATTTCCCTAAGAGTGATTTGTCATCTTTTTTATCAAAATATGATTTGATTCAATTTCATAAGCAGTTGGATAATCAGTTGAAGATTATGGATGTAATTAAATTCTTGAACATTCCAACAATTTTGGATATTGATGACCATTTTATTCTTGGGCCAGACCATCCTATGTATATCACATCTCAAAAGGAACATTGGTCAGAAAGTGTTGTAAAGCATCTTGAAAATGCAACTTGTGTTACAACCACAACACCCCTGTTCGCTAATAAGCTAAAAAGGTATAATAAGAATGTGGTTGTTGTTCCTAATGCCATTGATATAAATGATAAGCAATTCACTTGTAAGAAAAACAAATCATCTATTCTAAGATTTGGATTGGTTTGTGGCTCAACTCACATGAAGGATATTCAAATGATTCAAGCGCTTGATTCGCTTCCTACAGAGGTTAGAAATAAGATGCAGATTGTTCTTTGTGGTTTTGATACAAATGGAACAACTACCATTTATGATAATAAGACAGGTAAGGTTACAAGACGAAATATTGCCCCATATGAATCCATTTGGTGTAGATATGAAGAATATCTTACAAATAATTATAAAGGTATGAATCCTGAACACATATCATTCTTGAAGCAATATGTTAAGGGAATGGATGACCCGTTTAAGGATGATTTTTATAGACGATTCTGGACGAGAGATATTTCAAAATATGGAACACATTATGAAAATGTAGACGTATTGTTAGCCCCATTAAAGGAAAATGATTTTAATTATGTTAAGAGCCAATTAAAGGTAATTGAAGCAGGTTTTACAGGAACAGCCATCATTGCGGAGAATTACGGCCCATATACTATTGACCTTGTACCATATTTGGAGAAGGGAAATGTAGTGAATGAGGAAGGTAATGCATTATTGGTTGACCCATCAAGAAACCATAAGCAGTGGGCAAAGTATATTAAATATTTGGTTGAAAATCCTGACGTGGTTACAAAGATGCAGGATAATTTAAGAAAGATGGTAATTGAGAGATATTCGTTAGAGAATGTTTGCAAGGATAGAGTTAAGTTATACAAGAGCATAGTTGGTCTTTAAGTATTTATGTTATTATTCTGTTGTTAACATTTTGTTTTATTTGTTTTTTTTTTACCGACTATGCACTATATAATAATGGTTCGTGAGAATAGTGTTATATAGTTAACGTATATTAAAAACGAGGTGAATCCAAGGAGTCTGTGAAGATTTCTTGGATTTTTGTTTGTTTTTCAAAAATAATATAGTATATTTGCAGCACAGAATTAAAAACATAATAAACATGAACACAAAAGAAACAGTTGACTTATATCTCTCTAAGCTCGAAGCTAATGGAGTATCGAAAGAATCATGTAATCTATTAAGTGATAGATATGGCGCTGCTCTGATGATTGCAAGCTATGCAACAAGTAATCAGACTGATTTATCAGGTGATGGAACATTATTGGAAGTGTCACTAAAGAAATTAGCTAAGTATGGTGTTCTTATCAATAATCTTTATCCAGAAGATTTAAGATTACCAACAAGGCAAGTGGTTAAAATTCTGCTCTTACAACATATTTCAAAGGCTGTTCGTCTTGAAAAGAATAGCAATGAATGGAGAGCTAAGAATCTTGGCGAGGCTTATTGTTTTATTAAGAATATGCCTGCAATTGGAATTGGATTACATTCATTGGCTATTGCAGTAGAGTGTGGTATTCAATTTACAGCTACTGAAGTTGAAGCAATGACGATTATTGATAAGGCTGATGATGATTTGCAAGCTAAGTTTCATTCAAGCATGTTATCAAGCATTGTAAAACAAGCTAATGAAATGGTATATACAGAAGCTAATAAGAAAGCAAAATTGATTGTTTAATTTATAATAATATTTTTAATGGAAATTCAAGTTAAGTTCAAAAAGTTAGATGAAAAGGCTGAAACGCCTAAGTATGCTCATCCTGGTGAAGATATGGCCATGGATTTAAAAGCAATTAGTGTTGAATATAATGCTGAGAAGGACGCATATATTTATCACACAGGATTGGCATTTGAAAGTCCGAAAAACACAGGTTCTTTTCTATTTGTTCGCTCTTCAAATAGTAAGACGGATTGTTATCTTGCAAACCATGTTGGATTGGCTGATATTGCAGGATATCGTGGCGAAATTATGCTTGTATTCAAGAATCGAACATCCTTCGAAGTTCGTAAGCGAGTAGCACAATGGGGCTGGTTGTTGGATAACGCTATTAGTGGAAACACGCAGTCTTATACACAAGAGCAATTGGCAGAAGGTGTGGTTAAGGCTGGTGAGTTAGACCCAATGAATTATGCTCCTTATGAAATTGGAAATAAGATTGCACAGATGATGGTCGTTGAATATAAAGATGTTGAACTTATTGAAACAGATTGGCTTTCAGATAGTTCACGAGGAGAGACAGGATTCGGTGCAAGTGGTAAGTAAAAATAAATCATATGGAAATAACAATTAAAGGTAAATTTCAAGATTTATTAAATGTACTACAAAGAATTGCACCAGAATGTAATGGGAAATTCAATGAAGATGATAATATAGTCATTGGAACAGATGATTATTTATATGATTGTAGTCCTGAATATTCAACTGCAAGAACATTTGTATCAGATGATGATATTTCTTGTAAAGGAACAAGAAAGAGTGTTTTAAAGAATAGAGAATTGATTCCTGGTGATGAAATCATTATTTCAGAATTTCCTTGTATCTATCTTGGTGGTGGGCTTTGTGTAACAAAAGAAAATATTCTTTATACAAAGGATTATCGTTATGATATGACTTATCCTGAAGCACTTCAAGAATTAAATCATATTAAGCGAATCACAGGGCTTGATTGGCGTTTACCATCCCAAGACCATGATGGAGAAAAGATAATGAATTACATTGCAAATTATAGTAAAAATCTTTTCATTCAATATCATTGGATGTATCGTGAATCATTTGACCCATATAAATTGGATAATTTTTGTTCTGTGGTACAAATAAATGGTGATGAAATCGTAGGAGATTCATATAAGTCAAGTGATTATCACTTTTTGAGATTGTATTTGGATATTGATAAAAAATATTGGAGATTATGAAATTCTGGTTATTTATTATATGGTTGATAGTTTTTATTGCAATAATGACTCTATCATTTAATATGTTATCAGCAGCAAATACAATTGAAAACTTTGCTGGCCTATTTATCTTTATTGCAAATGTATATTTTGCAGTTGTAACAAAGTGTTTTACGAATATTAACATTAATTTTAAAAATAATAAGAAATGAAAAAAGTTTGGACTATTATTTCTACTGTAGTAATTATTGGTGTAATTCTTGCTTTAACTTGTGTTGAGCGTATTGATGCTGGTCATGAAGGCATTCAAGTTAATCTTTATGGTGATGATAAGGGTGTTGGTGATGTTTCTCTTGTTACTGGGACTGTATTTTATGACCCTCTTACAACACGAGTTTACGAATATCCAACATACGTAATTACGGTTGATTATGAACCGTTTAGCATTAACGCAAAAGATGGTTCTTCATTCACTGTAGACCCTACAATTTCACTCAAAATTATTGATGGCAAAGCTCATGAAGTGTTTAAGAAGTATCGAAAGGATAATCTTGAAGAGGTAATCAATACAACACTTTATAATTATGTCAAGAATGCTTTCCGTATTCAATTGAATAACTACACAACAGACGAATTGGTAAGTAAGCGAGAAGAATTTGAAGCGGCCATTGAGGATAAGTTAGGAAAAGAATTGGAAGCTGAAAATTTCCATCTTGAACAAATGACATCAGGTTTGAAGTATCCTGAAACATTGGTTAAGAGTATTGACGCAAAGAATGCAGCCATTCAAAATGCAATCAAGGCTGAAAATGAAGTAAAGACCATTGAAGCAGAAGCAAAGAAGAAGATTGCGACAGCAAATGGTGAAGCCGAAGCATTGAAGATTAAGGCACAAGCAGAGGCTGAATATAATCAAAAAGTTAGTCAATCACTTTCAACGCTTATTGTCCAAAAAGCAATGATTGACAAATGGAATGGTGAGCTTCCCACATATGGAACTGTGCCTCAGTTGTTCAGAGACGTAGCAAAGTAATTTCATACTCTCTTTTATTTTTTGTTTTTATTGTTGAATGATTGGTCATGTTGAAATATACATGGCCAATTTTAATTAAAAAAAATTATGAAAGATTATATTATTGTATATTCAATCGCTTTTATTCTAACATGGGTGAATTATATTTTACTTTCTAATGCAAAGTATAGTGAAGACTATCTACGTTATGAATATGTAAAAGGCGCAAATATAAAGATTCCAATCTTATATATTATTTTATATGTAATCTTGATGTTTATTCCTCTCCTAAATATACTTGCTTCAGGGTCTACATTTGTTATGATTATCATAGAATTTATTGGTGATGATTATGATTTTAAACCAAAAGGGTTGACATTACGATTTGTAAGGAAAATAAAAAAAATATTGGATATATTATTGAAAATACATCCATAATTAAATTACTATTTAAAAAAATTGAACTTTAAAATATAAATCTTATGTTAGTTTTTCTGTTATTTGATTACTTTATTTCTATCACCCTTTCACTTATTGCGCTTTATTTATTAAAGCATTCAGTGCAAAGAAATAATTATATTCCAGTGGAATGGGCTATAGATGAGATTAAAGCCACTGGATTTGAAAACATAGGATATGACAATAAAAAGAATATTTCAAGAATTAAATTTAAATATGTTTATATATTCTTATATGCTTTAAGCATCGTTATACCATATGTAAATTGTATTGTTTCTATTATATATTTCTATTGTGTTATTGCCAATATGAATGATGGAGATATTATTGTAGTGAAAGATTCTAGTGAGATAATCAAATTTTTTAATAAAGAGGTAAAATTATGACATTTTCTTATGAAATATTGTTTATTTTATTTGGATATTGAAAATAAATCATTATATATTATATAGAAAAAGAAATTTAGATATAATGCCTAAAGATATAACCATTGTGATTTCTTCTCGTGAAGAAGGAGAAGATAATCAGGAATTGATTGGCCAAATTCAGAATACTTGCGGAACAACAGCACATGTAATTCTTGTTACTAATGATGGAGATATGGGATTAAGTCAATTATATTCGCAAATGTTGTTTAATCCAAATATTGAAAGTAAGATTGTTGTGTTCTGTCATGATGACATTGAATTTCTAAAACCTGATTGGGGTAAAGAAATTGTGCGTCTATTTAATAAACATAGAGATTATGGTATTATTGGCGTTGCTGGTTCAGCTGAATTTGATGAAAATGGCGCATGGTGGAATTATAAGAAGAAATACGGACAAGTGTTGCATAAGCATGATGGAAAATCTTGGCTAACTACATTCTCGCCATTGTTAAAGAAAGATTTGCAGCAAGTATGTGTAATTGATGGTTTATTTATGGCATTTCATAAAGAACGTGTATCAAAGAATTTCGACCCAAAATTACCAGGATTTAATATGTATGATATTGATGTTTGTCTTGCAAATTTCTTCGATGGTAAATGCAAGATTGGTGTAACTACAAATATTCGATTGGCACATAAATCCATTGGAGAATTATCTTCTGAATGGTTTGAAAATAGAAATCGAATAAATGAGAAATATGGAAAATATTTCCCAATCAAAATCTAAAATAACATATCACTCATATTAAATAAGTAATTAAAAATAGATATATAATATAGATGAAAAAACTCTGGAGAAATATATTGATATTGCTTCATTCACTCCCATTTGGAATGAAAGCTGTTAATGAAGTTCTTACAACACCTCAAAAGGATAGTACCGATGAAGCTGCTGTAGCACAACAATTAGTTAATAAGCCTGGCACATTAGTAGATGTATTAAGAGGAGAAGAAACGCAAGAAGTTCAAGAATTAAGATGGGAGATGTATAAATCTGATGAATTAGCGTCAAACTATAAGTATGTTGGAAACGGTGTAGCGGAAAAAATTGATGATTCTGATGAAAAGATGAAAGCAAGACGAAAAAAGTTTACACAAGAAAACATTACACTTGAATATACTACAGATGAAGCCTTAAAGTTAATCAATGAACAGCATTATGCGCCTGACAATTTACCTGCGAGAAAGTTATTGAAAATTACCTATGATAATCCAAATGTAAAGTTCAAGTTTGAAACTTATTGCAATAAGATTGAAGTGAATACAAAGAAAGGATTCTTCACAAAGATGCACTTCATTGATGATAAGAGTCTAAAGAAGAATGTTCCATTTGTCAATGCGATTAAAAAGATTGCAAACGAATTGAATCAAATTGGTAGTGATAATAAAGAAATGATTGAGGCTTATTTATCACGTCAGGAAATTTGTACAGATATGACAGGACTGGAGTTTACAACTTATAGAGCCTCTAATAACGTTCCCAATGGAATTGATTTCAAATTTCATAAACCTAAATTCATTGGCATTGAAGAGAAAGGTAGTGACTTGGTGATTAAACATCAATGGATGGAATTTGATGGAGACGTTCTTTTATCAGAAAAATATTATTCTGAATCAGCAAAGAAGAAGAATGATGAACATGCTCCAAGAGAGCAATATATTAAGGCAATAACAGCTGAAGAGCTGGAGAAATATAAAATCTAATTGATAGGTTATTTTATTCTCATGATTTTTTTTTTTGATGGCCATGTTATTTTTTATAATAATATGGTCATTTTTATTTGGAAATTTAATTAAAATCATTATATTATATATATAAGATAGAATAAACATGTCAAAAACTATTAGATTAGGAATAGAATTAAATCATGTGATTAGAAATGTAAATAAACAAATCCTTAAATATTATCAAAAGGATATTGATGAAAACATTGATATTGATGATATAGATTATACATCTGATGTTATTCACGATGTTTGCCATTTTGAAACAAAGGATGATATTATTACATTCCTTTATGATGATTATCCTTTTGAGATATATGGTAGTGCTGACCAGATGGATAGAAATCTATCAAGAGATTTAAATCTTTGGATTCAGAGATTAACAAATCAAGAAGATGTTGATTTGAAAATATTTTTCTTTTCAATGAGAGAAGGTGGAATTACCATTCAATCATCTTATTTCTTTTTAAGCAAGATTGGTTCGCGAGTAAGAGAAACGGTATTTCCTAAATCATGTGATGAATTGATGGAATATGGAGATATATTTGTGACTTCAAATAAGGATGTAATCAAATACATTTATGATAGAAATGAAAAGTCTTGCATTGCCATTAAGACAACAATGAATAAAACAGATTTATTCAAATCAAATTATTTCTATGATTCATTTAGAGAATTTTTAGATGATAATTCTAAGTTGGATTTAATCAAAGATTTGGTTAATTATAGACCAAGTATATTAAGAAAAATCTATAATAATGTAAAATGTTTATATAAAAACATCATTTCATTATTTAAGAGAAAATCAAGATTAAATTCAGACGGTACAATTTAAATATAAATAATAAAAATATTTTCGTATAATATATATGGATAAGAAAAAAGCGATTAGTAGAATCGAAGATGAGATTGCAAAGATTGATAATAAGGAAAGTAACATTTTCTTTTATGTAATTGATACTGAAGGATATGCAAGTGGGAGCTTAGCATATATTTATCATCTTGCAAAGTTCCTTAGTGATGATGGATATAAAGTAGGCATGCTTTACCAATTGGATAAGGACGATGAAAAGTTTATTGGCGTTGAAGGATGGCTTGGAACAGATTATTCATCACTTCCTCATTATAATGTTCAAAAGGATGAAGTAACAATCAACGCAAGTGATATCTTGTTTATTCCTGATATCTTTACACAGGTAATGAATCAGACAAAAAAGCTTCCTTGCAAGCGAATTGTTATTATGCAGAATTTCGATTATGTAATTGCTCAAATGCCTTTCTCAGCACAATTTGGCGATTATGGCATTACTGATGTAATTTCAAATACAGCACAGAATGCTTCGCTTATTAAGAGTGTATTCCCATATTTACATACAACTGTCATTGACCCATTCATTGAAAAGATTTTTGGTGAGACCAATGAACCTAAGATTGCTACAATCAACATTGTTGCAAAGGATGAAAATGATATTTCACGAATATTGAAACCTTTCTATTGGAAGTATCCTCTTATGAAGTGGGTATCATTTAAGGATTTGAAGGGTATGTCAAAGGAAAACTTTGCTACGGCTCTTAGAGAAGGATTCTTGACCATTTGGCTTGATGAAGACGCTTCATTTGGTTACAGCCCTATTGAAGCTATGAAATCAGGAAATGTTATATTTGCAAAGGTTCCGAAAGTATATAAAGATTGGATGATTGAACCTGGCACAAAGTCAGAGCTTAATAAGTCTTGTTTCTGGTTTGATGATATCAATATGATTCACGATAAGATTGCTCAGTTGGTAAGAGCATTTATTACAGATTCAATTCCAGAATCAATTTATAAGAATCAGGAGGTTGCTAAAAATATGTATTCTGAAGAAGCAACAAAGGAACAAATTCTTAAATACATTTCAGATGTTCTTGAAGAACGTAAGAAGTCTCTTACAGAGCTTTTAAAGATTGGAAATAAGGAAGAAAATAAAGAAAAGTAATTTATGGTACAAAATAAAGATATTACAGTAATTGTCCCTGTTCATATTTGGGATGATGAGATTAAGGGTATGTTTGAACAGGCGATGTCAAGTGTTCCTGAAGATATTAAGGTAATCGTTGCTTGCCCCAAAAACATTAGTTCATCGCTATCTACATATGAGAATGTTGAATTGGCAATTGAAGATGATAATGATAATACATCATTCCAGCATCTTACCAATTTGGGTGTAAGTAAGGTTCCTACAGAATGGTTCTCAATTCTTGAATTCGATGATGTTTATACAAAGATTTGGTTTAGCAATTTTGAAAAGTATCAAGAATATCATCAGGAATTTAATATCTTCCTTCCATTGAACGACTTGTATAATTGTGAGGACGATAAGGATGAATTTGTTGGTAATGGTAATGAAGTTGCTTGGGCAAGTTCATTCTCTGATACCATTGGCGTTCTTGGTGAAAAGGATATTGCCGAATTTTTCCAATTCTATTTAACAGGTGGTATTTTCAGAACAAGCACTTGGCGAGATTTAGGAGGATTAAAAGAATCCATGAAATTAACTTTCTGGTATGAATTTATGCTCCGGGCAACACATAAGGGAGAAAAGATTTATGTAGTTCCTAAAATTGGATATATCCATTGTCTTGCAAGAAAGGGTTCATTGATGCAGGAATATCGTGATACCATTTCAAAGGAAGAATCAGAATTCTGGTTTAAGACAGCAAAGGCAGAATCTTATCACATGGAGGATAGAAATATTCAATATGTTGAAAATAAAGAAACTGAAGAGTAATTATATTCATCTATAAGATAGAAAGAATGACTAACGTATGTTAAATTACAAGTCATTCTTTCTTGAAAATTATAAATGGCGAAGATAAGGCCTATTATTTAGGTATAACTACAAATGCGAAAAGAAATATATATGTTCAATATTATATTTAGAAATTGCCATATTCATAATTTACATAATGCTATATTATATGGCAAAAAGAGGAAGAAAGAGAAAAGGATATTTCTATGAAGAACAGGAAACAGCTGTTTCTAACTACATACATGCACAAACAAAAGAAGAAAAAGATGAAATCTTTGATACATGGTTGAAACCAGCATTTACAAAAATGATTGAATCAATCATCAGGCGATATAAATTATATTTGCCCGATGAGGAATTTACAGAAACCTTTAATGATACCATATCATTCTTAATGACAAAGATTGAATTATTCAATCCTGATAAGGGATTTAAGGCTTATTCATATTGTGGAACCATCTGTAAGAACTATCTCCTATTTAAAATCAATCAATTTAAGAAATCACAAGCAAGGCAAGAATCCTATGAAGATATCTATCAAGTCTTCACTGAGGATAACGAAAAGACAACAGATTATTTTGAAGAAGAATCCAATGAAGCATTCCTAACTGGTCTTATTTCAAAAACAACACAGGAAATTCAAAACATTATTGACAATACACCGAGTGATATGCTTACCAATAATGAGAGAAAGATTGGATATGCTTTAATTAACCTATTAACCAATTGGAATGAGATATTTCAAGAAATGGGTTCCAATAAATTTAATAAATCATCCATTATCTTATATCTAAAGGAAGCGACTTGTATGGATACCACAGAAATAAGATTGAGCATGAAGAAGTATAAGTCTGCATATTATAACATTAAAAAAGATTTAATTGAAAACTAATTTGTTGGCTATTTATCAATAATAGATATATGTTGTAAATTATGCAAAATAGAATAATAAAGAAGTTCAAGATTGAATTAAATTCTGCTGATAATTTAAGGGATTTATTGCAAGAGATTATTGAGCTTGCTGATGAACAATTAAATCAAACACAGAATGAAATAAATAAGCTTGTCACATCTACAGACCTAAAAAATGAGGTAATGGATGGAAAAGCAAAATATTCAAAAGCATTGAATGATTATCTTGGAATTAAAGATAAAGCAATGTCTAAGAAGATTGAAGTTGCAAGAATTTTAAATGAGGTAATGGCACATAATGGTGATATTAAAGCTGCTATGGCAGAATCTTCAAGTGGCGCATTCAACATTCAAAACTTGCAGAGCATGATTGATGAAACCATGTCACAAAGAAACAAGAGCAACGAAACAAAAACTATAAATTTGAAGAAACCGTAAAATAACATATTTTCATGGCGACAACAAATACAAATGAAATATACGGTCAAATTGGTGCGGCTAAGATATTCTCTCAAGATGTCTTAGCTAATCTTAATAAGTCACAGAGTAAACTCACTTATGATGCAAATTATTACCAAAGTCAAATAGAAGGAACATCAAGCAAATTTGAAGCCCAATTATTAAAGAGAAAGCAAAAACTTGCCAATGCAGCAAATAATCTATTATCTAAGGTAAATAAGTTAATTACAAGTGCCAATGATTTATTACTACATTTATTGGAGATGGTTGATATTAGTAAAGATGCAATCATTGAATGGCTAGCTATGTATTTGAAATACAATCTGCCAGCATTGGAATATTCTGTTAAAGCCGTATTACTCGCCAATATTAAGGAATTAACTTCATGTAGTATCGACCCGACCATTCCTGACTCATGGAGAACAGAAGGTGTTATATTGAATGAAAAAGAAATTGACCCAAGAGGAATATTAGGCGTTTCTCCTTATTCAGAAATTGGTAAGTATAATTATACCGTAGATAGTGAAAATGACCCATTGTATTCATTGGCTCGCCATACAGATATGAATGCATTTATATGGTTCGTAAAGACAAGTGGTAGATTTGCGAATCCTAATATCATTGGCAATAACATTACAGATTATTTTAGTAATGTAAGTAGTAGTGATACATTGTATTCTATCTACAATAAAAATAAAGGAAAATTCAATTCAAAAGAAAATAGAAAATTTCTTGTTGGAACAACCTTTAAACAGACTGAATTATCTCAAACAATATTCTTGGTTGAAGAAGCACATGATGATTATTATATAATTAAACCAGTATCTTCAACTTGGGATAGCGTAAACTGGTATTGGAATAAAAAGAATGGTGAAACAAAGAAACCTGTATTTAATCTATCTTATTCAAATGGTTATAATGATTTAGCGAATTTACCTAAAAATAATTTTACATTCAAGGTATTACCTAAACCATTTCAAGTAGGAATTGGATATGTCACCAGTATTACAAATGGATTGAATAATTTAGGCAACACAATCAATAAATTAGAATCTAAAGTTGTTGGAGAAGACGCATCTGGATTAACAACAGGCATAACATCTTCTAATGTTACATACAACAATATTAAGCCTTGTGTTGCGAGATTTGATGAATATGGAAAATATAGCAAGAAAGGTAAATATAGTATTGATGAAAACCTATATACCGTTAAGTTAGTTGGAAAGAAAGGAACAAGTTCAACAGATACAATTGGAAAAGGAAATATAAGCATATATAGCATTTCACCTAAAGATAAAGATATTATTTGTTATATATGGTTCGATTCAAAATCACATAAGTTCTATTTAGCGAAGAGTAGTGAAATAACAAATACAAACAATCCTGAAAGTGATAGCAATGTTATTACTGGAGCGGACGCTTTTAAAGTATTAACAGAATGTTATTTTGGAAAAACTGTATATGAATTTAATTTTGATTATATATGGAGCTTTAAGTTATTTGATGCGGAAGTGATTGCTTCGAATATAGTTAATGACTTGATGAATATTAACTATAAGATACACAATCCTTTCAAAAAGAATAGTAATCTATCAAATACAGACCAAATATACATTGATAATTATATTGACCAATTGGTACAAAATATTATCAGTGAAGGAGATTCTGATGGTGAATTTACAGGATGCTTCTATACATTTGATAATAATGATTATAAAGCATTAGAGCAAAACACAGTAAATAAGATTCAACAAGGCATATTTGCTACTGATTCATCCAATGCAGATGAAATAACAGAGGTTTATGATATGATGACTGATTATAAATCATCTGGAGATGTTGAAACACAAGTAACTGCATTAAAGAATATCCTTAATAAGGCTGAAACGGCTGCAAGTAGTTCCAATTCATCATCTAATAATGGCGGAACAGAAGATAGTGATTCTGATAGTAGTACATCATCATTTATTGATAAAATCATTAAATTCTTGACAGCTGAGATTACCAATGCAATATTAACACCAAAGGTATTGATGCTTATTCAAATCAATCAAAAATTGATGCAGAATGACCCATTATCATTGGATAAGAATTTTAAATTTGAAATTAAGGATATTCTTGGCGCAGTATCAGGTATTATTAAGGCAGCTGTAAGAGAAATCGTTGAATCTATTCAAAAAGAGTTATTAAGAATGATTCTCGAAAGAATCAATATCATTATGAGCACATATCTTAAATTATTAAGTCTTGAATATGCTAAAAAATGGATTGATTTATTGAAATTGCTCATTAACGCTTATAAGAAGTTAATGAAACGATTAAAGAGAAGAAAAAGCAAAAAATCATCTGATACAGATATTGACAATGAAATTGCCGCAATACTTGCTGAAGGTAATTATGCTGATATTCTTGATAATATTGAACCTAACACGAATAATTGCTGATAATTATGACAATTGACGCAATAACAAATCAAATAAATAACTTTATTTCAAGTATAAATAATAAAGTTACACAGGTTACACAAATGCCAGCAATTTTATTGATTGCTGGTGCAAAGACAAGACAAGGATTATCACCTTTACGGTCTTTGAATAATATATGTGTTTCATTGGAAAACTTAGGAATACCAACATCAGCAAATCCTGATGGAAGCCCTAATCTTATTGTTAGTGTTGTATATGAAACATTAAAGGAAATTTATAGAGCACAAACAGAGGATGCTGTTATTCAAGGAGGCATTGATGCTTCAACATTAACCATTCAATCCAATGGTGCAAATGCAGCTGGACCTGTAGCGTCTGTAGGAACAAACATATTACCCACGAATATTTGGGGCGTAATTCAATAAAGGAAATATTGTATGGAAGATTATAAAACACTTACAAATGAAGAAATAAAGAATAGAATGGATGAGTTAAATCAAAAATTCTTAAAATTAAGAAAACTTGCTGTTAAGGTTGCTTCTGAAATGGATTCATTGGCAGAAGAGTATGAATTATTAAAACAAGAGGTAAATAATAGAAATAATATTGTAAATTCATAATATATGGCTGTTGGAGAATCATCATTATTTGTTACAGGGCAAGTTGAATATGTAGAAGGTGGAGATACCACGCAATATACAGATTCAGCATATGCTGGTAGAATTAAAGTTAGATTGGATTCTGATGGAAAGGGAACAGCTACAGAAGATTTACCTTACGCATTTCCTTTATTACCTAAAGTATTCCAATCCATTCCAAAGATAGGAGAAGGTGTATTTGTAATCAATGCAAAGATAAACACACCAGATAGTCAAAGATACTATATTGGCCCTATTATATCTCAACCACAATATCAAGAATATTGTTCCTATAATAAAGGCAATGGAGATGCAGTATCTTTATTATCTATTGGTAAAGGATTAAAGAATCAGCCATTAACATCTATTGAAAGAGCTAAGGATTTAACTAAAGGTTCATTCCCTGACCCAAAGGATGTTGCGTTGATTGGTAGAGGGCAAGAAGATATTGTATTGAAGTACAGAGGAAATAGAGATGGAGAATACTCACAATCCAGTGAAATTGACCTAAGAGCTGGTATTCGATTGGAACCTGCCGATAAGACAGTTAAGTATTTGAAAGGAAATGTGGTATTTAACACATTGAATCCTGGATATATTCAGATTAAATATAAACAAAATGGTATTGCTGGATTATCTGATGGTGATGGTGACAATAATGAATACAAATGTGAATCAAAGAATAGCAGAGAAGCAAATAGTGTTGTTAATGTCGTAGCTGATAAAATCAATTTAATTTCGCATAAGGACACCAATCAATTTGGAGAATTACTTACCAATAATGAACAATTGGTATTGGAAGAGCAAATGGATAACATCATGTCAAAACTACATAAGAGTGTCTATGGTGATGAATTGATTAAACTATTGGAATTGATGGTAAAAGCAATTTGTGAACACACACATCCTTATTCCATGCTTCCCCCAACCATCAATGGGACTACATTAGCAGATATTGTTGGATATGATTATAGTAAGATGTTATCTAATAATGTGAGAATTAGCTAAATCATGATATTTATTGAATATAAATTATAGCTTCATAATTTTATTTTGATATCATGTTGTTAGAGAGAACATATTTAGATAAGTGTGCGACAATTGTTAAAGGTAGTAATGTGAATACTGGTCTGAATCCAGTCTCAGACCTATTATGGGGACGTAACATATCAAGAACGCTCATTCATTTCAATGAAGAAAAGATTAAATCTTTGGTTGAATCAAAAGTTTATCCAGATATAAATAAACTACGCCATAGGCTTAAAATTACCAATGCTGGTTCATTAGATATGTCTGAGCTTCATAAGGTTTATGCAAGTCAAATTGACGCTGATAAGAAACGAAGAGCATCCTCATTTGATTTGATTTTCTTTTTAATTCCTGAAGAATGGGATAATGGAAAGGGATTTGACTATAGCAAGAATTATCTGAATACAGAATACTATAACAAGATGTCTTATGATTATACTTTATATAAATTAAAAGACGGTGTTAATTGGTATCAATCAAGAAATGGATATGATTGGAAAAATGGTTCAGCATATTGTTTTTCAAAAGATGAATTGATTCATTTTTATGTTAAATCAAATAATGATTATATCTCAGGAAATGGTGATACACTTACCTTTTCTTATTATTGCAAATGTGATGAGACATACAATAATAAAAATATCAAGTTAGAAGTATTGGATGATGTGATGGATAGCCCTATCAATATAGGAACACCCATTTATTTTGCCAATAATGGTATGGTATGTGAAAGCGAAGAACATAAGATAAAATATTGCAAATATGTTCAAGTTCCTGTAACCATACCCAAGAATCCTTTCAATTCAAAGAGAAAAATTAGATTTATCGTTACTTATACCATAGGAGAAGATAAATTTGAATCAAGACCTTATACAATAACACAATTAGGAAAAAATGAACAATCATTTCCAACAACTGATGATGGTATTTATTCAACAAAAATATTAGAAATTGAATTGAATAAATTTAATAACGGAGAAGATTCAATTGTCATTGGAAAACAACACTTTGATATTGGTAATGAAAACATTGATATTGATATAACAAATACATTTAATAAGTTTATTACAGGAGAATTAAAGAATAATGGTATTGGCATTGCATTTGCCCCAAACTTCGAATATTCTGATTCATTATATGAAAACTATATTGGATTATTAACCAATAAAACCAATTCATTCTTTGAACCTTTTGTTGAGACAACCTATGATGATTATATCATTGATGATAGAGCAAACTTTATTATTGGGAAAGAAAATAAACTTTATTTATATGCTTCCATTGGTGGAGACTTAAATAATTTGGATGAATTACCAACTTGCTCCATTGAAGGAAATGATTATGAAGTTAGTCAAGTAACAAAAGGAGTCTATTGTGTTAATGTAAAACTATCTCAAAACGATTTTAAGACACCTACAATGCTTTATGATAAGTGGGATAATATAATTTACCATGGAGAGAAATTAAGCCCAATAGAGATGGATTTTACACTTAAACCAGCTAACTCTTATTTTAAGATTGGGACAAGCATTCCTGAACAAAATAATTTCGTTCCAAGTGTATATGGAATTAGTGACAATGAAAACATTAAGAGAGGTGATGTAAGACGTATATTTTTCTTGTTTAATAAACAATATGAAAAGAATATTGGATTAACAATAGTTAATGCAGAAGCAAGATTATATATTATGGATGGAACGGCTCAGTGTGATGTAATTCCTTATACAAGAATTGAAAGAGCCTTTACAGATAACTTTATCATGCTTGATACCAATATACTTATTCCTCAAAAGTATTATATGGATGTAAGAGTTAATTACGGCACAGAATCACTTGTTCATAGAGATGTTTTACATTTTAATATAGTTTCTGACACAAATAATGCCTATGAACTTTGATATTTAATTACATTTCTCTATTTATTATAAAGAAACAATAGGGATGCGAATGTATAATATTTTTCCATAAACTCAACATATTTCCAAATGAAGCATAGTGAATAAAACTCTATGTTTCATTTTTGCTTTTAAATAAATAAATTTCAATTAAAATTAAATTCTATGCCGAGAAAAAAGCAGAATCAAAAATTGAACATTACTCCTGAAGAGTTGAAGCTTGCAGAATTCATCGAAAAACAGGCAAGTTTATTATCATCCATTAAGGTAAACATTAAACCAAAGAATGATAATCAAAAACTTTATTGGAAGGCATTAAGAGACACCAATAAATCTATTGTTATTGGTTCAGGTGCCCCAGGAACAGGAAAATCATATTTAAGTCAAGCCTATGCGCTAAAGGCATTAAAAGAAAATGAATTTGAAGAAATAAGAATATTAGTTCCAACTTGCGAGGCATCAGGCGGATTATCATTAGGTTTCTTGCCGGGTACAGTTGAAGATAAGACAACTGTCTATAAAGAAGCAAGCATGTACACCATGACGAAAATTCTTGAAAAGAGTGAAGTTATCAACGCAAAATCAATCGTAAAGAATTTGGTAGATTCAAGAAAGATTAGTTTTGAATTGATGTCATATATTAGAGGAAAAACATTTGATAATACACTTATTCTTGTTGAAGAGGCTGAAAATCTTTCTCCTGAAGAATTATTGCTTGTTATGACAAGAATTGGTGAAAACAGCAAATTGGTTATTTCTGGAGACCCAAGGCAATCAGATAGAAAATATTCAAGTATGGAATCAGGTCTTGAACATGCTGTTGAAAAGTTAAAGAATTTCGATGAGGTATCTGTAACAGAATTTACGGAAGATGATATTGTAAGAAATTCATTGATTTCTAAGATTCTAAAAAACTGGTAATTAAAGAAATATTGATTATTTTTAAACATTTTCATTCCTAAAGTATTATGGGTATAGAGATGAGATAAAACTCTTTCTATACCCATTATGTATAATAAAACACCAAAGAAAACATCAAATCTAACCATTTATGAAGCAATTACGTATTACTACAATGATTTGATGAAAATTGCAGAACGTGAATACATTAAGCTATTTCATGATAGTGATAGTGATTCATATAAAGACATTGCCCATGATACCATGATAAGAATGTGTGATATCTATGGGAATGTATCAACATTAACCAAAAATCATGTATTATCTTATTATTGCAAGGCTGTTAGGACAAATTATATAAGAAGCCTTATGTATTCCTATAATAAAGAGAAAGATGATAATGAATTTAATGAATCCATATATAGATTAAGTGAAGAAAATGAAGATTCAAATATTGATTATAGTATTATTATCTATGAAATAGAGAAAAGATTTGGAAAAGATTCATTAGAACAATTTTCTCAATTCATTAAAGGATATACACTAAGAGAAATCAATGAACAATGGAATATCAGCAATGCTGACTATATTGTTAGAAAAATAAGAGACTTCATTAAAGAAAACTTTTCAGGATATTCAATCCATAGAAAAAAGAAGAAATAAGGTTAAATAATATTAAATACATATACGTGTATTTGCTATCTATTTCTTTATATGCTATATTTGCAGAAAATAACATTTACATATATGGCAAAGAATTTAGAAAAAATGAAATCCATAGTAAAAGAATCCTTATCTATGGATGAAGAAATGCTAATGTGGACGTCATATAGATATTGCATTGGCAGACATACTTATGTGACCGATTTGGCTTACTATATGGCTAATAAGTATTATAATCTATTGAGTAAAGAGCGATTAGAATTTACAGCATTGGATATTCGTAGAGAGATTCAATATCACCTTGATTTTCTCCCTGGCCATGTGACATATGAAGGTACTGTTGATAATGAATCAAGACGTCCTTTGGAAGATATGCTTCAATATTGGAGTGATAACAATATTGATTCTCAGGAGAAAATTCTTGCCATTAAGGAAATTAGCATTTATCATGAGACTTATGATAAGGATGCACCACATAAGTATCGTGTTATAAATCAAGTTCCCGACACAAGAACATATTTTGCTCAACATGAGATTGATGATTTGATTCCTTGGGCAAACTTAGCAAGCTTATTCGACAAGAAACATTATAAGCTTGTAAGATGGATTCATGATAATAAAAAAAATGAATCAATTACAACTTGTTTTGAATCATGGACTCAGGATTACAAGCCAGTTGAAGGAAGTGACAGAATGTATCAACCTATTCCATTGAAGTGGAAAAAGGTATATGTTCCTGTTGAAGAATATCTCAAAGGTTCAAAGTATCACCCATACATTTCAGAGAACATTGTTAGCGTTGAAGATTATGACGCTACATTGAATGATGATTAAAAAGATTGTTTTACTTTTTATAAAGTAATAAAATGATTCAAAGTATTGTTATTAAAGATAGGAAAGATTGTCCTATCTCTTATCTTAAAGACATTAAACGTTTCAAGAATGGTACCAAGTTTGAATTTAAACCTGGTATCAATATCATTGTTGGCCCTAATGGTTGTGGTAAGACAACTCTTATGAAACTAATCGAAAGATATATGTTAGTTGATAGAGATAAAATGAATTACAACAAAATCAAAGAGCTATCAAGATGGGAGAAAGGTCAATTGATGCAAACTCAAATGTATAAAGGCATTGATGTTTATGCTGATTATCTAACTACAGTATTTAGATATTGTAATTGGAATGAATTAGAGCATGACCAGAGATGTTTATCTTCATTTGAACTATTCCAATATACATTTAATGTAAAGCATGCTTCAACTGGAGAAGGAATTGTCTTAAATCTTGAAAATCTATTTGAGAGAATGTTCTCACAAGATGCAAATCTTGACTTCCCTGTGAATGAAATTAAATCTGAAGCAGAATATTATTCTAAAAATTTTAGCGAGGATAATATCTTTACACAATATATTGATTACGTTAAGGAACATAAAGTAGATTTCGGAAATGATAATGAATATACAGTTCTTATTGATGAGCCAGATAGAAATCTTGACATCTTTAATATAAATCAAATCTTTGAGATTCTTAACACAAGAAAAGAAAAGACTCAACTCATTGCTGTTATCCATAATCCTATTCTTATCTACAAGTTATATAAGAATAAAGATATTAACTTCATTGAGATGAAGAAAGGATATATTAAATCAGTAATTGAAGAAATTGATAAACTATTAAAATAAAAAAGAAGTTATGTTAATCGAAAAAATTGATTCTTATATCCAGACAGCAAGAAAGTCTGGAGACATAAATTTACTCAATACCTATCAAGATATTAAGGTAGAGCTAATGAAATTAAAGACAGCTAAGAATGCTAAGGAAATTACAGAAGATGTTGAAATATCTTTAATAAAGAAGATGTTCAGTGAATGTGTTGAAAATGCTGTTACATTCTCTAATGCTGGTAGAGAAGATTTAGCAGATATGGAAAGAGCTGAGGCTGGAATATTATCATCATTCTTGCCTGTAGAAGCAACTGAAGATGATATTGTTTCTGTTATTCGTGAATTAACCAATAATTCAATGGTTATTGATAAGAAATCTATGGGAACTTTCATTAAGGAGATTAAATCAAAACTAAAGAATGTTGATGGAAAATTAGTGGCTGATACAGTGAAGAAATATATACAATAAAAAAAAAAAAGAAATCCTCTATCTTTTATTAGATAGGGGATTTTATTTATTATAATGTTCTTAATTTTCTCATTATCTTTTCAAATACAATTTGTCTAAGTTTTGCTTCAAATTGCATTTGTAATTGTGTTCTACCTGTTGCATTGAATCTATCTTCAATTTCTTTTTCTTTCTTTATTTTTCTTTGCCTTGCTCTCTCATCTCTTTCAGCTTGTTTCTGAAAGTCTGTTCGCATATCTCTCTTTCTATTAGGTTTCTTTGGAACTTCTATAATTCCTCCACCGAACAAATCATATTGACCCTCACAATCTTGTCCTTTACTATTTTTAATTGCCTCAATAATAGCTTCTCTTAATTCACTTTCACTAACGCAAATCACATTTCTATTGCTCATAAACTATATATTACAATCTATAAATATCATAATATATAAATAAAAAACTTTGCTAACCATTATAAATCAATATAACGATTAGCAAAGAACAAATATGCAGAAAAAAGAAGTCTATTTTCTATGATTAGAACGGAAGGTCATCATTGCTCACTTGTGCGGTAGGAGCAGCCATTGCATAAGCTGGTTCAGGTGTATTATACTGAGGAATAGCCTGAGATTCATTCCCTACGTTAACATTATTCATTTGGGCATTAACAATAGATTCACCTGATGTATTAGTAGCGAATTGCTGATTATTGTTATTATTTGTATTTGAATTACTATTAGCTGTTCTAATAAATTCAATAGAATCAGATGATACATTACGCGAGATACATGAAATTCCCTTATTATTTGTGTATAGAACACAACGTTCGGTTCCTGTAACTTGAACAAGGCAACCCTTCTTTAAATAAGGATACATGTTCTTAAAACGATTGTAATCAGCAGACACCGACATCCATGTTGTATTGTCTTCACCTTTCTTTACGTTATCGCTTGTTCCTACATGGAAACTAATAAATTGATTGTTGTTTGGGGAATTCTGAAATTCAGCATCCTTTCCTAAACGTCCAACGAATGATACTTTAACTGACATGATATTTAATATTTAAATTTGAAGTTAATTGTTTAACGATGCAAATATAATATCTTATTGATAATCATACAAGAAATATGAAAATAAACATCATTTATTTAAGAAAAATTATGATTTGTTGTCTATTTATATTATATTAAAGAATGATTGATAATGGCCGAATACATTAACTCAGAAATTGAAAATATAGAATTTGAAGAGATTCAGCACGGTGAAACTGGTCAATATGTTGCAGACTTAATTTTAAGAAACTTTGAAAAGATAAAATCAAGAATGATTTATCTTGAAAATACCATAGCACAATTAAAGGCAAATGGATTTGATGGTAGTACAATAGTTGATAATACGACAAAACTTACTGCATCAATATCACCTACAATTGTATATGTTACAAAGAAGCCTGTAGCACAAGTTGTGATTGCTACTGTAGTTGTTCAATATGGAGATATTATATTGAAGCCTGGAAAAGACAATAGTATTGATACTTATTCATATTCATATTACAATCAAGTAGCATATGAAGGTGAAATAATTGCAAATGTCAAACATATCATCTCAGATGACACATTACAATTTCAATTAACAATTCCTGAAAATGCTGTAAGTGATTCAATCTTTACATTTACAACAACGTTTAAATCCAAAGAATACTCTTGGAGTTTTCCAATCGTTATTGCAAATGAAGATGAAGGATTGGCTGGTCAAGGTATTTATGTATCAACCATCTTTAAAAGAAGCACAGTAAAACCTGATAAACCTCTTGGTGGTAGCTATGACACTGGACTTCCTTCCGGCTCTACAAATCAAGGATGGAGCGATGGAATTCCTGAAAGTGGAGAAGGCTTTTTATGGTCTTCAAGAAGAAAATTTACAAGTGACGGATTATACCCACAAGATGATGAATGGTCAACCCCATTTAAAGCAATGGATTCGGCTGATATTGATGTATGTTTCTGTTATCTTGAATCAGGAACACCAAATTCACCTACGACACATGGTGAACAAAATGATGGCTTGTGGCATAATGATGCATTATCTGGAGATAATTGGATGGCCATGTCTATTAAAAGTAATGGTGTTTGGGGAAGTTGGAATGTATTTCCTATTGTAGGAGAAAAAGGTAAAGATGGCTCCAATGGAAATTATAGAAATACAATCTATAAGAAATCATCTGCTTCAAGTGTTGATGCACCAACCATAAATGACCCTGATAAATTTGTTGATAAGAGTGATGATACAGTAAAAGCATATATTCAACAAACAACGCCACATTCATCATATCAAAATGATGATAAGTACATCGAAAGAAATATTGGATGGCAAGATGGACCTACAGGTAATGGTACATGGTGGTATTCAGTAGCAACCATATCTGGTGATGATAATAAAGCCATTGGCGATTTTGAATATGATGAACAAGGCAAAATAACTGGAACTACCTATTGGAGTAATCCTATTGTTGTTAATGCTGGTGCATCGGGACAATCTGTATTTGTTTCAACAGTATTCAGACGTTGGAATAGTATTACAAATGGGCCAAGTAAACCTACAGGAGGCAGTTATTCAAATCCAGTTCCAAATGGTTGGTATGATGGTATTCCTGCATTAACTGATGAGAATTATTCACTTATATATCAAAGCCATAGAACATTCACAAGTGATGGGTTATCACCACAAGAATCATCATGGAGTGAACCTTCATTAATGGCAGATAGTGCAAACTTTGATGTTTGCTATTGCAAATATGATAAAACGCCAGGTACACCCAAAAATCATGGAACACAAGTAGAATCAGAAGAACAACCTTATGGATGGCATGAAGTTGGAACAAGTGAAGATACATGGATGGCAACATCATTTAAATCAATCTATGGAACATGGTCAAGTTGGACTATCACTAAGATAAAATCTGAAAATGGTAAGAATGGTAATTATAATAATTACTGTTTCAAAAGTTTTAAGGAAGGTGACACAGTAGAATCTCCAACCTTTGAGACACCAAACTTTGTCGAAATGACTGAATCTGAAATTAAAGCCCTTATTAAAGAAGAATATGAAATTAATGAAGATAATGATGAATTCTTAGAGTTGGTTAATAGAAATTCAGGCTGGCATGATGGCCCTGAATCAGATAATGATATATGGTATATGTCTACTTGTGTGATTGATGGTAGCACAAATAGAGCTACAGGAAGTTATAAACTTGATAGTCATGGTCATGTAATATATTGGTCTGACCCAGTTCAAATAACAGGACTTGAAGGTAGTTATAATAAATACCAATATCTCATTAACCAAAGTGAAACAATCTGTAGCGAAAATGATAATGATTGGAGCGATACAATATCAGGAGCAAAAGAAAAAGTAGGAATAGATTCAACTCAAATATTACACGCACTTCCAACTGGCTATTACATGTGGATGCGTCAAAAGAGATATCATTCTGAAACAAAGGATTGGGATGAAAATTGGGAATATATAAGAATCACTGGTGAAAAAGGCTCTGAAGGCACATCAATCCAGATTAAGTCAGCATTAAATTCTTTAGATGAATTATATGCATTGGCAAGCTTAAATAACTATAGAACTTATTATGGCGAAGATAAAACTCAGGATGACTATGATAAAGTAAAACCTATTGATGGAGATTGTTATATTATTGATGGTACATTATATACGTGGAGTAATTCTTCAGATGCTATGGAATGTACTGGAGCGACTATGACATTCCCTGATAAACACCATTTTGTTAATTGTGGTCAATTTAAAGGTGAAAGCGGAGAAAGTGTATATCTTCATATAAGATATGCTAGTATTTTACATGAAGATAGTAATGGAAATCTATATCCTGAAGCAGACGATGTATCAGAAACTCCGAAAGATGACACAAGGTACATTGGTGTATTAGCAGATTCTCATAAACCTAATACTAATGGTGTATATGATGAAGTATATAGCGCATATACATGGTCAAAATTTGTTGGCGATGATGGATATGGATATGAATATGTTTATCGTTTGAAAACAAACGCCGTACCATATTATGTTCCCACAGAAAAAGAATGTGTTGAAAATTCAGGTAAAACATTCAAAGACGATGATTATATTCCACCAACATCAGCTGGTACATCAGGATTAACAGAATACAATGAATATGACGAGCAAACTACTTGGACTGATAACCCTACAGGTATTAGTGACGAATATCCATATGAATTTATGTGTACGCGAAAAAAAGTAAATGGTGAATGGCAAAATTTTGTTGGAAAAGCTAGTAGTACTAATATATGCCCATTGTATAATTACAAAGGTAAAGACGGAAAATATAATGAGACACAATACAAATGGCTTGATATACTAATAATGTCTGAATCAGAACAAAGAAATACATATGATAAGCAACAAGATTGGGAGACAACAGCACCAGGACAAGGAACATCTGGAAAATATTTATGGAGACGAGTAAGAGAGGTAACACCAGCAGTATCTTCAATTAACAAACCTCAAACTGGTGACTGGTCATATATAAGAGAAACAGGTGAAAAAGGAGCAACTGGAACTGGTTTAACAACAAAGGGAACTTGCGATAGTTATCAAGATTTATTCGCAAAATCGAATTGGGGTGAATATCAAAATTATATAGATAAAAGTGCAACAGAAACTTATTACAATGAAACCATTAAACCAAATGACGGTGATGCTTGGATTATCAATGGAGAAATGTGGATATGGCAAGAATCATCTCAAGATATAACTACATCTGATTTTGATAAATATGGAACAGAATGCCCTTCACATAAATGGTATAACGCAGGTTCTGTAAAGGGTGATTCTGGTGATAGTGTATATATTCATACAAAATGGGCTAATTCAGCCGTAATTTCGTCAAATACACTTAATGAAACTATATATATCGTAACAAACGATGATTTGACATCATATTTTAGTGAACATGATGGTGAAGCACCTGGGAAATTCATTGGTACATATACAGATAACAATGAAACTGATTCAAGCGAAGCCACTGATTATAAATGGGGAAGATATACTGGCGATGATGGGCTTGACTATGAAATAATATACACCGTAACATCAGAATATAGCGCGCCAGATTTACCTATTGTGACTGACAGTATGTTAAAGACTGGGGCTACAGATGGGAGCGGTTTAAATGGAAAGAATTACCAAGATAATGATTATGTACCATCAAAAGGATTTAAGGTCGACGGAAAAACAATCACAGATATTGATTGGACCGATGACCCACAACAATTGAATGAAGTCAATAAATATCAATGGGCGGCAAGACGTTTTAAAGAAAATGGATTATGGACTAAATGGTACGGTAGTGCAACTGAAAATAATACAACAAAAGCTTATTTCTACAATAACTTTGGTGAAAGTGTAGTAGATGTAAGAACAACACCTTCAACTTATGTGTTCTACAAAGATTCAGACGGAAGTATAACTCCAGAAGAAGTATCTGTTACCGTAAGTGCATCAAAAGATGGCGTTCTTCTTACAATAGAAGAAGTTTCTATACCTAGTGATATTCAATGTAATGTCACCACAACAAATGATTTGCCAGCAAACAATGCAAATTTAAAAATTAAACCAACTGGAAATATAAAACAAGAGTCATTTGGTTTTGATGTAACAGTACAAAAAACATCAGCAGAAACAGCTACTTATAAACAAGTATTTAGCTATTCAGTTGTATCTGATGGTGAACAAGGTGAACCTGGAAGTGGCCTTACGTTTAATTACGGTTTTGATAGAGACATCCAAATTACTGAAGATATAAATGGAGATTTTGATTTAAGTTGGGCTTTTTCATTATTAAAAGTATATGAAAATGGTGTTGATGTAACAGATAAAATCACAGATTCATATAATAATGTTGGAAAAATTTCAATAACCTCAGCACAAATATCATATTCTTATGGTTCCAATCAAGTTGAATTAAATGATGCAATTAAATATACTACTAATGTTGAAATAGATAATAAAACAGTACCAGGAATTAAAATAACTGAAATAAAAGATAAAAGCATAACTGGTGGTACCGCATATGCTGAATTTAAATATAATGGCAAAGCATATAGAACGCCTGTATCATGGAGAGTAACCTACTTAAAAGGTATATATGAAACAATAGAAGGTAATGTTAAAACAACTGTAATAACAGATTTTGATTCTAAAATATCTGATGTTAATGGTAAGATTGAAACAATTGAAAATACTTATGTAAAAACTGAAACTGCTACTGGATGGACTGAAAGTATAAATACAGTAAAAGAAACTGCGGAAAGTGCTTTAACTAAATCAAATGAAACATCTAATACCGTTGATGGATTCAGTCAAAAGATAGAGAATGCAGTTAGTACAGCAAATAGCGCAACCGCACAATGCGCTTCATTTAGTACAAGCATTGATGGTATTACGTCACGTGTCTCAAAAACTGAAGAAAATATTAGTGGTGCAACAACAAAGATTTCTGAATTGAAACAAACTGTTGATGGTCTTACTTTAAATTCTGAACAAATTACAGAAAACACAAAGAAGATTGCATCTTTACAATCAACAGTAGATGGATTTAGTAGCGAAATTTATTCAGCTGACTTAGATACTAATTTATTACCAGGTAGCGATTTTAGTAGAAATAAAAGTCTTCCTATATTTTCAACAAGTAGCTCTTCCAGTGACAATAAAAGCCATGGAACTGGATTTATTTCAATAAAAGACGGATTCAATAACACATTTGCTTATAAATGTAATATGCATTGTGGAGGCACAAGTGACCATTGTGGAATTAGTGTATCATACAAATATTATTCTACCGTAGATTCGTCATATAATATACAATTAATATCTGGAAATACATATACATTATCATTCAAATATAAAGTATTAAGCGCAAGTAGCGGATTAACTGAAAATAATAAGTTAAATACCAATGTTGCACTAGTCGTTTCAATGACACATAAAGAAGCAAAAGATAGCGAAACAAAATTAGAATGTAAGTACACAGATAAATCTGGAAATAGTAAATCAACATCAATTGTATATTATTACCCACATTCAGATGAATTTAATTATGGGAAACCTGAAATTGGAAAATGGTACACATATAGTATTACATTTGAAGCATTATGTAATTTTTATGAAATAAGTATTACAAATCTTGCTGCTAATTTGCCAACAGGTGATTATGTTTCTCTTATTGCAAAACCATATTTGGAAGAAGGAGAAACTTTTACTGGTTGGAAAGAAAATGAGCAAATTACAAGAGGAAATTTATTAACAGATGCTGATACATTAAGTGGTGCTACTAATTCTTCGTATAGTAGCGGTTTTACAATAGGTAAATATGATGATTATGGAAATAATTATATAGAGGTAAATGAAAAAAATAACACTAATTATCATGTTCTAAATTTTAATAGTATAACACAACAAAATACAAATAGAACAGATTATACATTATCTTTTTATTCAAAAATTATATCGGGTAGTAGTTCTAATTATTCATTCAAAATTCAAATATTATGCTGGGATGATGATTGGAATCGGTTAGATTTAAATGACCAAACATTTATTGAATCTTCATTTCCTTATTCATTTGATGAATATGATAACCCAAATTTTAATGCAATAATATGTAGTTCAGAATGGTATAGATATTATTTTCATTTCATGTCGCCAATAAATACAAAATATATTACAATAAATATATTACCAGCTTTAAATGTAGATGTATGTATAACAAAACCAAAGCTTGAAAAAGGGGTTGGTATTACTGATTTCACTGCTGATAGTAATGACATCACCGACTACAAATCATATACTAAATCTCAAATAAAACAAACATCAACCGAATTAAGCAGTCGTATTGAAGAAAATGAAGAAAAATTTTCCGAACTAAAACAAACGTCAACCGAATTAAGCAGTCGTATTGAAGAAAATGAAGAGAATTTTTCTGAATTGAAACAAACTGTTGATGGTCTTACTTTAAATTCTGAACAAATTACAGAAAACACAAAGAAGATTGCATCTTTACAATCAACAGTAGATGGATTTAGTAGCGAAATTTATTCAGCTGACTTAGATACTAATTTATTACCAGGTAGCGATTTTAGTAGAAATAAAAGTCTTCCTATATTTACTATAAGCGGAAATTCCGAAAGCCATTCAAATTATGGAACTGGATTTATTTCAATAAAAGACGGATTCAATAACGCATTTGCTTATAAATGTAATATGCATTGTAGTAACTCAGAAGAAAATTGCATGATT